GTTGCGAACGGTGTTGCTGGGTTGCTACCTGCTGGGCACTGCAGCAAACCGCGAACGTGCCACGTGTCTGTTGCGATATCCACAAATGTCAGCCAATCGCCCTTTACTCCACCCTTAGTCGTACCATTAAGATCAATCTGGTCCGCGTCAGAGCCTGCTGCGTAGGACGCCTGTGCTGCTGCGTCAAGATCCAGAATTTCTATCTGACCAAAATAAGCGTCGTTGCCAGTAACGTTGAAGCGGTACTGGTTTGATGTAGCGGTAGTCCCAACGATGAACTGGTAAACGTTTCCAGAACCTGTTGCCGCCGGCATGGTCACTGTAATACCGTCTGCCTTATTCAAGGTAACGATACGCCCGCCATGAACTGCGGGATCCACTGCTAATGTCGCTGCGGTAGCGTTTGTCACGAATCCAGTCATAACTGGAGAAGCGATAGCCATGCCGCTCTGGAATACGTCCTCGCCCCACTTCTCCGGGACGCCTACGTTCCAATGGATCTGACCTACTGTCGCGCTCTTGGCGACTACCCAGCCTACGGGTAGAACACGGTCATCAGCGCCTGTTGGGGCTGTATTCGTGAACGCGCCTGCAGTTGTGCTCAGATAAACAGGATCGCCTGCTGCGCTTGCGGAGTTTGTATCTAGGTTGGCCGCTGAAAGTCCACCCTTGTAAACAAAACCTTCTGCGTTGTTAGCGATAGCTGCCAGAGTTACCCACACATCTACATGTGTATTAACGTCTGCGTCCGCTAGAACAACCTTAGGAAGGTCCGCTGTCGTATCGTAACCAACTACTGCAACAAGCTTGTCCTTAGCAATGCTGCTACCAGTCTTGTTGATTACTCGAAGCCCTAGCTTCTGATACTTGCGGAATACGAACCCGTCTGCGCGTAGCCGCGAACTAAAATTGCGAAATGAAGAAACTGCCATTGTTAATTACTCCAGATCCTAAAGGGGCAAGCCCTAACAGGAATACAATGTGTAAAAGATGGAGCGATCTACGAGTCTCGAACTCGCCCCGCAAGGCTTGGAAGGCCCGCTGCTACCAACTACACCAAAATCGCTCGTAGAGAAACTGGTAGGGTCCAACCAGAAGCTGGACCCTAACCATGAGCTAACGATTAGTCGAATGCCGTATCCTGAACGATTGGGAAGTTTAGCTCGAACTCAGCGGTACCCGATGGGTTACCGGTTGCGTCCAGTGCTGAACGGCCAATCGCACCAACAACAAAGTCTCCTGCTACGTCGGAGTCATCAATAGACCCTCCTGTAGAAGTCAAATAGACCTTGCCATTGTCTACGAAGCCAGATAGGGCCTTACCATAATGGTTGCCATAGATGGCCATCCAACCAAAGTCGGTTGTAGCATCTAGAGCAGCCTGAAGAATACCGACTCGGCCCTGAGCGTCTGCTGTTGCTAGGGACGTAACGTGGTCCTCATCAATAGTTACCCAAGCGTACTGCGCGCCAGAAGCTACGCCCTGAACATACATATACTTGTTGCCCTTGACATCTTCCTTGATTGTGCCTAGGCGGTATCGCTTGCTTGTGTGAACATCGCTCCATGGAGCGGCTGGTGTACTTGCCATGATTTCTAGAACTCCTCGCTTGCCGCACCCACATTAGTGGGGTGTAGCGCTTAAGCCCGTGCCGCATTCTGCGGCGTTCGGAGGTTAACTTACTTTATTTACTAATATGGTAGCAACGCTTGAGAATCGAACTCAATTAATGGAGCTTATGAGACTCCAAAGATCCAACCTGCCGCCTGCTACGCATTATGTTTACGCAAGTATTCCGCCACCTTCTCCGCTGTTGTTGGGTTTTCTTTTAGAAGTCCCAACACAGTATTGCAAGGCGCGCATAACAACCCGCGTATCTTTCCAGTCGAATGACAGTGGTCTATGTCAAGATTCCGGTAAGGTGGCAATCCGCAAATAGCGCAGACTCCGTTTTGGAACTCGGCCATCTCACGATAACGCTCATAAGATAATCCGTAAAGCCGTTGCATATTATAACGAAACTTACGGTCTTTATCATTATCCGAGTTGTTACGTTGCCAGTTTCTAGCCTTGTCTATAGAATACTGTCTATTCTCAGGTGTCCTGTGGTACCAATTCCTAGCAATTTCCGCAACCTTTTCTTTGCTACGTAATTGCCAATCTCTGGTAACACGCTTATGACATTCCTTACATTTAGCCATCCCCTTATAAAAGTCAGATGGCTCTTTGTCTAATCCGCACTTAGAACAAGTTTTCATAATGAGGTCATGCTATCACAACCTCACTATTTTGTCAAGTAGAAAGTTGCGTGACTAACTACTTTATGCTATATTCAGCACACCAAGTCGTGATTTGTTATTAACCACGAACTGTAAAGCAGAATAGATTAAAAAGTAGAAAGCGTTCTGACCTGGTACGTCGAACGTGGAGCCCTTATCACGGAAGTACTGCTGGGATACGATAAGCTTGTAGTTCTTGGGATTCAAGAAGTAAATCTTATCGCCGCCAAACTGACTGAACACATAGTCTGAGCCCTTGAACTTCAATGTCTTGAAGCCGCCATCTGCTTCTGAAGAACCAGAATAGCGCTGCAGAGCCTGAAGTGTTGACTCATACAATGCGTGTGGAGTTGAACCGCTGATTAGAACCTTTGGTAGCAAGGCCGAACCAGAACCCTTAGCGCACTGATTATAGAGGTCAGTCATTGCTGCCTCGATGTCAGAGCCGTCGGTGTAAGTATCTGCCTTGTTACGCCAGAATGTCTCTACGGCTGAGTCGATTCCGCCAACCGTGCCCTGTCCAGATGTTGGAACAAGGTCGTTCAAGCCCAGCAACTCTACACCACCGACTGTGCTGGATGTGAAAATCCGCTGCTCAATCAGGTCGTCATGTGAGTTGATTGCGTTCTCCAAAAGTGCCTTTACAAGGGCAATCTTCTGAGTCTCGCTTGGGTTCTTGGCATCGTCGCCCTTGGTCCAGGTTACTGGAACGTTGAGCTGCGCGATGTCGTATACGGCTGACGTGATGACTTCTGTCTTCAGCAAGCTGGCTGTGTCCTGGTCGGCTGCCAGAATTGCTGTATCCGGGTTTGCCCGGTAATCAAGAGGTACTTCGATGTTTTCACCTAGAGACTTGCGCTCAATAAAGCCGCCCTTCTCTAGAACTCGAAGCGCTGCGTTCTCTACCCACTGGTTGGCTGGCTTTCGCATTTCAGCCAAGACTGCGGGATAGGAAACGGCAGCAATCTGTTCGATTGTTAATGCCACGGGGAGTTCCTTTCCGAATTAGAGTTAGATTGAGTTAAACTAGTAACTGCTCACTAACGCTGTAGCACTCGAAATAGAACTGCTAACCCGTAGTTCTGATGGGATGGAGCCGAGAGAGGGAATCGAACCGCCCGACCTCGCGGCATAAAACCACGCGCTCTAGCACTGAGCTACCTCGGCAAAATTGGCAGGGAGCGCAGGATTCGAACCTGCTGCACCGCCGAACGGCTCCCTATAAGACAAACACACAGTTACAACGCGTAACCAGCGAAAATGGGCGTTCGGGAACCCGTTTGGAAGGAGTAGGGTATGAACGCCCGGAGGTGTGCTTAGTTATGTTATAACTGTAGCATACTTTCTTATTTTTGTCAAGAGAAAAGTTATACTCGACCCTGTTTTAGCTTTTCTACTTCTCCTGCAATGATGTCGTCCAGACTACGCGGACCTGTTGGAGTAACCGGCTTAGTGGTTACTTTTGTTGCAGTTACAGACGTCGCGCGTGGGGCCTTACTGATCTCATCTAGTAACTCCTTGCGCATACGCTCACGATCAGAAACAAGCTTGGGATAGACTACTTTCTGGTATGCGGCCTCCAAGCTCAGACCCTGATCCTGCGCTAGGGCCTGCGTGATTTCCTCTTCGCTCTCGTTGAAGAGCGGCCACCTGCGCGCTTCCTCGATCTTAGCGCGGACTACGGGGACAACAGCACGCAACCGTTCCTCCTGTTGCCACGCGCTCTCAATCGGCTTGTAACGTTCCTCGATCTGATGTTTAACGCGAGACTCTACACGTCGTTCCTGCCACGCTAGAAGGTTCTTAAGACCCTCCATGCTATAGCCCTTCTCGCCATCAGGATACTCCTGGTCTGGTTCCGGCATTGGGTCCGTATCGGTTTGGCCCTGCTGCACGGGTTGGCCCTGTGCTGGTGTAACCCCACTCTGCTTGGCCTCGTAAAACTCGCGTAGAGCGGAGAAGAAGCCCTCATAAGCTGGGAGTCGGGACAGGAGCTGTAAGAACTTCTGTGGCTGATTGGCCATAACGTGTTCGAATTCGCCAACCTTTTCCAAACGTGATTCGTAGTCTGTTACCCTAGACTGTAATTCTGGCAACTGGGCTACGTGGGCCTTGACTACATCTATAGCTTTTTCACCTGGGTTGAGCTTACGACCCAGCGCAGCTTCTGCAACTTCGCTTACTGCTTTCTCCGTGATCTTCTTGACACGAGAGTAAGGGATACGATTCTCACGACCCAGCGGGGATGTCTGCTGGATACCAAATCGCTTGTCGAAGTCGTCCTGCGCAGGTTCCTCAGCCTTGACTTCTGGCTGGGCATCGGGAACTGGTTCCTCAGTTGCTTCCACAGCAGGTTCAGACTCGACTGCTGGTTCCTCTGCCGCAGCCAATTCTGACACTTCCGCGTCAACTGACTCGACTGGGGTCTGTGAATCTTCTACTGCTTCCGTGATAACTTCCTCTAAATTGTTGTAGGACACTGATTTCTCCTCTAACGGGGGATGCCCGTCGGCTAACGCGCCGGGGGCGGATTACGAAAAAATTACATGTAATTACATCGAAAAATGTGATTTCTGCCATTCCGTTGAAAACAAAGGACTTACAGGAATCTTACAGAAAAAATTACACGAATTACATCACTTTTTTGCCTCCTGTAAGTCACTGATTCTAAAGGGGATAAAAAAATTACATTGGGACGTTCCCTTAAGAGAAAATTACAACCTCGCTACGGGTAGACCACCCTTTAGGTGGGTGGTCCTACCCTCCGCTCTCGCGTAGCTGCGGGCTACCCTTGTAATTGTAATGGTCTTTAAAAGCTATTAGAGCCGTTCTGAGAGGTTTTCTGGGGAAGGGGTATACCTAACCCTTACCCCGTCGAGAAAAGCGCTCCTAGGGCATCCTAGGGCTTAATTGACGGTTCCTGTAGCTTTGTGCAGGGTCTTGACCATGTTGAACTTCTCTTCGGGGCTCGGCTCCCGCAGCTTATGCACCCTCTCGTACACGGCAGCTAGCTGAGACTTGTAAATCTTTACACGCTCCGGGGAGGTCTTCAGATCCGGGTTTGTGCGACTAGGTTTCTCAACAAGATTTACTACCAGGTATTCCCCTTCTTCCTGCAAGGTATCCCCTGCAGTCTCATCCATCATAAAGGGCAGGCTTACGCCAGAGCTGAAAACGAACTCGTATTCCTTTAACTCCTTATAGATTTCTGGCGAGTTTATCTGCATTTGTGTCCCTCATCCTTATCTTCCTCAGTCTTGGATAGAAGTGTTTGCCAGTTCTGGGTAGTACCGATAGCGGTCGTCGCTGGTTGCACACCGCCCACTGTCTGTGTATAATACGGTTGATAATACCACTTATACCAGCTGTTAGTCCCCCACTCTTCCCCGCAATCCATACAATACGGGTGTCTGCACGACTTACAATATTTCAGGTTCTCATGCTCACACTGACACTTATGCTTATGACCGTGACTCATCTTCTACCCCTTCTGAAATGAACTTCTTTAATCCTACACAGGGCCTAAATACTACGCGCTTATACGCAGCGCAATGCCTATGGTCTACGTGACCCTTGGCCGGTCCATTGAATACATAACTACCGCGCCATCTAGCTGGATACTCTGTAACCATGAATGTTCCAAACCCAGGTATTACTACCTTTTCCTCCCGCTGTAGGGCCTCCGCGATTACATCAAATATTGCATCTATAATTTTAGAACCTTTAGACTGGTATAACTGTCGATGCAATCTGATTTGTAATAATGCACTTACTTCTCTAATCAGATCCTCTTTATTCATTTACGTGGAATAGGCCCTTTTGACATTGGGCTTGGCATCTGCTTTGCCACTAGCATTGTTAATCAATCCCCGCTTTGCTGCCTCCTTAGCCATCTCTGACTTAGAGTAATACTTGCGTGGGGTTCCGTCTTCGTTGCAGATGCCATGCCGTATCCATACGCCGCCGGGTATCTCATCCGCGATGACGTTGTTACTGCCCTTACCGTGCGGACAGAAGGGCCAGCTAGAAATGAAAATTTTCTGTTGACATTTTGAGCAAACTATGCTATTATCTTCCATTATGCACTCAAACACCAAAAATATTCAAGGTCAAACCTTCGGAAAATTAACCGTTTTGAACGCCTCGCCGAAGCGCCAAGGCAGAAAAGTTATGTGGGAATGCCAATGCTCTTGCGGCAAGATGAAAATTGTATCTGGAACACATCTGCGAAAGGGATTAATCAAAAGTTGTGGTTGCCTTCTGAAAGAAACGTTGCGTAAAAGAAATAAGACGTTAACTAAACACGGTCGTTATGGAACACCTACTTATCGGTCATGGATTGCTATGAAGCACCGCTGTAAAAATAAGAGAGGATGGAACGACCGTGGAATAACCTACTGCGCGGAATGGGAAAGTTTTGACAACTTTTTAACCGACATGGGAGAACGCCCCGCTGGGACAACTCTTGACAGAATAGACGTGAATGGTCATTACACTAAAACTAATTGCAGATGGGCAACACCGTTGGAACAAGCTAACAATCGGCGTTCATGCACTTGCGAACATTGTGATTATCACCGGAATATCAACAAGGTATCTCCGCTGTAAGCTTGACTCTTTATCACAATTACTGCATTTCACTGCCTGGCTCCTCTGGCGCATCGCTTCGTTTAGCAATTGACGGCAATACTGTTGCCTGCGGGTTATCCTCTCCCGTCTTTATAGGCGGGGTGGGTGGCATTGGCCCTACCGCGCCTTGTGCTGCGTCGGGCGGAATCGGTTCTACCACTGATTGCTGAATAAGCGTCTTAGCCTGTTCGATCAACTTAGGATCTGGTGCCTGACCAGACTTAATCAAGAACGCCAGCATCAGCGGGTTCATCATGTCCTTCTCGCTAGTTAGCCGTAGACTAATATTTGGTTGCTCTGGTGGCTGCGGTTTGGGTGCAGCGACTACTGCGTCTGGATCAAGCCCTATCAACATAGTGATCTCACGCAGTACTGGTTCAATATTTACATAACCAGACTTAGCGTATTTGTTCAAGTAATCGTTAAGTCTACGCAGGCGCTGATTAGCGTCGACCAGAACGGTAGAATCCGCCAATATGCTGTAACTAAGATTCTGCGAGAACTCTGGATCGAAGCCTTCACCAAACTCTGCCGGGTCTTCGTAAAGACACAATAATCCGCCTACAACCTGTGCTATGCCAACGACGAACGACGCAACCTTTGCTCGCTCGCGTCCGATCTTAGCAGTGAAGTTTGTCTCGATGATGCTAGCTTCACCTTTGGTCTCAACATCACCGCCGACTCCAACCTGGTTAGGCCCAGTAGTCCACATCTCGTGCAGATCCTGTTTAGCGATCTCATTGAATGTGAAATTCTCTTGTGAGATGTTTGACTTCTGTACTTGCCCGATTACACGAGACCCATCCCCCTGTACCGGAATAGCATGCAGCCAAGTCCCACGCATGATGGCCTGCTGAATTGTTGGGTCCAGCCTATTGACATCATACCAGTCATACGGAATATTTCTTTCGCGCTGACGGATAATCTGCGTGCGACCCTTATTCAGTTCGTTGACCTGTGACCTACCGATAGCGCTAGCGGATGGTGGAATATTCTCGTCACTAATATAGTCTAGTGTTAGTACTCTGACAGGACTCTTCAAAGCGCCAATAACTTTGCCTGACTCTTCAATAAGTTGACCCTTCCATGGTTCGTCAATTACAGGTTCTGTTTTGCCATGGATAAATACCAAGTGATGAAGCGCGTCATAGGACTTTGCTTCAGAGTCGTACTGATGCTCCCAGTAGAAAAGTTCGTCGTAGCCAAGCCTATTGTCATAAGCTGCCCTTTCCCGGTCCCAGTCGTGAGACAAACGGTCTTCTACAGTTGTCTCATCGCTCAGATATAGGTGCTTCTCCTCTTCTGGGAGATTAAAACGCCTAACTGCTTCCGCCCATGTTATACGGCCCGTGTAACCGAGCCATGGGGCATTATCGAAGTCTGAGCCTGTAAAATCTACAGGCCATAAGAAATCTGATGGAGATATACGGCGGATAGTGTAACGCTTACTGACCGGATGTGGCACAGTCTTCATCGGCATTGGCTTGCCAAAGATCATGCCTGTCTTCATCACTTCTGCCTGCAATTGCGGGGGCAGAATGGAAATGTCGATAGCCGGGACTTCCTTATCCTCAGTTAGGGCTTCATAGCTTATGAGCACAACACCTACGCCTGCCGCATTTATGCAGTCAGGCATAATCTCGTCCATGGCCGCTTCTATACCACCCTTAACAAGCATATCATTCAGCTTGCGCGTGAACTTGCTTAACCATTCTCCGGCAGCTACAGACTCCGGCGGATGCGATACCGCCACGTGGGGGACCTGTGAGAATAACGCTGCCTGTTTGGTCTTAGTCAGACTCCAGTCCATATTGACTGAAATAGTATCGTCATCTGACTGCGAAGCGAAGGTTTTCCCTCTGCGGTAATCAATATTGGTAGACCAGTTACGAACTAACTTTTTGCGATAGTTCTTGCAAACGTCTAATTGCTGCCTGAATTCCGCCCAACGCTTTTTCGTCTTGGGACCTGTGGTTGCCTCTTCGTTCCCCTCAAGTTCTGCAACCATGGGTGTAGGCTCTAATCCTGTTTCATGCATTATCATTTACCTTAGAAATCAAAACTATTCTTTACCGGTTTTGGGCGCATCCATTTTGGCAAGCGCTGTGTTGCTGGGCCACGATGCTCCATAGCACCAGAACTTATTAAGAAATATGCAAGAGCGATTACGCCATGGTCGTTTTTATTGTCGGCCATACGTAATGGGTGTTTTGGATCGTAACGCTGTTGCGGGATCGTTTTTATTAAGTAGGGGCACCCAAGCTCTGGCCCGCACTTCTGCAAGATTTGTAGACGCGGGACACCTTCTGCTGCCTCTTCTGCTAACGCTGTATGGACGGCGTGCGCATAATGCTCTCTGTTGTTAACGCTGCTGTCCATTGGAACACCGTTGTCCTCGAAGATGTCCTTGATTGTGCGTACGTCTGCTGCAGTCTTTATATCCATAACTGGGTCACAATACGTAGCGGAAACGCGCATGCCATTAGACTCTTCTATAATGTCTTTAGCAATGTCTGAAGCTACTGTCTCATACCAATACTTCTCTTTGAACGCTATATAACGGTTCCCAATGTGTGCCACCCATACGCAATATGCCGGGTCGGGGCTGAAACCAAGGTCAAAGCCACGATAAATCTGCACAGATTCGTGCTGACGCCAAGGTTCTCCAAATCCACCTTCCAGCATGCATCGGTTGCCAATCATCGGCAGGGATGAAATAACGTGATACTCGTTACCGTCCTTCTTAGGTTTGAAGTTGAATAGCTGGTTTTCTAATGCGAATTCACCTTCCAACCATGCCTTCTTCAAATAATCAGGCATGCCAGCGAATTTCTTCTTATACTGCTCAATATCCAGCGCGGGGTTATCAGTCATCTGGATCTTGATAGCATCCCAATCACTTGGGGTATAATCCGGGTCCTCTTCCGGGTCCACGTCTTTATTGACGAAGTAACTGAAGATTTCTCCGGCAGATGGCCCAAGAGGGTTGGTAGCTGCTCTGACAGAGGCGATTAATCCCTCGTTCTCACGGCCCTTGGTCACGCGGACAGAGGCGCAAAGCTTTACAAAGAAGTCCCACGGGATTGTGGATAACTCGTCGAAGTAAGCTGCAAGGAATTCTGCTGACAGCAGGTTCAGCGCGTCTGCTTCATTCGCCACGTGGGAGAAGAATAGTTTGGAACCATTAGGGTAGCTGGCAATGTGGTCTGTGGCGTGGTAATCCCCACCTAGCAGTTTCATCTCGCGTTTGATGTGGATTAGGTGAGAGCGCAATAATTCAGGGTACGTACGCCTAACGAGGATCAGGTTGATCCCGGGCACCGACATAGCCCGCATATGCGCGTCCATGCGCAACATAAGACTCTTACCACCACCCCGGTTGCCGTAAGCTAGTAAGTTGGGTGTATTGTTCTCGTGGAATTCTAACTGCTTGGGCCACGGCTTATAAAGGGTATATGGCGTGCCATCTGGCAGGGCTACTATTATTTCAGCTTGGGGCATGGTTTCGGGAGGGGTAATGTTGTAGGGTTAGAGGCCCACTTGATGTTAAGCCCCTTGTAAATAAGGTCTACGTATAGGGCCATTACGACCTGTTCGTAACTAGTCATTGACTGGCTCTGATGTAACGATAGGGGCTGGCAGCTTCTTCTGTTTGCTGTTTATACCACCTAACTGGATGCCAATGTTTACCTGCGGACCAGATGGACGTTCCTGCACTATCTGTTTGTCTACGTGAGGGTCCATTACGCGAACGCCAGTAGCGTCACTAGGCAAGCGGCTTATGAGCCACTGCAGGGACTCTATAGCAGTCTTCCAATCTCCGGCATCCTCTGCCTTCTTGGAAACTTCCATGTAACGCTCAATAAGCTCCTGCGCCTTACTGACTAACAGTTCGCGGGCTTCACGACTTTTGGGGAATAGGTCCTTACCCATTGTGTTTGCCCCTCGGCACTAGGATATAGCACATTTCTATATGTCTCTTTATATCCGGGGTTATAGTGAGCCCAATTCCACAATGATGACAGAATATCTCGAAGTGCGGGTTCCACCTATGCCCAAAGTAATGCTGTGGACAGTTGTGTTGACGTATCGCATTCTCGATAACATGGTTTATATTCATTACTTACCTTTCCCGAAATCCTGCTGCGTAAGATTAGGCTTCTTGCTGCCTGACGCATGCGCAGCAGGTTTGTACCGAATACGTTCTAATTGGATTTGAAAGAATAGACGCAGCTCATTTTTTCTGCGATCATTTTCTGAGGTATTTTCTGAAAGGGTATGGCGGGGGTCCATTTTCTTGCCGGACGTGGCGCACTAACGCAGGCCCCAACTGGCGGAGTTAAAGATTGGTGGGGGCCAGTAGCTATGACGCTACCTTATCCAAAACAGGGTACCACCCCTGCGACCCCCATAGAGATTGTAGTGTACAATATTGTACGCAGAAATATTTTTTACCCGGTGGGGTCACTTACTTTTTGTAAGTAACTGGCGCACTATAACATAAAAAAACCTAAATGTCAAGTAAAATATTATTTGAAAAAGCAGAAAGAGAGCTGTACGTGACTCCCACCGGCCTCCGGCGTGGCCACCCTGTCCAAAGAGTCCTAAGCCGGAAGTGGCGCACGGTTCGAGTGGCGGTAGTGCTACTACCACGCGCGTTACGTTGAACAACGTAACCGTATGCACGGCCCAATTGCGCCTGACTGTATGGCCTGCGTTTGCGAGCGTACAAAGGAAAAGCCATCGCTCAACGCGATGGCTTACCTTGCGCCGACGAGCGCCGCGCTACTTCTTTGCGACGTGATCCGCGTATGCCTTGCGGAGTGCGGGGAGCGCGTAGCCTTTAAGGATCTTCCGTCCCTTCCGCCCCTTGCCGAATTGCAGATCCTTCGGCCCGACGCCGAAGCGGTCGAGCAAACGGCCGAGCGCGTTAGGATCTAGTCCCGCGCCCCGCCAGGAGCGCCAACCTGCTACGTCAATGTTGTGCAGCCGTTGAACCATGTCGTCTGTCGTGATGCGGTCCTCACCTTCCGCAAACACGCTGATCATGTCCGCCAGAACCGCTTCTGCAGCGTTTGCATCTTCGTTGACCGGCTCGTCCTGCCACGGGTTGTACTTCGTTGCCGGTTGCGTTTTCAGCCAGGACAAATCGACGGACGCACGCTTGAGCAAGGACACCGTGTCTTTGTGCAGCTTCAATGCGTGCGCGAGCGAGAACAGCGGTGTCCATATCTCGCGGTCACGTGCGGACGCCAACCAATCGGGGACAACGGGCGTGATATGCGGCTCGCCGTCTTTCGTCACCCATCCGGTTCCTTCGTGCCATGCTTCCAGTATCGCGGCAGCTTCGGCGGCGGCGGCGAAGTCTCGCTCAGCGGTCCAATTGCGCGATGGGATGGAGCGCTCCAGCTTGATCGAAATGCAGCGGTCACGCAGAATTTCATGCACGTTGCAGATCAACACGAATGCTTTTGGGCAGAACGTCCTGAACTGAAGGATCTCCCCCTTCGGTGTCGTAACTTCGTGCGTTGCGCCGCGCCGGTAGCCAGTTGCGAGGATGGCCCGTTCGTCTCCTAGGCGGGGGGATGAGAACCGCTCCGCTTCTTCAACGAACGCTGTATACGCTCCGTCAGTGGCTTCGATGGCCCTTGCCATGCTGATGGCTCGAACGGTTGGCAGGACGCGGCCCGCACGTGATACCGCCGATAGCATTTCGGCCAACGTCGATTTGCCTGAGCGCTTGCCCGTCGCCCAAATTTCGAGGTAGGGCACGGCAGCAAACTTCTCATACACCCACGTGTTGAGCGCCCAAAGCGCCACGACGAGCGCTTGTTGTTCCGTCAGCACCACGTAGGCACGCAGCCACGCCACGATCCGATCGATCAATTGCTGTCCAGTCATGCGAAAACCTCCAATGAGACAGCGTAACACAGCGGGCAGGATATGTAAACGGGCAGGTTAGGGCAGCCCCATCGCTTACCGGCACGTTACGCTCTGCGTCTGTCCCTTACCCCCGGATAACCCGCAACACCGCAACACCGGGCAATGGCTCAGGCCGAGGGCCGTACAGCCGAGTAGGGAACCAATACGCGGCCAGTGCGTTGGGGCTGGCTGTACCCTTCCCGTTCGCCTCTCCGAAGCCCCTTGGCAACTCCGGCAACGGATGAGGGGTGCGTATCGGTTCCCTGCTAGGGTGCGGGCTACGGCTACCCTCGACACAGCGCCGCCGTTCCCCGCCTAGGTTCGGGGTATGGTGCGTCTGCCGGTAGCCGTCCGCGTCGATTCAGGTGTCAGTGTGCGAACGTCAGGGAAGCCTAACAGGATGCCGGTTGGCCATGGCCGGTTGGCCTATCTGTTTGGTTACTGATCGCTCTGCGTTGCCTGTCGGTTGCGGTGCCCGCGCAGGGCGAGCGTATCACGCCGGTTGTAACACGTCAACATAAACCCGCCGCACGAAACCCCCGCCAAGAGCCGCAACACAGCAACACGCCGGATTTTGCTTGCCCGTCCGACGGAATGAGCCGTAACATGCTCACTTACGGGCGGCTCCATACCGGACCACGGCACGCAGCGTTGATTGCCGTGAGCGGTTCCAAGGTCGGTTCCGCTGTCGCCCGTTTGATTTAGGAGTTGGTATGGTGCAAACCGTGTGGATCGTGCAATACCGGGGCGTTGGCGGTGACATCATGATCGATGGTGTCTACGCGGACGAATACGCAGCCAACCGGCGCTGGGGCGTTCTGCGGCGTACGTGGCGGTGCGTATGGGTCAGGTCGTTCAACGTGAAGGGAGTGTAGCTATGTCGGTAGTGTGGAGCGGCGGCGGGGAACCGAAGCGCAAGCGGCGCGTCCTCAGCTTCGATGAGTGGATGATCGTCGTTGATCGTATCCTCCAGCGTGAAGTCGGTTGCACGCATGACGATATGATCGATTGGTGTTACGCGGATGCTTACGCCGAAGGAACCACGGCAGCGGAAGCGGCGCGGCGGGCCATTCGTCACGCGGAGTTGATGTAGTCATGATCTACGGGCTGAACTTCAACGGACGGGCCATACCGCAGCATCTTCGCAAGCGGTTTGCCCTGACTCACCGGCACGTGGACGGCTACCGCTACGATCTGAAGGGGATCTGTGAAACCGAGGCGGAAGCGGCGGCAATGCGGATTCAAGCGAACAACGGCCATCGGGCCTTTGTCACGGTTGGCCCCCGTCACGGTTGGATCGGGTTCTATGTGAGGTATCTGTGATGCGGGTCAAGGTGCTCAAGGGGCTGAAGGTGGGATCGGGGTACTACGTCCGATACAACCGTGCGAACAACGGAACGGCGCTCGGTTACACGGCGCTCGGTTACCCGGAAACGGAATACCATCCGAACTTGCAGAGCGCGCGTAACCGCTTGCGCCATTTGGTTACGATTGGCGACGCGATTAGCGGGGCGATCCTGAAACCCATCGAGTATTACCGGCTTGCGCCGGGGGAAGGCGGCGAGATTGGCAAACGGTGACTAGGCGGCGCTACATCGCAACGCGGCGGGTTGTGCGGGGAGTCGTAACAGGCTTCCCGCACGTCTGCCGGTTGGAACGGGAACGAACCGGCGTATACCGCACGTCGCGGCTATGCGCCATTTGTCAGTGGCTCAAGCAAAAGGGGAAGCAGAATGCCTAAGTGCAACGTGTGCGGCGTCGGTGAGGGCGAAACGTGCGGCCAGTGCCATACGTGCTGGCAATGGTCTATGCACCTGGAGCGACGTGCGCGAGATACGGCGCGACTGCGAGCCATGCGGGAACGGAAGCCGGTTGATCCGTGGCTGGCTGGCAAGGGGACGGTGCAGGATGCCGAATAAACGCGCTACAACGGCCAAGGTGCGGCGACAGCGGCCCATCAAGGGCCACGTGCGGCAGCGTGTCTCGTCGTCGTTTACAGGGGCGCTGAAACGGGCGGCGGATGCTGAGGCGCGGCGTTATCGTGTCTCGCGCTCCTTCGTGCTGGCGGTCGCGGCGGCGTATGCGCTCGGCGTCGAGGTCGAAGCGTACGACGTTCGCAAGAGTTTGAGGGTGATCCATGGCGGTAAGCAGCGAACCGGCTAACGTCGAGCATGTAACGTGTGAGAAAGGGCCGAAGCGGTGAAGCCTCAGCCCCTTGGTTGCGTGCGGCGTTGTGGTGCGCTAGGCGGCGCGTCGATTGCCGCGTTTGCGTGCGGCGGGTGCCGGGAGAATCAACCGGCGCCCCGGCTGGCGCATCGGTTCCCGTTCCGCTGGAGCGTTGCCGCCCTGCGCGGTGGCCTCCTGCCGTTCGGCGGGCGTCATGTGGATCACTTTGCCGGGGGTAACCGGGTTGCGCGGCGCAAGCTGAATCAGCGGCTTCGTGGCCTCAACGCGCTTCCGCAACCGCGTCATCAGCCGTTCACTGAAGCCGAATTCGGTTTGGATGGCGGCGTAGACCGTTTCAGCGTCCGTCACGACTTGCAGCACGGTTGCAATGGTGCGGGCCAGTGCATCTGTTGCGCTGTCGCGTACCCCCTGCTGACGGCGGGGACGGTTGGCGGTCTGCACGATTCGCCGCATGTACGCCAGTGTGTAGTACACGCGGTGATTGCGGTATCCCGGCTCATTGTCGCGGTCGGCGGCGTGCGTCGGGACGGACGGATCGAACATCCGCGCGAAGTCCACGAAGGCGAAACCCTCGTGCTCGGCCACGATGGCGTTGTACAGCTTCACCACGCGCGGCGCGAGATCAGACAGCTTCTCGCGGATCGTGGCGAAGCCTTGCGCGGCCTGCGTAACAGGTCGCTTGAGTGCCTGAAGCGTGCGACGGGTCGCGGCGCTGAGGTCATTGACGGTGATCGTTTCGGCCATTGCTCGGAACCTCCTGAAATTGTTGAGCTTTCCCGCACACAACCGTTTAGACCGACTGCACCAAACGTGCCCAGTAGCACGAAGGTGGTAGCACGTACGGCTCAGTTCTAAAATAGTTCGCGGGCGTCTCAAAACGCTACACTTTTTCCCGCCTGATCTGTTACACTCCCCCGCACTAACCCCTTGGGAAACCGTGACAACGCGAACGGCCACATGAGCCGTTACGGGAAACGGGCAGGTTAGCGAACTAAGCCGGTTACAGGGGCGGTACAGGTTCCTTACGCCGTAAGTAAATTTACTTACGCTCGACAGTAGGCGGGGGGGGCGTGCGGAAACGGCCGTACAAGCGTATAGACGGGATACCCCCGCGAGGGTACCCCGTCTCTGTTGAGGCGCGGCGATCAGAATTCGTCCGCGTCCACCGCCACCGCCGCGTTGCTGCGCTTGATCGTCGTGCCAGCCGTGATGCCGTTCGACTTGCGCCACTGGCGGTACTGCTCGGCCGTCCGGCGCAACCAGTCATTTCGCTGCGCTTTGCTGTGCTCGTCGTGCGGCTTGACGGCGCTCGCCTGCCGGTTGCCGAAGAACACCGCCTCGACGAGCTTCGTGTTGTCCTTCAGGTTCCGCCGCAGGTAGATGCTGCCCGACGCCGACGCGAATCCCCCCTTGAACACCGCCTGGAACGATCCGACCTTGCGGCTCATGACCGCAGGGGCCTTGTCGTTGTCCGGGTATTCCTTGTCCGTGTCCGAGGGGCTGAAGATCACCGCCTCGAACAGCGCATCGTACGGATTGCCGCTCGGCGCTTCCGGCGTGTTGCCGCTCTGCTCCGTTCCCGTCAACGGCGCGGCTGCCATCTCGACGGGGCTCACTCCCGAATTCTTTCCCATACACTCTCCCGTTTTCCGTTCCGCGCCGGTAATCGGCGCATGTCGCAACGCCAGCATATAGGGTGCGCTGAGGGGCTGTCAAGCGTTTTTTACGGTCGGATGCAAAAAATTTTTTACCGTTCCGCGCCAGCCGCAACACGGCAACACCGGGACGGCTGGCGGGAACGGGGGAAAACGAGCGCGGACGCATCGCAGGATGGCCCGTAATCGCGTCAGGATGCCCGTAGCGCGGTTTTCCCGTCCGGGCGCGTGGGTCAGCATGGCGGGCGGTTCCGGCGATTCTCGCGGGGCGCTGGCGAGGTCAAAAAAAAATTTTCGCGGCGGTGCGTTTTCCGCTTGACAGCCGGGACGGGTTTTTGCGATTCTCGACGGGTCGGGCGGCGGTGACGCCGACGGCGATCCAAAAATTTGAATCCGGGCAAGCGGCTGCGATTCGCGCCACCTTCATAGCCGGAGGTGTCCCCGGAGCGCAACACCGCAACACTCCCGGCTCATACCCCATTAGGCAATCATGCGTTACAACGGCAAACGTGGAAAACGGAGCGGATCAAGCGTGCGTAACGCTAAGGTTCGTGAGTTTTTCACCGCTGGTGCGGATGATCGGCCTACCGGCCTAAAGACTTCCCATCCCGTAAAGCCGAATACCGGCGGTGTTTCTCCTACAGGTGCCGCAATCGAACGGGCGAAGTACAACGAACATACCTTCATCGGTGAAACGGTTGCCGATCACGTTGTACCGCGGAAGTCAATTACCGATTCTCAGTACCTTCGCCTTTTCCCGCAAACGGTTGAAGTGGAACCGATCAAAACCCGGCAGCTTGATAAGGCTACGGGTAAGATGGTTGAAACTACTGATAACCGCGTTGTGTGGAGGTCGGATCGTACGCTGCTGGACACTACCCGACCTGATTCTAAACTCGCTGGTAAGTTTAAGCGCGAGGGTGAGATCCGGCAAGGTGCTAACGTCCGCAAGTACCGCGCAACGGTTCCCAATGAGGAACCAATGGTAGAAATAGTCCTCGGTCCTGCACTGGACGACGACGAATGATAGGCCTACTTTTCGATCTGGTATTTACGCTTCCGTTCCTTTTGCTTGGTCGCAAGGGACGCAGCTATCTACGCCGTCGGCTATCTCGCTAGACCAATCCCCCACAATCAAGCGCAACACCGCAACACCCTATAGGTGCGTACATGGGTGGACGTATTTTCAAGTTCAAAAAGAACCCCAAGTACGCGCATAACCGCTCTGAAGGACTTACCCGTAGGGGTGAGGAACGGCAGGAACGGTTGATGCGCGGACCTGAGAGGAAAGCCTTACACCGTAAGTAATTTTACTTATGGTTTACAGGGGAGCGTAGAACGATGAAAGAGATCCCGTATCCCGGCGAGTACATCGACACGCGGGGAGTGTGGCCGATCTACGTCAGAGGTCAGTGGGCCATCGCTCTGGAGGGACAACGGCATGATATCAGCGTGGCCGAAGCACGTAAGGTGCTCGGTATCGCGGAGTAAGTCATGCATTACGTGATCCACATCGGCCACGAATGGCGAGTGCTCGCAGGCGGTTACATTACTGCGTCACGGGCATTGCAGGTGAGGGACGAACTGAGATCCAAGGTTTCGTCCATAGAGGCACAGGCTATTGTGGTCATGAAGATCGTCGAGTAGGTTAGTAGTTCCCTCCTGCTACTAACCACAATAACAGTCAGAACGTTGGTTCTGGAGAGACTGTACCAGCGCAGACACGGCACCGGCACACTAATGCAGCTTAACTGCCATTGACCGGGTTGACACTGAAAAGCTCCACTCTAAGCCTAGTCGGTTCCCTGAGCGGGAATTGGCTAGGCTTTTTGCCGTGTACAGGGGGATCAAGTGATCTACTTCACACTGTTGCCAATGGGCAGTGACGTAGTAATGCTGTTCTTCACCATGAACAGTGAAGTGGCTTGTTACTACGACATGGTTCTAGGTGTTCAGTACGACGAAGTGGATGATTACACGTTGCAGCGTATCCCTAACGGGTACTTGATTCAATGCTAATCGCATTCGTAATGGGCCGTCGGTCGTAAACCCGCTGGACAGCCGCAACACCGCAACACGGAGCCGCGATAGTGACCAATCCATATGAGGCTGAGGCTAACGGTTCATTCTGGGGACTTGTTCTCGGAATCCTGACCGGACTTATCGTTGGACTGCTCATATAGAGGTAAAACCGTAACACGGAGCCGCCATGCGGGTATTCGACATCGGACCATTTCGGATCACAATCTGGACTTGGACCAAACTTGACAAGCGGCAAAAGAAACCTACTACCGGATTTGGTTTCATCATCGAGAGAGCCTAAATGAACCCGCAACTGGCCGATCCTGAATTTTGGGTAGAGGTAAACGGTAGTGACATTCTCCAGCAGATCGCAGAGCTGGAAGCCATTGCTGAACCGACCAAAGCCCAGATGCGCAAACTTGCCAATGCGCGTATCGCCCTGTCTCGAGTGAAGGAAGAGGCTATTGAATTGGCTAAGGCTAATGCCAAGTGGCAAGCGGGTACTGAGGGCAAGGTCAATCCGCAGGTTTACCTCACCGATGAGGACGAATGGGCGAAGGATCTTCTGGTGGACACTCCGGCACCGGCTAAGGGTGAACTGTGCCACTACTGCGGCGGTCCCGTGGATTACATCACGGGTACTCAGGGAGCTACAGCACCTCGGTTCACCCGCGTTGCTGATGTTCGTAAGGTTGGCGATGAGTTGGTACTCGAGGAAAAGGTCAAGGTCACAGTCAAGCACATCACCGCTTGTCCGAAGTGCTGCGATAAGGTGAAGAAGCCGGTTATCGTGACGAGGGTTTGAGCCATGCGAGTGCTATTCATCAAGCTGCAGATAAGGGGCGCTGTCGATGGCGGTTACGTCAAGTCCATGGGAGCCTCGTGTGGCGTGGAACCAGCCTAGTAAGCAGAACGGTGCGGGGTAGGCTGAATCACGGCCTACCCCTTTTCGCATTTTAATGCGCGTAGACTCACCGGACGGCCACGGAAAGGAGCTACACACGGGTCTGACCAGTTGCCTAGCAATAGGCGCTGGTCTTTTTCGTGTTTTTGTGTGTAAAACGCTGGGAAGGGGGCAGGATTCGCCTTGAACAAGCATCCCAAGTCCTGTCCCCAATTTTTACAGCGTAAAGGAGAAGGTGATGGTAGTTACGCTTGACGATGGAAGACACTTCACGGTCAGGGGCCGCTCAAAACTCTCTTTCGAGAAGGTCAATGACAAGCGGTGGCATCTCGTGTTCTACAAGAAGGGCACAAGGGGCAACCGTGGACAGGTGAAGGTGCCGGTACGCCACGTGTCGACCATCACTAGTAGCAAAGGAGGCACATATGCGTTAAAGGAATAAGTCAGTGGGGCTTGTGTTTAGCTCCTAAATAAAATTAACACAAAATTATATTAATGATTGGGTGACACACGGAACTACGCCGTGTTGAGGGGCCTAGGTGGGGAGCGGTTAAGGGAAACCCACATCGGGAGTGGAAAGTAGTCTTCAATCGCGTTGATCCTAGTAGGCAAAGGAGAGTTACATGTCTTGGTTGGCAGAGCATCTGGAGACATTCGTGAAACCGGTGCTTGGCTACGTGCCAACACAACCTACTGGTTACACTCGCTTCTTCTCCCCTCAAGAAATGAGTGTGATCAAGAACATGTGGAGGTCCGCGAAATGCGCAGCACGTGATCTAAACAAGCCAATCCTCTTGGCAGGCCGGGACGTATTCGTGTTCGAGATTTTGGCGCGAAGAGAAGGGTACCCGACCACGTTTCGGCCTGACATTTCCCGCTTAACAGTTAAGCACGTCGCAGAGGACTACACGAACTACTTCCTGTTCGACACTGGATTCATGGGGAGTATCTCCAAAGGGCTGGGAATCGAGCATTACACAATGGCGTCCTCGAATCGTGCCGGTAACTTGGGGCTAGACAGCTTCAGTTACCTGCGGCGCAAGAGAACACACAGCATAATAACCGAGGATGTTCTACAAGTTTTCCCCCGGCTCAAGGGCGCAAGATCACTCGCGCTGAAGATCGAGCGGACTCCAAAGTATTGGAAGACCGCTTACTGGCGTGGGCCATGTGCCTGCATTTGGCGCAAAATAAGGTTATCAGGATCTGGGGCTTCGCCGTTAGATGAAAGCTACGAAGATCCTTACGGTAAGCAAGTATGCCGTATCTGCGACCTACGCATTCATGAAGAAGAAGCTGGCATCAAGCAGGAGTTCTCCGACAAGTCAGAGTTCTTGCGGGCTGCGCACCTAACCATAGAGGTTTACACGGATTCCTCTCCGCGTTTCACTGAGGGGCAATTGCCAGCTTACTTGGGCATATAACCTGTGCAGCATTCAATTACGTAGAAAAAGGACTTTAGCTGTGGACCACCCAAACCTTGATCCACGCATCTGTGCTCTGATCGAGAAATCAGAGAAGGACGGTGGGATCTATCTCACTGATCTGTTCCCTGGCGACGAGGTGAGGGTCCAGACGCGCAATACCCTTTACACCATTCGCAAGGTAGCCACTGGCAACCTGACTATTCAGGGGCATGCCTACTACTGTCCCAAGCCTGTTGTAGCCAGAATCAATGGCTCCACTTGGGGTGGTTCCATGCTCAAGATGGGATTCATCGGCAAGGGAATGCATCTGGAGTTCACCATTCCCGGATCGCAGTGGCCTGGAGCAATAATCACCACGCAGATCCAGTCTGTAGAACTTGCGCAGCCAAACGTGGCGCACTAAACCCAAAATAGGAGAGATAGGCAATGCCCAAGATTCACCGCAATCCCTGCGCCCACTTCGAACTTCCCTTTAGCAAGGAGTTCGCTTATCCACCCAAGCACCCGGCGTGCGGAATGCAAGCCAATACCTCGGGTCAGCACGGGTGGCTTTGCACCTTGCACAAAGGTGAGAACGACGAAAGTACAAGGGTGTACCGTGGCCATAAGCCGGTTACTGAGCCGGAATTCATCGCCGGGATCATCGCATCAGAGAAGCGCGCAATCGCCACAGGGACCAAGCAGCGTATCCGCTTCGGATCGGTGGAGCCGATCTACCTTACGGTCCTTACGTAAGGATGAAGACCAACCATCAGCGTAGGTTCGTAGACACTCGTTCTCGCTTTGACTGTATGGCGGGAAAAGCCGGGTCAGACCGCACGTTTATCGGCAACGACTTTACCAACGGGCATAGAGGCCATGCTAAGGCTAAAGCGGGACTCAAGAAATACTGGAAGAAGCGAGAGAAACGCCGCCGAGCATCGGACATCCGAAAAGCTGTGGCTGAATTGGTGGAGAGCGATTAAGAACCTCAACTGGCGTTGGATAAGCGCCTGTGTCCTTGGTTGGACATTGGTGCTTACTAACGGTTGCGGCATGGACAACGAGCGGGAGGACTACTTTGCAAGTCTCATTACAGAAGAAGCCTGTCACGGTCGAAGTTGACGTTGTACGGGTAGAACTCACCGCACAAGAGGCCAAGGACTTGTGGGACCGATGGGGCACCCAGGCTAAGAAATATCTATTAGGTTTAGGTCCAAGAACGCCAGGCGAACTGGTGTTCGCCAAGATACTAACGGATATTGGCGATCTTGTTAAAGCTGGATTACGGGGAGAGAAGTAGATGGAAGACAAGTCTCTGACCGTGGATAGAGAACGTGTTCTGGACGCCGCAGCAAAGTGTCCGGACGCACGCAAAGTGCTAGAAACACTGTTCCCAGAGGCGTTCGCGCCGCAGGGCGTGATTATAACCATGGACCCCAGTGTTACTGGCTGTTACCGTGTGGGTGATTGGATTGGGGCCATTACATTCACACGGGACGCGGACAGTGCAATGGCAGGCGTTGCCGTTTTTGTAGGCGCGCTAGCCGTAATTGCAACCGGTTTGATCCTACTAGGGATGCTCGTCTACGGCTTAATAGCTGTATGGTAGGGGGCAGGTAACATGCTGCGACGCCAGTTCATTGCAACACTTGTATCGTGGGCATTCCCGCAACAACCTGATACCCAAACCCACATCCTTGTGACTGGTAAGGTCACTGGCGCGGAGCATGAAAGGGACGACGGTTATTTCACCATTGGCGAGGCACTGCAGATCCATACGCCGCCAGAAAGTACTCCTGCTGATGTGTTGAGGGACTTCTATAGGCGGGACGAAGAAGTCCAACTAGTGATACGGCCTAAGCCAGTTAGCCCTGGAGGGCTCAAACGATGACTGCTTTCGTGATATTGGGGTTGCTATCCATACTCTTCATTATAATCTTGCTCTGGCCATCTGGCGATATCCATGACGAGTTGCCAAGCGTCACTCGCGTAGAAGTCATTGACGAAAATGGCAGAGTCTACGGTAGACGCCCAGCCAAAGTTGCGATTAGCGTCCAGGACAAGGGTAGGACGCTGAAGGTTTTCGTTTCATCACGTAAGGAGCGGGCATGAAGACTTACACAATCACAGATGAGCAATTGCGAAAGATGGCAACGGATAACCCCAGCATCAAAAAGCTGTTGATTGCACAGTTTCCTGACGCCTTCATTGGGGACCCAGTGAGGATAATGTCATCTGGCGGGACGGCGGAAGTAACAGCAGACACCACAGTTGACGGTAAGAGACTTGTTACGGTCATCTGCCGTAGGGTCTCTGGCGAATTCAAGGATCGTGGTTTCCTATTGGGGCACGATTTCCATTGGAAGATCGAGGTAGATGCAGACGGGTTCACTGTCCTTGTCCCTTATAGGAAGCTTTAGGGGCCGTTAGCTCAAACGGTTAGAGCAACCGGCTCATAATCGGTAGGTTGCTGGTTCAAGTCCAGCACGGCCCACCATTTTAAGGAGTAAGCGCAATGAGTAGAGTCCTACTGTCAATTCTGTTGTTTATCCCTATTATAACTTGGGGCTGCGGAAGGTTCATCAACTCTGTACAGTTCGATCAGAACGGCGGCGGCAATCTGAAGCGGGCCGCTGATGCCAACACTGTGGAACTTGCCAAGGAAGAATTGGGTAAGGCCATCGCTTACTTTGAGCAGCGACAGCTTACCAGTGGCTACACATCCATTGTGTATCACACACCTGACGAGGACCTTGAATTCTGGTATAAGAATCTCAAGGCAGCCTATGGCGAACTGGAAACCGTTCAGCCCTATACCACTCAACTAGAGCGTACCAATGTCCTCATGAAGCTGCGCGAAACCTTACTGGACAACACTGGCGAGGGAACCAGTGTTACACTTCCTCAAGGGATCAGCATCTACCCCTACAACGGATTCTACATGTTGTGGGCCATCTTTGGTGGTATCTTGGCTGCAGTTGGGTCCCTTATCATTTTGGAGCCGTAACATGAAAAGAACCGCAACAGAAGTGCTCAACATAATTGAGGAAGTTCTTCTACAAAGGGACCAAGAGGCTGCAGATCTGTGGAACATCCTTACGGCTTTGCGTGGCCCAGACGTGGATGACTCATGCGCTACCGTCAAATTTGCAGTCACCGCTCCAATACGAGCCGTAGTGTTCCCGCGTGTCTATGCTGGCACTTGTCATTGGCGCGCCGGCGGACCGATTCACCCCGCCGGAGCAATTTATGTAAGCCCAAAGCACTTGCGGCCGGATGCTTCTGACAACGTTCCCGGCTACCACTTCCGAGACCATGTCAGTTGGGCGTTAAGCGCATTGCGCCGAGTCCGGGGCTTTAGAAATGAAACTACGTAAAGTCATTAGTGGGGGTCAAACAGGCGCAGACAAGACTGCTCTTATTTGCGCCAGACGTCTGGGGTTAGAAACAGGCGGCACAGCCCCTAAGATGTACCGCACTGAGGCTGGTGTAGATGCCAGTCTGAGGGATTACGGATTGGTTCAATCCCGTTTTTACGACTACGCACCACGCACGAGGGATAATGTGCGTGATGCGGAAGTTACACTGTGGTTCGGCAATGTGGGATCTCCAGGTTATTGGTGTACCCAGACTGCTGCTAAGAGTTGGGGCAAACCGTTTCACGTTAACCCTGATGCGCAGACTTTGAAGGAACTAGCATGCACTTATGAGGTCTGGAACGTGGCTGGCAACAGGGTGAGTAAGAATCCTCGTGTTGTCCGTCTAGTTGAAGACGCATTTATGGTTGTAGAGGAGTTACAATAAACGGGGATGGCAAGCTCTGATGATGAGCAACAGATCATGGAGGACCATGCCCTCAAGGAATGGGCCAAGGACGCTCCAGACGAATTCAGTCATGACGAGCGCCCAACCAGAACCCAGCAAGCACTCAAGGACCGTGAAATAAAGGACTGGCTTAGTAAGAAGCCTAAACGTCGTAATCCCTACAAATAGTGGTAAAGGAGAGCGATATAACATGATCAAGGTTGACGTGGTTCGTGCGGAACCTGCGCCTCCCCCTATTAAGGAGGTGGTCATTAAACTATGCCCAAGAGATGCCGACTTTGTTCTCCGCGATCTCCAGAATGGTGTGACAAACTCCTACTGCATATTGGAAATCAGGAGACTCCTGGCCATAGCGTTGAAGCCGTAATGAGCGATCCTTTATACGTGGAGGCCATACATGTTCGGATTCTGGAGTAAATTAGCCATAGCTTTTGCAATTATAGGAACGATTCTGCGGGCATTCGGCTACTAATGCTATTGCTACTCGCGTTCCTCATTGCGTTATCGAAGCAGCAAGGATGGATCGCACTACTTCTGTTCTTGCACTGGTACATGAAGGAGAACTAACGTGTTCAATTGCACTGCATGCCATGAAACCATCGGCCCTAAGGTGAGTCCTGTGCTGGTTCCTACTGGGGTCCGCAACGTGGATTACCTCAACATCGTTCGCCGTGTGGATGAAAACGATGTGCCCTACAAGCAGGAAGTGCGTAGTGTAGGGACAGAGATCATTGCTGAGGCACGGCTGTGCTATAAGTGCGCAGGGACCGTGCCGCAGCAGAAGCCTGTAGTAGAGATCCGTGGTAGTAGGTTCCAGGAACCCTTGGCAGACCCGCTGCGCGTCAAGCTGGCTGCCGTTGCCGTCGACAATGTGCTTTCGTGGCTTGATCAGCGTAAGAAGAACAAGCGCACAGAACGGGACATTGCCGCCGCTGCACCACTGCTCAAGCGATTCGTGGAGCTTAATCCTAATACTATCTAGGAGTCCCATGTACTACCTACTTCTCGTTCCTGTCGGCTTGCTGACCATCTACGGCTTAGTCAAGAGCCATAGAGCTAAGGCCGAACACGAAGCGATCCATGAGGAGGCACGGCTTAACCGGATGCGGCTGCTCAATCGGATTACTGATGAGGACCACCGAGTGTGGCACTAATATGTGGCATCCACTAGACACCAGTTTCTGGTTGGACGTGTTGTTCTGCAAACTAGGTTTGTTGTGCTCCCCATGCGGTTGGTGGAAGTGGGAGGCCCCCTGTCATGCCGGCCATCACTGGCACAAGCGGTGCTTATGCAAAAAGTGCAAGGAAACCTCTAACAAGGTAGGCTAATGGTGTTAACCATCACAGTCAAGATTGAGGCAGAAACAAAGCAAGAGTTAGTGGAACACTTCGGTTCCCAGGTCGCAGCCGTCCGTGAACACTTCGACGGTATGAAGGAGCAAGGGCAGTTTGGCGATCCCAACTACGTAGAACTCCGTTATCTGGTGATCGGTGGTAAGTGGTGCGGGAAGGTACAACCGCCTGCCCAACAGCCTGAGGAGCCAGTGACTGAAGATGGTCCAGCCGAGAGTTAAGTGCCGCATGTGCAGGCACGGTTATATGCATCCAGCGAATGGCAGGCGTAGTTGTGACACATGCCGCTATTCGTGCAAGATCCCATCACAGAGACGTAACAATGAAACAGCGGCTAATAAACTGGGTAATAAAACATCATGAATTGCCAGCATGGTTGCGCCGATGGGCACTTAACAACGACGAAGAAGCGAAGGAGTTGCTCCGTGCTGACATGCGAGCGTTGCAGCGGAATTACGTTCATCCCGCGTTACGAGGTAACAATCCGTTTCGTGCAGGAAGAGGAAAAGCCCTATTACGAAAGGCTAAGTAAGGAGCCTATTGGACTCACCTGTGGGACTTGCGGATTGCGTTACGAGATTGATTTTGACGGAGAGATAGTCAAGGAGCAGGTGCAATGAAGGATCTTCAGCTCGTTCTCGGCATGTGCAATTTGTTCACCGCTGGCATTCACATTGGGATGGGCGATTACGTCAGCGTGGCAATGTGGCTGAACTTCGTCGCCGGGATTGGGAACGTGTTATTCCCCTACTTTTCAAGGAGAGAGCCGTAAATGTTTTACGCAATGACCCTCATTGAGTTCGTAGATAAACATGCGGGCGGCCTTGCATGGTTGGTTCTCGGCCTCGCCTGGTTGCTGTTCCTCTACCTTTCAGACAGGGATTAACCATGACCATTGCTGAATTCATTGCCGCCTTGCGGAAAGCTGGTGTTAAGGACACCGACAGGATTGATTACATGGATTTCGTGGGGGACCATGAAGAGCATTTCAGGGTCATTAGACTGGCGTTTGAAGACCCGAATGAACCCGCAGAAGTCCGAGTGGAGGGTTAACTAACATGGCACACAAGAAGTTTTGCAGTAGCTGTGGGCAGAATACACTGCACAATGAATCGGGCAAGAAGGATGCGCCGCCGCGCTGCACGTACTGCGGTTCACCCGTAACGACCAACCCTGCAAAGCGCGAACATTTCGAGTCTCTGCGTAGAAAGCAGGTTGCAAAGTTAGGAAGGTTCTAATGCAGGACATTATGATCGGGTCGTGGTCATTGATAGCCGTGATCTACACTCTGGCATTCGTGACGCTATGGTTGTTCGGGATCTGGAGAGTTGGAAAGATGGTAGACCCGATAGCCGTTGTGTTTGGTGCCTTGGTTCTGACGATACTGGTGCCAGCGGCTTGGTTCGTATGTTTGCCTGTCCTCATTTATCTGTCCGGCATCGTGTGTTAGGAGCTGCCATATGCGCAAATCGCACCTATTCTTCAACAGTGTTAGCCTGCCGTTGGCAGTATCAGGGACCGCCATTGCCCTGTTGGAGCCCTCTAGCGCCAATACTTATGGCGCTCTAATCCTGTGGGTGATCTTTGGCTATACAATCAGGCATGGCTTTCCATTCCTCCGCAGCACAGACTGGCACAAAGGAGAATGACGTATGAGCATAACAATAGGAACCTGCTCTGAGTGTGGCGGTCGAGTTACCATCCCTAGAATATGGATGTCCGTTATACCAGCGATCCCAAGCTGTGAACATTGCGGAGCAATACCCGCTGAACCGCATGGCCCTATCATCAAGATGAAGCCTAGTAGCGGTAACAAGAGCCAGTGGCGTGAGACTCTGCATAAAGGCGGGGAGCATAAAGAGTAAAACAAATGTTGCTACTTGCTTACATTATTTTCGCTATCCTCGTTGCCATTTACCAGTTTGGGGCTACTTACGCATGGGCTAGGAATGGTTATCCCATGCTGGATACTACAAGCGAGGATGTGGTTGACGCATTGTTCACAGCCTTTGTGGGTCTACTAATTCCGCCTGCCGCGTTGATCTGCACATTCACAATGTTTCAGCCACACAAATACGGCTGGTGGTTATGGCCAACACGTGCTGAGCGTGAAGCGCATACTAAGCGGTGTGATGACTATTGGCGCAAGTGGCCTTGGGGTGGTAGAGGACTATAATGTCTTTAACAGCATTCTGCGTTGGTTGGCTAATTGGGGCAGTTGGCACCCATCTTTGGTTCGGAACATACCCATGGGGTCACAGTAGCTTCTTCCTGGATATAGCCGCAGCCAGTTACGTCATTGTGAAAATTGTGCGGCACTATACGGAGTTTCTCAATGACTGACGGGGATATTGTCAGGACAATTAGTAGTGTAACGTTCTTGTTGACGCTACTTGCTGGTGGATTCGGACTGTGGGGAACTACATTGTTTTTCCTCGTTGTGTTTCTCCTGTTCGCCATCACTGGTCTCTTAATGGAGTAACTCATGCGAAAATGGGCTAGACTACGAAGAGATGATGGGCATGTGATCGATTTCACGTTTGATGGAACGATGGAGCGGGATAGTAGCCTACTTACATTCAAGGGAGTCCCAAGAGAGCTTAGTAACTGCAGATATCCAAGGCCCGGTGAGCACACGCTTTATATTTGGACTGCTCCAGTGGGTTTACACAGTTATACCGTAGATATCTGGACACCGCCACAACAGAAATAAAACTTGGCGCACGGACCGAACGATCAGCGTTATCTTTGGCGATAAAAATGCTGGTCAACCGACTTGTCTGTGCTCCATATCTATCAGAGCAAACATGATTAACTTCCTGCTCCTTATGACCGTGCCGATGCTTATTGCATTTGGGGTCATATTCTTCTTCCGCAAACGGGTGACGCTGGGCGAGCTTGCAATACAGCTTGCCGTGCCTGCAGTGCTACTAGCACTTGGATTGTGTATTTCCTATTGGCAGCGCGCTACTGACACAGAGATTTGGAACGGGAAGGTGCTCAGTAAAGAGGGTAAGAAGGTTAGTTGTGAGCACTCGTATCAATGCAATTGTGTAACAACTTGTACAGGCGGTAAACACAATAGTTGTACAACCATTTGCCAGACCTGTTACGAACACAGCTATGATATAAGCTGGTACGTTTACAGTACCAGCAATCAGAACCTGACCATAAATCGTGTGGACAGGCAAGGCTTGACCATGCCGCCACGATGGGCCGCAGTCTACGTTGGGGAACCGTTCAGTTCAGAACATAGTTACACCAATTACATTTTGGCTAACCCTGATTCAGTTCTGCTCGGCGGTAAGGGCGATATTGAGAGGTTTAAGAACCTACTGCCGAGCTACCCAAGGGTTTATGATTACTACAAAGCCAACCATGTGATCAACATGGGCGGGGTCCCTGTTGAAGACCCGTATTCATGGGAATGGTTGCTGTCAGAAGTTAATGCCGAGTTAGGGCCAGTAAGACAAGTCAACATTATATTGCTATTTGTCAAAACTGACGACCCGGCTTACACACTGGCACTTAAGGATCACTGGGTAGGTGGTAAGAAAAATGATGTTGTTGTCGTTATTGGCTCCCTAGATGGCAGGAAGATTAGTTTTGCTGATGTTGTTTCGTGGACTCCAAATGAGTTGTACAGAGTAAAGCTGCGAGACTCCATACAGTTTCATGGTCGGTTGGACCGACGGGACGAAATAATTAACAACATCAAGCGATTTACACTAACCGAATTTCAGCGGATGCACATGAAGGATTACGAGTATTTAGTTCGGTCCTTCCAACCGTCCAATGGAGCTATGATCTTCCTGTTCATCCTGGGGTCTCTAGCAAGTATTGGGTTGGCTTTCTGGAGTGTGAACAACCATTGGGATTGTGAGATGGAAAGTCCGTCACGAACAGCCTACAATAGTTACTACAATAGGTATTATAGATAAGGAACAATATGAGCAAACTTACAGCAATTGGATTGGCAGTAGCGGGTTCGGTTATTTTCATTGGTATCACTCTGGCTCTCGGCTACGTGGGCTTCAGCAACGAGGCTAACGGGTTCGAGACCGATATTAAGGCTAAGTATACGGACAACAAGAACGTATACGACAATGGGTGGAAACGAGTCAAGGAACTGGCTCAGGTCCCAGTGCTTCAAACAGAGGCATTGCAGAAGCTCTATGACGGCACTATGCGGGGTCGCTATGGTGCTAACGGCTCGCAGGCTCTGCTCCAGTTCATTACTGAGCAGAACCCGGCATTGGAACAGAGTACGTTCATCAAGATCCAGCAGAATATTGAGTCATTCCGCCTGGAGTTCCAAGCGAACCAGACCCGACTGGTGTCTATCAAACAGGCATACGAGCGGTTCCTTACGGCTACCACGTCTGGACGGTTCTACAATATGTTCGGTGGGTATCCGCATATTGACCTGACCCTTTACGATATTGTTACTTCGGAGCGGACTGAGGAAGACTTCAAGACGAAGCGTGCGGAGCCGTTGAAACTTAAGTAACTATGGATACTGAAATTCTGCAAGTGCTACGGGCATGGCCAGCCGAATTCGTAATGGGAACTGCAAATCGAGCATTGAAGTTGGGGCTTGAATACTTCTTCCACAACGACCGTCTGTTTAGAGTTTACAAAGAGGGTAAAGAGATCAAGCTGCAACAGCTTAATCCTCCAAGTTAACAATTGAGGGCACACACATACGGGGCGTGCAGGTGAATGGTCTCCCTTGCCGGAATGCGCAATAGATATGAGGGGTTCGAGTCCCTTCCGCCCTCCAATTTTAACCTATGACCAACAGGTTTCCTAAGCATGAACTTGTTTGCGCGTCCTGCGAAAGACACGTCTTTGGAAACGGTGGAGACTCCAGGGTTCCAATGAAGGAGCCCCATGACGAGTCTTGTAAGCAAAGAAATGTTATGTGGCCAAGGTCCAAAGTGTTGCGGGTCCGTAGCCCCATTTGGTTCATGGAGAAAGTCAATGGCTAAAGTAGAACGAGTTACACAAACAATGGAATCTTACAGTATTACTGGCCTGATTATTGCAGAACTGCGAGTTATAAGATCCGCACTGGTTACATGTAGTAGCCCTACAGGTCCGCAGTCATTGCGTGGATGGTCCGAGGCTTATAAGCGTGCAGCTAAAGAGATTTACGCCAAATTGATCACGTGTGAAACAAGCGTAGAGCCGTAGACTGAGGGTTATCAATACACAGTATGTCGCGGGTTCGATTCCCGCCGTTGGGGATCTCCCCAACGTAGCTCAGTGGTAGAGCGACCGTCAAAACGTAACCTTAGTCACAACTTGTTCTGCGCAACATTAAGGAAAAGGTGGTAGTTTACTTATGGCAATGTTGGAACGATGGACAGTTGGTAAGTTGATGGACGAATTAAGCAAGTTCGATCCAGAACTGCCAGTAAGTATTCATGGTAATGCGGCCGTTGGTGTTCTTTGCACCTCGCATCCAGCGTCTGTCCCTGATTTACCGCCTACTGGTGTTTCCTTACACGATGTCTGGTTCTATAACGATTTAGCACGCAAGAGAGCTAGTCAGAATCGGTAACAAGAACGGCACGAGCCGCTTGGTTAGGGTTATCATTCTTAGTCAATGACCAAACACCCTGATCTACACCTTGCTCGTGCCCCACATTTATGGGGCGTGTCATTGACATTGCAGTGCAGATTCGCGGCAATGAATAACATGGCAGGACGCGGGTTCGAGTCCCGTACGCTCCACCAATTGGGCAGATAAAATCTAGCAGTGTGCTAAGAGCCCCTATCTAATCTTGACTATGTATTGGGGACGCAGAACTGCGGATGGGTCAAGCAATCTGCCCAATACAGGTGACTGGAGACGACACTGCGGCAAGTCTCTGTGGACTAAGCATAGCCGTTTTAGGTCCGGACTAAACGCCGTTGACTCCACAGCCAGTCGCCACCCTTTCAGCACCTAGGAGAATATCATGAAGATTACGGGAATTAGACCAGTGGAGAAGCTCCCACCGGTAGAGAAAGTTGTAATTGAACTTACGGTTAAAGAAGCAATAGACCTTGCTGATGATTTTGATGTCTTTCTTAACGGTCATAATAAGCTTCACTATTATGGGGTAGTTCGAGACGCCATACTGAGTGCTGTGCATTCCGGCGAAACCAAAATAGTGGGTGTATGAAACGTGCCACGAGCCGTTGAGTAGCGTTATCATGCTAAAGATAAAACCGCTGCTTACACATTTGTTCGCGGCATCATTACTATTGGTTATAAGATTTTGCTTACTCTAGTGGTGGGAAACATGCCTTCTGAAACAGGCTTTGAGCGGAAAACAATGCGTCAGTGCATTGAAAACTGGCTATACGCGGACATTGTTACAGCCACGTATGCGGAATCGGAACTGCGCAAGCGGTTCGAGAAAGCGTTTCCGGAACCGGAGTGGGCTAAGTCGTTCCGGGAGCAGGAAGAACAGCGTATAGGGGAGGAGACAGTATGAAGGAAAAGAAGCCTCCAGTGATTAAGATAAGACTTGTTAAAGACGGCACCAAACACCCTGACTGGAACTATGCCCATTACACAGACTTCTCTGGCCGTAATCAGCGTCTAGAGCCGTGTTGTAAGAAGAGTAAACCGTGCTGGGAGTGCAAGTAAGGGGTTGGTAATGAGCGCAGGCGAAGACGATCACCCAATGGATTGGTGTTTCATGCATGCACCGAGAGAAGGAATGGCTGGGATGGCAAGGCACTTAATCCTTGCATGGGGCCAACCCATGACATGGAGCGTAGATAAACACCCGATTCTTAACCGAGTATTCAAGTGGATTCCTACCCCAATGGCTTGCGAATTTCACAAAGGACTTTACGAAAGAAGGAATAAATCATGAAGGCATACACTTCGCTTAACACGCGTATTTCGTCCGTGCATGAGCCGATTCTGGGACGGCAGCAGGTTGCTAATAACACTGGTGGGTTCGTCTACCGACTTGACCAATTCAAGCAGATGGAACGATTCCTTATCCTTGGATCTGAGGGCGGCTCTTACTATGTTGGGGAACAGAAGCTTACACGCGAGAATGCAGAGAATGTCATCAAGTGCATCGAAGCCGATGGTAAGAGGGCAATTGACCTTATCGTAGCCATCTCTGATGAGGGTCGGGCGGTTAAAAATGATCCTGCCCTGTTTGCTCTTGCCCTTGCTGCGTCTGCTAAGGATGCCGGTACGCGGGCGTATGCACTTGCTGCGTTGCCCAAGGTGGCCCGTATCCCGACGCACTTGTTCCACTTCCTGACCTACGTTCAGCAGTTCCGTGGTTGGGGTCGTGCGCTGAAGCGGGCGGTAGCTGAGTGGTACAACAGCAAGCCGGTTGAAGAATTGGCGTATCAGGTTGTCAAGTATCAGAGCCGGGATGGGTTCAGCAACAGGGACGCACTGCGGTTGGCGCACCCCAAGACTGAAGATGAAGTGCGGAACATTCTTTACAACTGGATCGTAGATGGTATTGATTTAGGCAGGGTCGAGGGTGCAGATATCCAGAATTACAAGGGTCCACTGATCGTGTCCGCATTCGAGTTCGCAAAGAGATCCGGCACTAACACGAATTACTTGGTGTCCTTAATCCGCGACTACAATCTCTCCCGCGAGATGCTCCCCACTGAGGCTCTTACCAAGCCGGAAGTGTGGGAAGCTCTCTTGGAGAAGATGCCGCCGCACGCTCTGTTGCGTAATCTAGGCAATATGAGCAAGGTCGGGTTGCTTAAGCCACTATCCAATGCAGCGAATACAGTTGTGGATAAGCTGTCGGGGGACCGTGCGGCACAGAGCTTTGCGAAGAATCGCGTGCATCCTGTGGCGATCCTTATTGCTATGAAGCAGTACGCAGCCGGACACGGACTCCGTGGCGCTGGCGTGTGGACACCTGTTCCTGCCGTTGTGGATGCCTTAGATGAGGCTTTTTACAATGCGTTCAAGTTCGTGGAGCCTACTGGTAAGCGGTTCCTGTTCGGTGTGGACGTATCAGGCAGTATGGGTTGGGCCAGCATCCCGTCATGCAACATGACTTGTGCTGAAGGTGCTGCTGCTATGGCCCTTGCTGTGGCGAAGGTTGAGAAGACCAACTACATCATGGGATTTGCAGATACATTCCGCGACCTTGGCATTACGCCCAAGATGCGGTTGACAGATGCATTGCAGCGGACTAACGCAATGCGATTTGGATCTACCAACTGCTCTCTGCCCACACAATGGGCATTGAAGAACAAGGTAGAAGTGGACTGCTTTATCATTATCACGGATAACGAAGTCAATACAGGACCACATCCTAGCCAGTCATTGCAGCAATACCGGGACAAGATGGGGATCAATGCGAAGCAGGTTGTTATTGCGATGACGCCTACGAAGTTCTCTATTGCGGACCCCAATGATCCGTTCCAGACGGACGTTGCAGGATTTGATAGCAGCGTTCCGCAGGCGGTTCAGGAATTTGCGAGGTTGTAAGGTGCTCAGTAAGAAATCAAGCCGCGATCAACATAAAGATTATCTACAGGAGTTCGTCCACGACCATGGATTCCACGCTGTAATTTGCGCCTTGATGAATCTGATTGATCAAAGTATAGAACCAGAAGGTATAGGCTATCCCCTAGCTGAACGATGCGGTGGAAGGGAATTCATCGACTTATGCTATCAATTGGACGTTGCGAAAGCTAATAGGAGATTATAATGCTTGGTGCTAAACACAAGCATATCTGGGACTGGCTTGGCGAAACACGGGAATCCACGTACGAATGGTGTCAATTTTGCGGCGCTGTACGTAGAACTAGGGATACTGGAACTAGAGTATTCCTCCCGTTCCGTGTTAAAGCGAAGATGAGTAAGGAGAAACGGCGCGATGTTCGTAGTAAGACGTAGATCAGACGGGAAGTTTAGACGTAATTCTGGTGGTTCCATTTGGCGTAAGATGCGACCGTCCGAGTGGGTTGAAGATCTAGCAGAAGTTAAGCCTTACAGAACAATAGGGGCTATCAGAGCTTCTATTGGACCCGGTAAAGGGACTACAGGTTATCACTTTAGCGAGAAGGTTCGTAAAGGTGAACTGACCAATGATTGCTGTAAGGCTGTTAAGTGGAATGTTCTCAGAGGATATATCAACAAGTGTCGCCACCTTAAAGCTATGGAGCAGGCAGAAGACGCTAAGTTTGACAGGCTCTATGAAATTCCGCCAGTTAAACTGGTGTTAGTTACGGAGTAGAATGTAATGGTTAGCTTTTTTGCTGGTGGTGTTGGCAATTGCAATATCAGGTATGTTACGGGTATTAGGGACTATCAAGTAAATAAGATCGAGTTGGCGCTGATGGATATGTTCTTGCCAAAGAGTGCATTCCATATAAATACGGCCAACAACCCTGAGGGGCGCAGACTAGTAGTCCCACAAGTCGCGTTCCTATATTTTACACATGGTTCTGAAGACAAGAAGCCTTATGGCAAGGCGCTGGCTAAAAAGATTAAGGAGCTCGGCCTGGGAACCGTGTGGGCAAGTAGGAAGCGTCCAAGCCCATTACACAAAAATAAGCCAACGATCATGTTCGTGTGGAGTGTGGATCTCAAAGCGATCAGAGCGTGGGCGGAGAAAAAGTTACAAGAGATAGCAGACAATGCTAAGGCAGAGGCAAGCGCAGGGAATGTTCCAGTAAAAAATGACAAACAAGGAGCACAGCAATGAAGTTCGATTTCGCAGGCACAACGTATTTTCTTGAATTTCAGCGTAATCACAGGACCGTGAAGTTCAACAGGCAGGGTACACAGCACATTATTAAGAGTAAGTACCCTTATACCACAGTGAGGTTGCTCGTTGCAAAGCCGGGAGAAAAGCCTGGGTTGATCGAGGAAGCGACTGTTGGTTGCTGCCCAGCGGACCCGTATAGTAATGAACTTGGCCGGATTATGGCATTGCGCAAGTTGACGAAGCCGTTCAGTAAGGAGCTGCGCAGGGCTGTGTGGCAAGCGTATCAGGCGCGTAGGACGCAGGGGAAGCAGTAATGGGAGTCTATCTTACCTCCAAGGTAGCTGAGATCCTGCAGGACACCAAGGGTGTCTACGTAAAGGACAAATCCGATAGTTCGTGGACCTTTACGTATAAGGGCGCACAGCTTAGTGTTCGAGTGTTGCCCGGATGCTGCGGCATCTTACTTGTTTATCGGATATCTGGTAAGGAGAAGGAATCATTCCGGCTTATTAAAGCTGTTGCGCAGTCGGCACGTAAGGCGCAGTTTGGGATGGTGATGCTGTCGCTGTTGTCAGGTAGCGCGCTGCGAAAGCTGTTAACAGCACCTGACTGGAACACAACTGGGTTCAAGAATCCACGTACAAGGAATGACGTGGAGGTTCTTACCTACGTGTTGCCTGTAAAGATTAAGCCTAAGCGTCCCTCGAAGTATCATGAGGATAACTAAATGCACACCTGCAATGGGTGCGATAAGCAGTTTCGTGAAGCGGACATAGCTCCTTACCAGCGTAATGCGGACGGGGAGCTTACCCATGCTTGTCGCAGATGTATCAATGAATGGATAGCAGATGGTATTCTGTGGGGAAGTATTCCATTCTGGATGCGTAGGGAGGGGAAGGACCAACCATGAAGATTTTCTCTAGTATAAGGCCGTTATTTGCGGCAGAAGGGAGAAGTGATGAACACGGCAAGGTCATCTTTTTGTTTAGACATTATGAGGAAGCGCAGTGTAAGGCCAAGGAACTTATACATATGCACTACCATAAGGTGAGTGCGTATCGCGTAGCGGAAGCAGGGGTTGCCGATGAGTGATGAACGGATGGAAGCTGCAGAAGATGCTGCATATTGGGATAGTAAGACAACTCAGGAGCTAATTGAAGAAACCCTCTACACGGATCAGGGCATGTTTGGTGATATCCAATTCGAGGCGGAAGCTGCTCTTATGCGCCGGTTCCCTCCACCAGCGTGGGCTGCAAAGTGGTGGGAATTAAAGGATGGGTATTGGTTGCCTAAGAAAAAGAGTTAGTTATGACCAAGCTTAAGGCTTACGCTGTAGTGGATATAACGGATGCGCCTGAGGTCAAAGTAGAAGTTGTTTATACTTCTAAGGAACGTGCAGAACATTTCCGAGACAAGCAGATAAAATATTACGGCCCACTAACTGTGATTAATTTACAGGAAGTGGAGGTCATTGTAGAGCACTTATCGGACAACCCGTCTTGCGTATGCCACATAGACAATGGGCTGGTTCAAGAGTGGGTAGCTAAAGCTCGTTCCATTGCTAGGGGTATGTGGTTGCTGTGATGAAGATTAAAGGTGTTCTAGCCGTGGTAGCTATTTGGGCCTGGATATTAGCGCCATTATACCTCCCAGCGAGTTTGGCTCTCACAGTTCAATTGGGACCGTTTGTATTGGCGGCTGCGGTTGGGCTTTCTTGCGTAGTCTATAAGTTCGCTACTGAGTGAAACAGACAGAAATCGTAAACCGTAAGTAAATTTACTTACGAATTACAGGAGAGGAATGGTTCGGGTAGTGGCTGGGCGGTAACTACTATGACTTCACACGAATTAGCTAAGATTCTATTGGCAGCCCCAGATTTGCCTGTGGCTACCCATGCACTTAATCGTACGTATATGTCCGCAGTAGACTCCATTTGTTGCGGTGACTTGAAGGTCGGCATATTGCAAACATATGGTGGCGAACATATTGTTATTGGGAATATCGGCAAGAAAAATATTAATCCACCTAATTGGTATGTATCAAGTATCATTCATGGTAATGATACTCCTGACGAATGGCCTGTAATTCGCAGCCCATTTAGAGCCTAACTGTATGGTTGTCAAAAATAATATTGCCCGCTCAAGTACAGGTCGGGTCATACGTCTTGGCGGGGACTGTGATTACTGCATGGGAAAGATACACGTCAAGTGCAATAGATGCGGTAGGCGCTGTTGGTGCCACGGAACGGGAAGTGGTGGAACGGCAGACACAGCTAGGAACCACCCAATATCTGGAACTTACGAGCGCATTTCTTGCCGCAAAAAGGGCCGGCCTTCCCCTGTTTCCAATTGTGTTTAACTTGACACATAGGTTTAACTGCTTGCTGCCCACACATAGAACAGTAAAATGAGTAAATTTCTGCAGGCTTTGCAGACTTGCGGATATTATCTTGTAATGTCATTACCTGCAAATTGTCTATTCTGTCGTCTAGTGGGTCGCCATTTATATGGTCCACCGTCTCGTTTAGTCCTAAAGTTCGGCCCAAATGCAGCTCCATCAAATGTCTAGCATTGGACATAGTTTTCCTTTTACCATCTGGATAGTAACGAATAACAATATTTCGTTTGCCAGTTGAATCTTTATAGGGGCCATATATTTTCATAATGATTGCATTATATCATTTTTACGCACAAAAGTCAAGTGTAAAAACACTGAGGTGGCGGAATGGCTTACACAACGGTTTCAAAAACCGTCGGGCTAAGGTCCATGCGGGTTCGAGTCCCGCCCTCAGTACCAATTGTAGATTTTGAGAGGGAACCATGCTCAATCTAAGACCATATCTAGACGAAATTGCGGCGGCAATCGGGGAACCAGCGGGGAGCCTTAAGCTGATTCGGTACAGGGAAAACGCTTGGTCTGACGTTCCAGACCGGCCTACCGAGCCGCTAGAGAAAATTATAGCAAAGCCCCCAGTAACCGTTCATGAGGGCAACACTTGTTACGCTGTTAAACATCCACAAGGTCATTACGTGACGTGGTTCAACTTGCAGCAGCTCCCCGGTTGTTGCGCGTTTTGCTTGAGTCATGGGGTTCGTGTAGCGACCGAGTGTCAGCTCAGGGGTGTGAACACGATCGCTATGCGGATGCGGGAACGTATAGCAGAATGGGCGGGTTACAGCGCTATTATCTGCACCGATGTGGAAAAGAATGTGGCGCAGCGTAAGACTCTCGCGCGTAATGGATGGAAAGACATATACGATGTGGTCAATGCGCGAACCGGCAATAATGTGATAGTATCAGTTAAACGGCTTAACCCAACAGAGAATCTGTTCTGATGCGTAACTGGTAGTTAAATCCGCGCGGAGAGCCAATAACACCGCGATGGGAAGCCTCAGATGACCAATTATTGGAGTCAACCTTTGAGTTGTGGAAGGCACTTATGACGAGGAAATTAGCAAGCGCACCACGGGTTAATGATAGTTTAAGTCGAGACTTGTTGGCACTGGTCTATACAATGACCAAGGCGCACCCATTCGCAGTTCTGTTCATAGTATTATGGTCAATTTCAGTGGTGGTTGCAGGTATTACAGTAGTAACTGCAGCAGTAAAGGTATTGCTTAGTTAAGGAGTAGAGGAATGTTGAAGCAGCCGTCAGTCGTGTGGGGTTGTGATCCTGAGGGATTCTTCCAACAGGATGGATTGGGCATTATCGGGTCTGAGCATATCATTCCCGAGAAGGGTTTGGTCAGTTACGGCGGTCGTGTGGTGCGTGACGGTATTCAGTTCGAGTTGAACCCATTTCCGAGCACGGACCTTAAGATTCTACGCTCCAATATTGGGGACTTGTATCGCACGCTTACTGGTGTATTGAAGCGGTATCCTGGGGTATCAATCAATTATCAGGGATTGGTTACCGTCACGCCGGAGGAATTTGCTCGCGTATCGGAGAAATCTCGTGTCCTTGGTTGTATGCCCAGCGACAACTTCTATGGCACGAAGCCAATCGATATTGATGGCAAGGCGTATTCCAAGCGCAGTGCTGGGGCGCATATTCACATGGGTTTGTCCGGGCCACTGCTTGCTGAACGGGAACGTCTGGTTCCGCTCATGGACATATTTGTGGGAAACACTGGCGTTATGCTGGACCGGGACCCTGGTTCTGCTGAACGCAGACAGAATTATGGGCGAGCGGGCGAGTACCGCAGACCCAAGCATGGGTTGGAGTACCGTACCCTATCCAACTTCTGGCTGCGAGATTACAGGCTGATGTCCCTTATGTATGGCATGACGTCATTGGCCGTCGCTGTATTACAGGAGACGCTCACTGGCAGTAAGAATCTGGAGCAGGATATTGCCAATCTCGTAGACATAGATGCAGTTCGTTTGGCTATCGATACCAATGATTTTGACATGGCGGTAGCGAACTTCAAGGTTATCATGCCGTTCCTTACACGCCATGCTGACATCAGTATGTTCCCGGTTGGGGCATCTGCAAAGTTCGTCTACTTTTGCAACAGCGCGCGTGAAAAAGGCATTGGTCACTTCTTCCCAACGGAGTCTATTGCTGAGCGGTGGATGGCTCCTGCGGCTGAGGATTTCACAGCATTTCTATATAGGTTGTAAATATGGGCATGGATCAGAATATTAAACCGTTGGACCTTGACGGTGCTCTAGGATCTGACAAGATCAAGGCACGAGTCAAGAAAATTGGTGTTGAGTTGGAAGGCGCTTGGAGCCAACTTCCGCCGGGTGTTCAACGAGTGGAACGGGATGGCAGTGTGTTCCGCAATCGTGGACCCGGAGCATTGTTCCCATTCATAGGGGAGTTGCCGTTGCCAGCAACACCGCCTAATGATATTGCGCCCATACTTACACTTAATTATCCTCACAAGGTGGATAAGACTTGTGGTATGCACGTCCATATGAGTTTCGATACCCTTTGGCACTATCAGCTTTTGATGGTCCCAGAATATCAGGAAACTATTTGCCACTATCTGAAGTTGTGGGCTAAACGTAAGGGCTTCAGAGCAGATCACCACATATGGGAGCGCTTGGATGGGAACTCAGAATTCTGCAGGAAAGGTTTTTGGCCCCATCTTCAGGCAAGGTACAGGGACAAAGACTTTGATCATAATAGGGAGGGGCATCGTTATACGATCATTCATTACTGCGGCAGATTGGGCACCATAGAATGCCGAGTGCTTCCTATGATGAAGAATGCCACATTAGCCATAGAAGCCATTGCGCAGGTAGTAGCCATTACCAATGCGTCACTACAGGTATTGGGCAAGGGTAGAAAGAAGCCGGAAGTAATCAATGGGAGAGTGGAGCTTCCAGACGGTAGTGGTTACGAAGAACATATTGAATTCTTGTGAAGAAAGGGACTACAAAATGTGTGTGATTATGATGGCCAATAAGACTAGGCCAACAGAAGAGATGTTGCGGAAAGCGTGGGCTGCTAATAGTCACGGTGGCGGCATTGCATGGCAGCAGGGTGGAGATACTGTTTGGCATAAGGGTATCATGGACGAAGACAATTTCGTGAAGCTTTGTCTAGAAGCTCCACTGCCTTACGTGGCTCACTTCCGTGTAGCGTCTATTGGAGGCGTGTGCAAGGAATTGACCCATCCATTCATTATCAGTAAGGAAGCACCGTTGCAGTTGAGTGGTAAGGGGAAGGTAGCCGTGCTCTTCCACAATGGGCATTGGAGCGATTGGGACGACAAGGCCTTGGATGCGGCTATTAATGCGAATGTTCCTGTTCCTGATGGCCCTTGGTCGGATACTAGGGCTATAGCCTGGTTGTGCAGCATCTATGGATTTGGGTTCATGGAGCTTCTGACGAAGCAGCGTGGGGCAATTGTTACACCAAAGCGTATGCATCTGTTTACGGGTCCTGGGTGGGAGAAGATCAACGACGTGTGGTGCAGCAACGACATCTTTTGGAAGCGGGGTATAGTCCATTATTCCAGCAGTACCAGAATTTGTAGTCGTGGTAAATGCACGAACAACGCAATGGCCGGTAAGGATGTCTGCTATACGTGCAACTCAGCGGCTGACCACTCAAAAAAAAGTAGCTCCGGGGGTAGCTCCACGGCCAGCCCTTTCGTCGGACCCAAGAGGGAGACTCCGCAAGTGGTGCGACCTCTAACCAGCTCGGAAGCGGAAATGCTGCAGAAGAAGGGGGAAATAAGCAGGAATCTTTACAAGAAGATTCGAAACCTCCACTCCAAATTGGCAGCGGGACCAACCGAGAACAAGAAGATCAGGTACGAACGGGAGCTGATGGAGTACACTCAGGTAGCAATGGCACGATTGTGCTCTCAGAATACGAGTGGGCATGTGCATTAAACAGCAAGCGCTACAAGGCTGGAAATAGCACAGTAACAATTACTGACCCAGAGGATGATCCAAATAACCCGTATTCACGTAAAGCATTCAATGAGCGCGGGCTTGTATTGATGGGGAGATTGTAAGCATGATGGTCGATGTTGAGAAGCTTGAAGAGCTTCATGCCCAGCGTATGGTTGAAGCTGAGGTAGTGGAAGAAGAAGAAGATGCTGAGGATATTGACGAAACCCAGGCACAGACATTTGAAGATCTGTGTAAGGGTGTGAATCTTATCCGCAGGTGTACAGTGCTGCTTGATTTCATGTCTGACCCTGATTTGGTAAGGACAATTAGCAAGCGGGAGCGGGAAGCTATGATCCGTATGTCGGATCTGCTTCATGCTTACAACGAGGACGTAACGTCTGGTTACGAGGAGTTGCAGTAACGGGGTTTGAGATACCGTATTACTTACGTAGTGATGGGGCGGGTTCCGTTCTTCTAGAACTATGTGATTCAGTAGAAGATGCTGAAACTAGAGAGGAACAGGAAGATGAGCAATTTGGGGAGTCCATTGTGGGAGCAATCAAGGTAAAGGTGGAGGACGGCAAACTCTTCTTTGAGGTCTTCAAACCAAGCGTGAATGCATTCGATTATATCTGGGTAGAAGCAGTAAGGAGAACCTAGCATGGATCTAGAACTATTTGAAGAACGTGAAGGCAAGGCTCGGGACGGGCAGAAGTCCAGTGGCTGTTCGCCCTGTGACGCGCATCTAGGAGCAGTTGATCCCTCAGTTATAGATGCTTATTGGGACGACGAGCTTACGGATTACTATGGGTTTCCAATTAGACGCAGTGAGCTAATGGGTACAGCAGTATTGGGTGCAGGATATCAGAGAGATTGGAGGGTGCGATGATTTGGGTTTATCGTCGAGCAGCTAGTGAGGGAGCGAATCTGTTGGCGGAGGACATTCTCTTGAAGGGTGTGCGTGCTCGCAAGAGTCAGGGACGTTTGATGCAGGAGCGCATTGCGGCTGGAGACTTCGTTATCTGTTGGGGTGAGCGGTATCCGGCGCAGGTGCCAAATGGAGTTAAGGTCCTTAACAATGTTGCACCTGTGAGTAAGTTTGAGGAAGCCCAGATACTGGCGCGGGCTGGAGTTACTACCGTGCAGGTTAGCCGGACGCGGCCTGCCGCCAGGGCCAGAGCGCCATTTGAGGAGCGGGTTATAGACTTGCGGGCAATTACTCGCAACACTGCGCGGGACGAAGCACAGCGCTTGATTGAGTTTGCAGATCTGGAAAACCGCCGTTACGCCGAGTGGCAGCGGCAGCCTGCAGTAGTTGACGAATGGCTTCCGCGCAGGAACAACCACGTCGGGGGTTCCGACTTGCTCCGCGCACCTGTCGCACCCGACTATTACTCCAAGAAGGAGAACATTGTAGAGGAATATCGGTTGCACATGTTCAATGGGAAGTCCATCCGTGCAGGGATCAAACGACAGCGCCAGCAGGCTCCTAATGGGCAGCCTTCACATCCTTGGATTCGGTCCTTTGACGCGGGTTGGGTCATCGCCTATGAGGGGTTCCGTTCAACCGCGCCTATGCGTGAACTTGCGGCTAAGGCAGTTAAAGCGCTGGGGTTGGACTTCGGTGCCGTTGACATGGGCAAGCTTACAGACGGTTCGTTCATTGTGTTGGAAGTGAATCGCGCTCCGGGCGTAGAAAATAACACATCTGTCGCATATGCTGACGCGATTATCAAGTGGACACGGGGCGGCGAATAGCCCCGTGTCAGGTTACGATCTAGCATTCGATCTGTTAGTTTTCATAATCGTTATAGGAATAATGTTAAAGGTTCATCATGCGTCTAGTTAATACCTCGTGCTGCGCAATGGAAGAAATTTCAGATCTTCGTGATAACGCCGGTAGACCGCACAAAACTGTGAAGCAGTTATGTGAGGAATTTTGGGGTCCTCCAACCAAATCAATATGGGGATGTAGACAAGAGATCAGACCGGAGTCAGTTCCTGCATTCATCATATTTTCTGGTGTTGAGCATTGTGACAAAGATGGCGATGATGATATCGTGGACACTGGTTATGCTCAGGAACTTGCGGACTACATTAACGAAAATAACCTTGGGATTGTAACCCGAAGCGTTAAACGCAAGAATCGAGTTAATCACCCTGATCATACGGTGCGGATCTATATTTGGGCACCAAGTCCGAAGGGGTTAATTGAGTGGTACAAAAAGAATAAATAGAGGACATAAATGGAAATCCAGGACTATGTGGCTGGGTCTTGTGCTATTATGGGAATTAAGGACCTAGCCCTAAATCACACTAATGCCAATGCTGCTATGGTCACGTTTTGCTGCCTACAACTGGGAACTATCAATAAGTTCCGGCCTAATCTGGAAGTGGGCAAGATGGGTAAGCTAGCTAATTTCTACGTATTTTCATGTGGGCCAGAGGTACCGCATGACCACCCAAATGGAAGCCACCACAGCAAAGCGCACTGGTTGAAATATGGGACAGAATTTGCACAATTTATACTTGACAACAAGTTAGGAGAACTGGTAACATTAGGGCCGAAGTTCAATATGAAGCAACATCCAAGGACCACGGCACAGATATGGGTATGGAGTCCAGACCAAACTGCGCTGGAGCAGTGGTGGGTTGCAAACATACCTGAACATTATAAACAGAGGGTCTAATGAAGACATGGTATATAGATGAAGGTATCATGACCCTTAGGGCTATTCAACCTGTAGCCAAGAAATTTGGCTACCATGTAACGATAGGTGGTGGGGTAGTCAATAAGGGCATGAGCAATAAAGATCTGGATCTATGGTTTCTCCCACTTAATGGGTTAAACTATAGAGAAGATAATGGCGGGGACCCTACCACTTTGCTAGAAGTGTTAGAAAAGATGTGGGGCAAATCGCATAAGATTGATTATCCAGGTGACGAACCAGTACCGGATCGGTTATTGCCCGATCCGCTTAACAACAATGCTCCGCTGGCCGACAACCAACAAATGATGGCTGGCCGGTGGCTCGGAATGCAAGACGTTATTGTAAGAGGTCCGGATGGCGGGCTTAGAGTTGAACGGCGAGTTGAACGCCAACTAGTTGTACCGGCCGTGGTAGAGTTTAGAGCTAATGTTGGCAACGCGCCTATTCAACCAGTAGTTCCAGATAATAAGGAACCTCGTAAACGGCTGTATAAATATGCGGTAACGTTCCTGCGCAATGGGGATGAACGTATTGATTGCTTCATTTTGTAAGGATATATGATGGATACGCAGATTACACCAACCAAGTGGGTTTCATTGTCGATAAGCAGGGGTCCAATTCGGGGTCCGTTGCGGAATGTCGTGGGTTGTATCGTGCATGTTGTGGCAGACCCTAGTGTAGAAGAGTTCATGCGCAACGCAAGTAGGGACGTAGCTAATGATGATCCAGCGCTATATGATAGCAGGTGGTACCCATTGTCCAATGGACCTCTGCATATGTACAAGGTAAGTGGTGAATCACTTGGAGTGCGAGGCTACGATTATTCATTGGATTATCCTGGTTCTGACCTACAGATCCAACGTAAGGTACGTAGTGACATGGGATTATCAGAAATGAAGCTTATTTCCAACCTATCATTTCTACGTTTGGTCGGTATCAGCAAACCTGAGGGTGTTAAGTTTGGGGTTTTTGGTGCCTTTGGCGAAGAGCATTTGCATAAGGTATCCAATAAGTTGCTGCAGGCTACTAAACTTTTCTTGAAGGATTTTATTGTCCCTGTGGATGTGAGCTGGCAGATAGTAAGCAAGTAGGAGTAGCCATGCATTACTTGGTAAAGGATAAATATGTTGAGCGGAAAACTGACAACCCCGCTCAGAAAAAGCTGCGTTACTTTGCGATCATGTTGAATGATGGCAAAGTAGAGATTAGAAGTGTACGCGGTCGGTTAAAGGCAACCACATCCACTTTGCATATTAAAGGAGCTAATTATCCGTTGAGGCAGGTAAATTATGAGGGCGGCGAAACAGTAAAGATTATGAGTTATAACGACTTCTACTACGCAACTAGGCTATCCGTAAGAGGCGCAGTAGAAATAACAACAGCAATGAAGAATAAGGCAGTCGATTACAAGTCGGGGTATTAAATGAAGGACGAACTAGCTACAGTGGTTGAGAAGCTCAACCTCATTATTGAAACATTGGCAAGGTTGGAAAGTAAGTTAGAAGATATTGATTATCGGCAGGAGCGCTTAGACGAAGCAATTGCAAATATTAGTACCCCTGGTCGGGACTATGATACATATAGTGTGGATGAACTATAATGGTATTGAAAGAACTATTGCGACTACTGCGTAAGATTAAGCAGGCGCATCCAGAAGCAGCTAATGCTGAGGTGTGGAGTTATGCAGAACCTACGAGCGAAGCACCAGGGTATATCATTAGTTACGTGGGTTATGACAAACGCAGGAAACCGAATCGGATAAAGTTGGAGCAGTAAAATGAATAAGGATTCCGAGGGTCCACCATTTCATGAAGTGGAACAATTGTGCGGATTAATGGGCGTACACTACGAAGTATACGATCTTAAGGGGTCTTTACGACGAGTTATAGAAAAGATGACAACAGGCAAGGCGGCAACTCCGCAGTTACCACGTCGTAGCAATATTAAGCTGCTTACAATAAAAGAAGTTTTGGCCTTGCCAGATTAGGAAACAAATATGAATTCATGGCATTCTCCACAGATTATTACGTGTGGAATTTGTTTACCCTTTTAGGTTTCTTGGGTGTCGTTAACGTCTTTGGGATACCTTTACAATTTTTACCTGCATAAGTTGGTAACTGTGTGTCGCAATTTGGACACACAAACCTTAGGTTTTTAAGCTCATGATCTCTACAGTTACCATTTATGTGGTCTAGAATTAGTGTCAATGGCTTGCCATTCCACATTGGGGGTTGTCCACATATAATACAATTGTATGGAAGCAGTTCGTCCTCCACTACTATTTTGCGTATAGTAGAACGATTATAACCTGAATTACATCTAAGAGCTTGGACTGCTGTAGTGCGCAATAACTTATTCTTTCTTTTGCCTAAAAAGTGAGTGTAGGATATAGAAAAATGGTCAGCTATTCGGCGAAGAAAGCTTTTTATACTCCCACCATTGGGGCTGAGATTTAGCTTTCTACATACATCATTCCAACATACAGAGTCTGCAATTATTGGTTGCAGTTGTTCTTTAGTGTACTTAGTTTTCATAATGTCCCATTATACCACAGGGAGGTGGTTTGTGTCAACTACATTTTGCAGCCCTCAATCAATTTTCAACCTTGGGCACAGGGCGGTTAGCGAATTGTTTACCGTCCCTGTTCAGGTACAAGAGAAGGTTGATGGGAGCTTCTTTGCGTTTGGGCTGTACCCATTGTTGGAACCTGAGGGTGGGCTGCTCAAGGAAGTTCCCGGAGTCTATGAACTTAAGGTCCGCAGCAAGGGTGCGGTAATGATAGCAGATGCACCTGAAGCGCTATTCAGATCTGCTGTTGCTGCTGCTAAAGCTAGGCAGCATTTGCTGAAACCAGGCTGGCAATACCGTGGAGAAGTGCTAGCGAAACCAAAGCATAATGCACTGGCCTATGACCGCGTGCCAAAGGATAACGTCATCCTCTTCGATATCTTGACTGATCAGGAAACCTATCTGCCCTACGACCAGCTTGTAGCGGAAGCTGAGCGTATAGAACTTGAGGTCGTGCCTCAGCTCTATCAAGGGACTGTGAACTCTGCCGAGGAACTGAGGAAGTTCCTGGATACTGAGTCCGTACTGGGAGGGCAGAAGATCGAAGGGGTTGTGATTAAGCCTCTGACACCACTTTATGGACCAGACAAGAAGATGTTGTTCGGGAAGTTCGTAAGTGAAGCGTTTAAGGAGGTTCATCGCAGCGCGTGGAAGGATGCGAATCCAGGCAATAAAGATGTTATCCAGAAGCTTGGAGACGCGTATGGGACTCAAGCACGTTGGCAGAAAGCGCTCATGCATCTGCGGGAACGTGGATTAATTGAGGACCACCCGAAGGATATTGGATTATTGGTGCGAGAGATCCCGCAGGACGTGCTTAAAGAGTGTGAGGAAGATATTAAGAACGTACTGTTTAAGTATGCGTGGCCCCATATTAGTAGACAGATTACACGTGGGGTAGCAGAGTGGTATAAGGATTACTTATTGCGGGCGCAGTTTGAAAGGGAGTCCAATGTTTAGACCACTGTTTACGGAAACTGGACATTATAACGGTAACGGTATAACTATGGCTGGTGAGGTAGCCAGATTATTGAGACCCTTGTTTAATAGAGGGTTTTCGCCTAGGAATGTAATGACTATTATTACTTCTGGGGTTAACGCGGAGATGTCAATGGCTATTGTGCAATTGGATATTGCTAGGCGAAGAGAACGTGAGCGCGTAGCGAATGAAGTTGAACTGGATGCCGATGCCATTCCGGATCTTGATGCGGAGTAAATCAAATGTTTAATAACAAGGAAGTCGCAGCGATTTGTGAGGGTTATGTAGCCAGGATTAATGGGCTGATTACTGAAATACGAACTGCTGCTAATAACAAGGAGTGCCCAATGTTTGCTGGACATGAGATGATGGCTGCATCTGCCGGTCTGCATTCAGCAATGAATTACTTTAAGAAGACGGCCAACAGATTTAGAGGATCTACTACTGAGCCCAAAATATAATATTATAACGTCTTATTAAATATAGTGATAAAGCCTCGGAGCGGGGCGGAGCCGGGAGAGTGGATGACGTTTTTGCTGATTCTAATGGTTTTATTCGTGATATTATTAATAATGCCAAGTAAGAAACATAAGGAACAACGATGAAGAAACCAATGGACGGATACCAACTGGCGGCTGACATATTGGGTAGGTCACAGTGTGCCGTTCAGGTTGGTGCTGCTATAGATGATGGAGAAGGAATATTCTCGTGGGGGTGGAATGGGCCGGGACCTACCGGCTACGGTATACATGCCGAGGCCCACGCCATTCAGCGAGCGAACAAGAAGCGGTTATTGGGTGCTACGATTTACGTGGCTAGTGCCAGGCGCAGGAATGGAAAGATTATAAAGTCTAGGCCCTGTGCCGAGTGCCAAAAGCTCATAGATAAATGGGAGTTGCATGTAGAGTGGAGAGATGCCGATGGACTCTACAAATTGGAGTGGTAAGTGTATACCGGAACCATTCTGTAGGTGTTGCGTTTGTCAAGGGAAGAAGTGTTTGATGTGGCATCCGGGACATTCATGTAAAGAACGCAGAGCTGGAATATGTCCAGTCTGTGGCGGTTGGGACTACAAATGTGACATGTATGGTCATATAAGACTTGGGAACGGAAATGCAAAATCTACAACAAATGGCGGAGCGGACAACAATTCTTAGAGTGGTCGTAGGTTCTACACTGCACGGGTTAAATGTGCAGGATGGGATGGAGGACCGTGATGAGATGGGAGTCTGTGTAGAAGATATTCAGCATGTGGTTGGGCTCTCACAGTTTGAGCAGGTTGTGTATCGGACTGCGGCGGAACGGGAACAAAAACATAATGCGCGTAACAGTGCTGGGGATTTAGATCTCGTTATCTATAGTTTAAGGAAGTACCTCAGGCTGGCATTAGGTGGTAATCCTACAATCCTGAATCTATTGTTTGCCCCGCGCGATAAAATTGTGGTGTCTAATGCGTTGGGTTTTGGGCTAATGGAGCTGGCTCCAGACATTATCAGTAAGAAGGCTGGACGTGCTTTCCTTGGTTATTGTCAGGCACAACGGCAGAGACTATTGGGCGAACGTGGGCAGCGGGACATAAATAGGCCAGAGCTTGTAGAAAAGTATGGGTTTGATACTAAGTATGCCATGCATATGCTTAGGCTTGGGTTCCAGGGTGTAGAGCTATTGAAGACTGGCAGAGTGTCTTGCCCAATGCAGGAACCAGAACGTAGTTGGTTGTTGGGTGTGAGGACTGGTAAAGCTACACTGCAGGAATGCCTCACTAAAGCAGGGGAGCTTGATCAAGAACTTAAGGATCTGTTGGAAACTTCTCCTCTTCCAGACGAACCTAATACAGAAAAAGTGGAAAGCTGGATGGTCAATGTTTATTTACAGCAATGGAAGGCTAGGGACCTACGTTACAAGTTAGAAAACGGTAGGCTAGTTCCAGAAGGTGCAACAACATGAAGACCCGCAGGCATCATAACAATAGGGGACTAAGGCAGATTAAGCGAGGCAAGACCCGCGAACAGGCAAAGAGAATCGCCAAGCGATTAGGCATCCCTTATAAGCAAGATGATTGGCGGATGGAACGGTATATACAATATGATAGACCTATAATGGGGGATTGGGACCAATGATGAATGTTCTCGCAATTAGTGACTTACATGGTCACTTGCCAGAGATCCCCAAGTGTGACCTACTGCTTCTTGGTGGGGATTATAACGACAAGATAAACCTTGATCAGCAAGAGCGGTTCATGCTGGGACCATTCAAGGAGTGGTTGGAAAGCATTGATGCTAGGCACATAGTAGGCATAGCAGGCAATCATGACTTTATCCTTAAGGAGAAGCACCTGGATTTGCCTTGGACGTACTTGCAGGATGCGGCTGTTAATATCGAGGGTGTAAGGATTTACGGCACTCCATGGACTCCAACGTTTGGAGCCTGGGCGTTCATGCGGCCAGAGGCAGCATTGAGAGACATCTTTGATCTTATCCCAGCAGGATTAGATATTCTGCTTAGTCATGGTCCTGTGATGGGTATTCTTGACAAAGTTATTAGTGGCCAAAACGTGGGTTCACGGGAATCACTTTACAAAGTGAAAGTAATTAAACCAGATAACTTTGTATGCGGGCATATACACGAAGCGCGTGGAATATATGATAGTGGCGATACAAGGTTTTATAATGTAGCGTATGTGAACGAAGTGAATGAACCGGTTGGGCATCCGGTTAATGTGACGTTGAGGGCATAATATGGCCAATATTGGAACCGACATTAGAGAAGTTGATTATTACAAGAGTCTGTATATGCAGGAGAGGGCCAGGAATAAAGAGGTAGAAGCTAGCCTTAGAGTCTACGTTAGTGAGAACAAAGTAATGAATGCGATGATCAACACACTTTTAGCAAAAGTGGCTAGATTAGAGCAAGAGTTGAGGGCATAATATGGCTAGACTAATAAGGAAGCGGGCAAGGAAGCGCTATTCAACTGGCCAGCTTGAATCTCCAACCTTTTATGAGGCTGTTGAAGACGCCATCATACGATTATCACAGGTGTGTGATTGTGATGGTCGTGGTTGTACATGTTGTATAGCTGCAGATAATTTAAGGACTCATCACATGTACAAGATAGAACAAGGATCATACGAGGACTAAAAGGCACGATATGTTTAATTGGTTATTAAATTGGCTGAATAAACCAAGAATAATAGATTGCTCTTGCCATGATAAATTTTGGGACCATCGAGTAACATTTGTGAATCATATGGATCGTGGTCCATACTGGCAAACTGTATGCCGCACATGCCTCGACCCATTGTATTTGGGTAAGACTAGGCAAGAGGCTGAAGCCAAATTGAGGGGGATATTGAGTGGCGGATAGATGGTACTGTAGCGATCACCATTTGGCACACCACAATATCATCAAGTATGGTAATAGGCCATTTAAGGATCTTGCAGAGATGCATGATGCCTTAGTGACTTACCATAATGAGTTGGTGAAGCCACAAGACCATGTATCCTTTCTAGGAGACGTAACGATAAAGCGTGGCGGTAAGCTGGACAGAGAATGGTTCCGTAAAGAGATAGCACGATATAATGGTCATAAGCGGATATACCTTGGTAATCATGACCACTGGCCAGTAAAGGTGTATTTAGACGCAGGCTTCGAGAAGATTTATGCTACTTGGCGCAGTGAGGAGAGAGTGCTATGCTCGCATATTCCCATTCATCCTAGGTCCCTTGGGTCTGCAATCTGCAACGTGCATGGCCACATTCACCAAAATCCTGATTACGAACCTGTTGTAGTTGGAGACAGGGTGATACCATATATTAATGTCAGTGTTGAGGTTATTGATTATAGACCAATACACTTGGACGAAATTTTGGCTAGAGTAAGGAGAGCAAATGTTAAAGACAATTTGGCATTGGATATTAGCGACGCCACCGCAAGTAAAGAGTAGATGGCTATTGCGTTACGGCAACCCATTTGTTAAAGACCGTGTAATTGTGACTGGTGTTAAAGGTGGTTGGGTACGTTATATAGATAGAAATGGCGATGTTAGTTATTACTCTATACGAGTTTTTAGATTTGAATATGAAGAAATCTTAAACGATAAGTAAATTTACTTACGGTGTAAGGAGTTTTATGTTAAAGTGGTTATTAGCTACCCCACCCAAGATTGGTTCTAGATGGGTGTTCCCTATGGATAAACATAACCCATTTGGAGACTTCTGGTTTATTGTAAAGGATGTTAAAGATGGTTATGTTAGTTACGTAAGTAATCTGGGGTGTTTTAATTATTCCACTACTATACGTAATTTCAGATCATTGTTTAGAGAATTATAAAGGGATATTATGGGCAACAATTCAGATATCGATTTACTCATAAGTGAGATGCGCAAGAGATATTCGGCGGAAGCAATAGAACGCATTAAGCGGGAGTTAGAAGAAGATGACTATGAGGAAGAAGAGGAAGCTGACGTTGACGATGACTAGAGGCATCCCGGCCTCTGGTAAGACTACGTGGGCGGAGCAGGAAGTTATCAATGCTAAGGCGTGTGGAGAAAAGGTAGTTATTGTTAATAAGGATGATATTAGGGCAGAGCTTGTTAAGCAAGGATGGAAGTGGTCACATGAGACGGAGAAGGAAGTTATTGAAATCCGTAATAAGGCTATTGTGGGAGCGTTGGCGCATGGTGAATCCGTCATTTGCTCAGACTGCAACTTCGGGAAGCATAAGCAGCGCCTAAGTGATTTGGCAAGGAAGTATGGTGCAGAATTCCGCGTGGTTGACTTTACCCATGTCCCCTTAGAGACGTGTATTGAAAGGGATAGTAAGCGTCCTGAGGGGAAGCGTGTAGGAGAGAAAGTCATCCGTGAGATGTATGAGAAATATGTGGCGATCCCCAAGGTGGAACATTATGTTCCTAAGTCGGAAACACCACTGGCAATTATATGCGATCTAGATGGGACATTGGCATTATTTGATGGAAAACGTAGTCCTTATGATGCTGCCAAGTGCGCAGATGATGACCTGAACCTGCCAGTATATGAAGTTATATCTGCCATGTGTAACCGTAGGTATAAGATCATCTATTTGTCTGGACGGGAAGATAAGTTCAGAGCACAAACAGAAGCATTTTTGACCAAGCATCTGTGCCCAGTTGGTGGCCCACTTTTGATGCGGCCTACTGGAGATTTCAGGAAGGATTATATTGTTAAGCAGGAGTTGTTTGATAAGTATGTCCGGAATGATTATAATGTTCTATTTGTTCTTGATGATAGGAATAGTGTGGTCAAGATGTGGCGGGAGTTGGGGTTGACGTGTTTGCAGGTTGCAGAGGGCGCATTCTAGTATAGCTGTGCCCAACTATGGCCTAACTGTATGGAGTAGTATGACGAATTGTTTGAAATGCAAACGTGTTTGGAATTCGTTGGGTGCTTATCCAGATTTTTGCAATGAAAAATGTTTTAACGACTACTGGAATGAACAATTAAAAAACATAGTAGATAGACATAAGTTATCTGTGTCTACATTGGCAAATGTGATCTCTGATTTAATTAATACTCGATTAGTATCAATGAATGATAATTATTGATTATCTTGGCGGGAAACCTGTGGGGCAAAGCAATTCCGCAAGGAGTCCCCACACAAAGGTTATAAGTGCGAGTGGGCTGCCCGCCTTGTCATGCTGATATGTTGTTGGAAATAGCCAATGAAGAATAACAATACAACAACTATTACTTACCTCCTTGATGGTTAGGGGAATGGTGGAGTTCAATGTGGTAAATGTCTTCATTATGAACCTGATGGACACTGGGGAACTACGTGCCCAAAATGTAAACGCAGGATTGTAAATGCTACCATAGACATCAAATCACATACAGTCAGGCAGTAAATGGGCACAGGTGTACAAGATCTGGTGTACAATATATTGTACACTATGTAATTATGAGTAACTATAAAATTCATCCGCACAACGAATGCGCGATATGCTCAAAACCAAAACATTACAAACGTAAAGTATTGGATAAAGAGACCTTAAAAGAACTAATGCAAGACGAGGGAGGCTCTGAAGCACGGAGCGTAGCCTTAGCGGAGCGGAGTGAATCAGAGCCGGAGCAAGAATATGAGTTATGAACAGGATCTAAAAGCTGCTGAAGCTACAGCCAGAATCTCTGAAGCCTTAAATAAATTTAGGCAACGTCATCCAGACGCTGATGAACAAGAGATGGCAAAGGTTCTCACCAGTAAGTACGTATCTATACCTAAGCATATAGAAAAAGATACTGAAGTATTACTAGAATGGTTGTATAATTATGTTACCAGTGACCTCGAATCAGAAGTTAAAGATCCGTCTATGCCTCATAGACTCAGTGATCCCACCGCACAAGATAACACGCCCGGAGCAAGTTATCGCTTTGGCCCGAGCTTTTCGGGATACCGGCTGGGACCCTTTTAAACCCGTTCTGGTGGGTTATGAGCACAGGGGTAAGGTACAACTATTGTCCGGCACACATCGTCACGCAGCGGCCGTCCTAGCGGGTTTTAAGCACCTTCCTGTGGTGGTTCACAAACCAGAGGCTGTTCGGGAAGCGTGGGGGAATCTGGAGACTTGGACCCGGTTGATGAAATCTGGGGATCGTACTTCGTACTGATCGAAAAATTACAATTACACGTCTTTCTACTCTTAGCGTAGCGCGTATGTAATTTTTTGCAACCTGTTGAAAATGCGGGACTTACAGGAATTACATCGAGTCGCATGTAATTTCCATGTAATTTTTTCGGACTGACACTTTTCGCTTGACAACCGCAGAGAAATCTGTTACTGTGACACTTTCCCATGCCCACAAACCTTTCATAAACTCGCGTCTGATTGGGCAGACGCGCAATATTTTTCTGGAGAGATTTGGAAAATCGTTTCCTGACGTTGGAAGACTTGGGCAATCTTCCTCCACCGAAGTGGTTGATTGAAGGGCTATTCGAGAAGGACGCGCTCGTCATGCTCGTTGGCCCGCCAGCCGCGTTTAAAAGCTTTCTGGCGATAGATTGGGCGCTGTCCATAGCATTGGGCAAGCCGTGGAACGGACGCGCCACAGAGCCGTCTAGAGTCCTCTACGCGCTCGGCGAAGGCAAAGCCAGCCTGCTGAAACGAATCGAGGCGTGGGTTTGGCACCGGCGGCTGACCCCGGACGAGCGCCGGAAGCTGAACTCGAACTTCCGCGTGACCTTCGACGTGCCGCAATTCGCTGCAGCGCGGGAAGTTACGGAATTTTTGGATGACCTGGACGCCGACGGCTTCGAGCCGGGGCTGCTCATTATTGATACGCTGGCTCGCAGTTTCGTGGGCCGGGACGAAAACAGCCAGGTGGATGCGGGACTTTGGGTTGAGTCCGCAGACCGAATGCGGCAGCGGGGAATGGCGATTCTGGCGCTGCACCACACGAAGAAGAACACGGAGTTCGGTCTTCAATACCGGGGTTCCTCGGCACTGCAAGGTGCTATGGACACTGCGTTCACCCTTGCAAGGGACCCAGATGGATTTAGGGGTTACGCAAAGTTATTCTGCTCTAAGCAGAAGGATCATGAAGAACCAGATGACATATGGCTAAGACGGGAACATATTAAACCGCCAACTGCAAGTGAAGGTTCTATCGTCTTATTGCAGACAGATAGGCCGGGGGACGCAGAAGCCAAAGAACAAGAAATGCATCAAGCTGAAGTCGATGAACTAATAGCGTCCTTGCTTGGTGACCCCACATATGCTACAGATAGAGCTAGAGCACGGGTACTAGCAGAGAAGACCAATATGTTAGAGGGCACTGCACAGACACGGATAAGTAGAGCGAGGAGAAAGTTTGATGCCGAACAAGAATTATTTGAGCGGCCGGAGATTTGAGTATCAGCTTAAGAAAGATCTAGAATCTCAAGGTTGGTTAGTGACACGAGCTAGCGGCTCTCATGGAGTGTACGATCTTATCGCATTGCGCGAGTCTGAGCAAGGCCCACAAGTAGCCCTGTTCCAATGTAAGGTATGTAAAACTGATAAGGTTAATCCTATTATAAAGAAAGTGCGGGAGACACTTATATTCAAACCCGAATCATTCTCTCAATTCGCAGCAATAAAGATAACCGGCAAAAAGCAATATATACTGTATAAATATACGGAGTAGCCCATGTCTGATACAGACAATCTAGATAAAGAAGCCATCCTCGAAAGCGCACAATATGATAGTGAATTCCGCGAAGTAATGGGCAAGCCAGCTCAACCTAGCATCCCTGGGCTCGAGCCTGCGGCTACGGGTGAGGAACCAAAGAAGGTGAAGGAAGATAACTATGAGCAGTGGGCGCTAGGCCCTAACGGTAAGTTTTCCCCCGTTGGTACAACCATTAAAGAGGTTCCAGCAGGTATTTATGAGCCATTTGCAATCCCCGGTATGTGGGGCATAGAGCGGATGAAAATTACCAGTGACGAGATCTATGAGTTGCCAGACATGGCTACTAATGCTGTTATTGCTGAAGCCGAAAAGTTCTGGGCTAGTGAGCTGCGGTATCGTAGACATAGCCTATTGTTTAAGCGTGGCATCTTGCTGTATGGCCCTCCAGGTGGCGGCAAAACTGCTTGTATCAAGTTGTTAATGAACAAACTGGTGTCCCGTGGTGGCATTGTGCTTGTTGTTAACAATGTGCAGCTTGCTATTCTGGCGCTAAAGGCTATTCGTGCTATTGAACCGCATCGTAATCTCATCACGATTCTAGAGGACATCGATGAGATTAAGGCTACCAATGGCGAGGCGTCCCTGTTGTCCATGCTTGATGGTGAAAACAATATAGACAAGGTTCTAAATATTGCTACCACCAATTATCCGGAACTGCTTGGCGCGCGTATCATTAATAGACCGTCTAGATTTGACCGTAGAATTGAAATTGGAATGCCAACAGATGAAGCGCGTAAAGCATATCTGGTACGAGCTACAGACGGAACATTATCTTCAAATGATCTTACACGGTGGGTTGCAGACACAAGAACTATGTCTATTGCTCATCTGCGTGAGCTAGTGGCTGCCGTATATTGCCTTGAGCAGCCATACGAAGATGTTGTGGCCCGGCTTAAGGACATGGCATCAGCTGTGAAGTCCGGGGATGAATTCAAGCGGAAGAACATGGGATTCAGTTCCGCAGCGCGCAACATGCCAACCGCATTTTATCCGGCAGAAGATTCTGCCTAGTGGAGCATAAAATTCTTGACAAATCTGGAAAGTTGTGATACGCTTCTTTCTATTCCGATGTCAAGTAAACAGAAACCGAATCGCTCGCCAGAGCACTGTTGGATATTTAAGTGTCAATGGCGGGCGACCAGCATAAAGTTACGTGTAGAAGCGAACGATCTTGAAGCAGCTTACAAAAAGGCTGAGTATCAAGTTCTAAAGTCCTTAGGTGGAGCGTCCTGCCTAGAAGTAAAGTGTGTGGAACAGGTGTACTAATGGGTGGTGCTACAACAAAGGAATATAGAAGACAATATTACTTACGCAATAGAGATAAGATTCTAGAAGCGGCTAAAAAATATCATCTGAGGCATGGAGATACACGTAGGAAAAGGCAGCAAGTGTATCTGGAAAACAATAGGGAAGAGATAAACGCCAGACGAAGAGCGCATTATAGGTCCAATAAGCGATTAATGCAGGCTCGGGCAATGAATTGGGCGCTAGAACATTATTACAAAATAAGTAGGGATGAATATGATGCGCTATTGCGAGACACACCAAGCTGCAAAATATGCAGTAGAAATTTTGACGATAGTCTAAAACCTTGTCTAGATCATTGCCATAAAACTGGAAAAGTTAGAGGGATATTGTGTAAGTCGTGTAATAGTAAGTTAGGGTGGTTGGAAAGGAACTTGGGCAATATCAAGGAATACATTGGAACAGAATTCTAGACGTAAGCTATCTGCATCTGCATTAAATACATTCTTACGATCTCCAAAAGCGTATTATTGGAGTTATATAGCTAAGCTAACACCGATACAACAGAGTGTCGCAACCTACGATCACGATAAACTGTGCGGTATCATCTGGGCTGAATTCGTTCATAGATTCTACAATGAAGTAGCAGAAAAGGAGAACCTTGATAAAACGCTGGAGGATTGGAATAATCAAACCGATGGATGGGTCCCAGAGAAAGCGAAGGATAGACTAACGAAAGCATTAGAAACCTGGGGTCATGCGTATTATCAAACATTCAGCCCAGATGATGGGGCGAGAACAAAGAGCCAGTCAGAGCTATTCTTAGAGAATGACAGATTCCTAGGCTACCTTGACGGGTTAAGTGAGGATGGAATTGTTCACGAAGTGAAATCTACCTCTCGTTCACCGCAACTCGCTGGACAGCTTTGGAAGGTGGAGAATAGTATACAGGTTAAGCTATACTGCGTGCTCGCTAAAGCTAAGGGGAGGCAAATAGAATTCGCATTTAAGGACGCACCACACGGCTTGTTCCGAGGTCCAGTATCATTAGTAAGCGCAGAGCAGTTGGCTGGATGGGAACAGGAACTTAACAAACTGGCAGACTACATACATAGTCTTGGTGACGATATAAACAATTACCCATGTCATCCAGATGGTTGTTGTCTAGTAACTAAGGGCATAACAAGCATGTGCCAGTTTGAGGCGTTATGCACTGACGGCTTAAACGATTTTACAAAGTATGGATTTAAACAGAGAGAAAGACGCAAATAGACAAACACTGATACGAGGTAAATGAATGAGTGCAGTAGAAGTAAGAGAAGGTGAAGTCGTCAATGAAGAAGCGTTAGCAAAGCGAGACGCTGACATTGGTGCAATGGTTAAGGACCAGGACAAGCCACTCCTGAATGTTATGAAGGATATGAAAGGTCTGGACTGGAAACAGCTAACACCACCGCAATTGGCCGTGTTAATTATGCAGAAGCCATTCCAGTCTCAGGGTGGAACAATGTATTTGAGCTTCAAGCAGGCTATCCTATTTGCCACACGCTGTTACGAATTGGGTGTGTCACCGTTCAGTAGTGAGGTTTGGTTTGATCCTAATAGGGCAACAGTTAACCTTACACTTGAGGGTAAAAAGCAGGTGGCGCGGAACAAGGGTATTGACCTTGGACCTCCCAAGTTTGAAGAGTTGGAGCGCACGTGGGATAAGCTGGCTAAGATGAGTGATACCGCGCAGAGCGCGAAGCAAGCTGGTTTTACCAAAGACATTGGTATAAAGTGCTCTATTCGCGTAGGCGACCCCAAGAATCAGGAGTTCTCCGAGTATACAGCGTGGCTAAGTGAATGGTTTGTTTCAAAGAGTCCTGTGTGGCAGGCCAAGCCGTTACATATGCTACAGACTCGGAGTTGTGAGAAGGCAATTTCACTTGCGCTTGGAACAGGCGCATCGGATATGGTGGTTGACGATTAAGGAGGATAACATACTGCACACATAAATAAGGTAAACACGTATAGACTAAACCCATTTGGAGTAAAAACGTTGTACACAGAAACGGTAAACACAGAAACTGGAGAAATCGTAAACATGAGTGAATCAGTATTGAGTTTGTTGGATATCCCCGATCTTAGCGCAGTAGAGGACCAGCGTCCGGAACCACTTGCCGATGGTTGGTATCAGGGCACAATCTTGGCAAAGCGTGAGTTCACAGATAACAATGGTAATGAGCGGGTATTTGAGTCATCGGATACACCAGCGCAGCGCAGTGGTCGGAACATCCGGCTGCAGGTAGAGTTGAAGCGCTGGTCTGATGGCCGCACGTTCAATCTCAGCACCTTGATCAACTATAAGCCAGAGGATCTAACCGCTGAGGTAGTGCAGGCTGTGGCCAAGGCACGACAGGAGAACAAGGAAAACGGCACGGAATTTGGTCCTGGCCTATTCCGCTCCTTCATGACCTTGACTCGGTTGGCCAAGCTGCAGAAGATCGCTGGCGTCCGTCAGTTCCATCGTTCCGATGATGGTGGTCTTGACTTGACTCCGTTGTTTGGTAAGACCGCGTATTTCCGAATCCAGCCGGACAAGCGTTCGGAAGGGAAGTATAAGGAAATCGGAGACTTCCAAGACTACGAGCCAAAGCGAGTTCCGGTTCAGTAAGCTAGAAGAGGTTAGGTAGCGCCTAACTGAACTGAAGAGGGCGGGGAACTTCAGCCAGATTGACAAAAATACCGCACCATTTGATTACGGGCGCTGTAAACAATCCCGTTAGTTGAAACCAACCAGCGATAACAGTTCAACCCATCAGTCGGGTGATGTGATAGAAGGCTCCAGTGGGCGAGCGCAACTCGGCAACCCACAATATACCAATATGTTAATAAAGGGTTATAACAAGTCTGAACTATTGTCCAAGATATATGATATTGAAGGTTTTGATTACTTCTTTAATGATCATATAAATCTGGACGATATTACAGATAAGCGTTTCAGGAAACTGGTGGAAGCTTACCAGAAAGCTAGTAGTGCGTTACACGAGTTCTTAGATAACGCTGATGAAGATTAACAATTTTATTCGAGCACCTCTTGAGGATTGAATCACCTAGAGAGGAGATCCACTCAGTTGGTGAGTGCAGAAAATAGTCCAACAAGGGGCGGCATCGAAGGGTGCCGCCCTTACTCTTAGCAAAGATATTTAGTGGGCAATACGTCGGTGTAAGCTGTAATAAAAATCTAGGCTCTGTGCTGCCCATCACAACCTAGTGCCTATACTGTATGCAGCTTGCGCCGGCACCAAATTTTGGTTAATAATATGGCATTTTTTGATTGGTTAACTATAGTTGTTGGTTTTACAGTCATTATGCAGCAGCTAAATGAGATAAAAAATAGGTTGTCATGAAGCAAGTATTAGTGATGCGGGAGGATTTGGGAATGTCCCCTGGCAAATTAGCATCTCAAGCAGCCCATGCCGCAGTAGCAGCATGTAATCTGACATCTAAAGATGATTTAGATGAATGGGGCCGAACAGGGACTACAAAGATTGTGTTAGGTGTATACGGGCAGGACATCCTTATTTCCCTATACAAGACGGCCGTCTCCAGATATTTGCCTGCCGCACTTATCTGTGATGAAGGCAGGACCGAGGTAACGCCGGGAACTATAACAGGACTCGGCATTGGTCCCGCAGAAGATGAAGAGATTAACGAAATAACTGGACATTTACATTTATACGGAAAAGGAGAATAATGGCGGAAACAATTAAGGTATATTCTATTGGTGGAACAGTTGGCGCATTGTTTATACTTGCAATTACATTAATGTTGGTGTAAAATGAGTAAATATTTGCAGACTCCAAAATGTTGTGTATGCGGCAGGTTCTGCAAAGTTGCGGATAGCGGTGTTCCATTTGGAAGTTATGGGGATCTAGAACCACCAGAGGATGACCTATTTTGTAATAGGTGTGCTGAGCTAGAATATGACAGGTGCGTTCGCTATGGCAGAGTTATAGGCGGTTACTGGATAAAACCTAATTGGGAACGCAGGGCGGCTAAAGAACTGGGTTATGTATTGGCCGGACCTAAGGGAGCAGCATGGGCAGTATGGTGTTTCCCAAATCGCTTGCCGCCAGATTACGAGATATTGGAGAACAATTGCTAAAGCCTAATGGGTGTGAGGGGTGCCCCCTTAAAGACAAAGGACAGGGATTTTGTCCAGACCGTAAGGCACAGAAGCAGGCTAAATATTTGCTGATGGGAGAAGCGCCTGGAAAGAACGAGATTCTAAAGGGCGAACCATTCGTAGGCAAGGCAGGATTCGTATTGGATAATTGGCTGATACGCGCTGTGCCTCGTATTCAGCTTGCTAAAGAACGTGGGGAGATAATGTATGCGAACACCCTTAGATGCTTACCTCCAGAGGTTCAAGGCAGACCGTATCCTAGGGGGGAAGAGAAGCTACTTGCCGAAGCCCAATGCAGGGTATACGATTCATTTCCTGAATCCATACACACTGTCGTCTTGTTCGGTGATAGTCCGCAACGGTGTTTTTTCCGGGAGGAACTGGAGGCGGAAGATGCGTCTGATAAACGATTAGGACGTGATCTAAAGGGGGTAATGGGCCGTATAGGCAGAGAGTATATGAAGGATGGTAAAAAGTGGGTGTTTGCCCCGCATCCGGCGTTTATCCTTCGACAACCCGCGCTTGTCCAACATGGGCAAGAAGCGTTAAAGATAGCGAGTGGGGAACAGCAGGTTGTGGAGCCTGAGTATTACAGTTGGGAAAGTGCGTTGGAGGAACTATGTGTGATCTAACTTGGCATATATGTATAGATTGTCAAGCAGAATTCAGGTGTGACCAACATAATGCCTTATGCCCAACCTTCAACGGTTACGATGAGCGTTGTTTTAATTGCGAATTTAATGAGGAAGAGATACGAAGGCAGGAAGAGCGTGAGGCGCAACGTCAATGGGAGCGCGAAGAGTGGGAAAGGCAGTTTGGATATAAGGAATAAATGCTATGTGTGATGCTTGTCGTGAAGACCTACGCGAATATTATGGTGATGATGAAATCTACGACCTAAATCAAGCCTTCATGGAAGAGCATAGAGACGCTGGTAATGCCGTAGCGCATAGTGTATGCGAAGATGATAACTTAGAATTAAGTCATATCATTGCTGCTATACACGACATATCAAGTGAACAATGGCAACGTGATAGAATTGCTAAAGGTTATGAGCGCACTATACCATTTGAAGATGCAAGTGACGAGGATCTGGTTTTAGTAAAGAAACATCTTCACGAATTATACAAATTAGGCTGCAAAAAGATAGGGCGTGAGATATAATGGCAAAGAATAAACTGCACCATATTAGTGATCTGATAGCCCATGTGGGTTGCGGGTCGCTTGATGAAGCTGGGAACTGTGGTCAGTGCGATATTATACGGGCTATATTAAAACAACTAGTCCCGCCTAAGGTTAGAAATGGCGAAGAACAATTGTAAACCATTATTTTCCGTAACAATTAAAGACTGCGAAGTCCAGACATTTACAGTAGGTGGACACGGGGGAAGTGGGAAAGATACATCCAATACAGGAGTTCGTATTCTACATAAACACTCTGGCGCAGTAGGGCGCGCAGTGGACACCCGTAGTCAACAAAAGAACAAAGAGCTTGCCTTTCGTAGGATGGCAGAGAGTAAGACATTTCAATCATGGGCCAAACTGCGTGCTAGCCTAATGACTGAGCATAAGAGTATTGATGAGCGAGTAGAAGAACTGATGCAACCTGATAATCTTAAGGTTGAATATAGAACGCAGAAGGGTTGGATTGTTCCAGCGGAGGGCGAGTGATCACTATAGAATTCCATTACCCAAAATCAGATCGCAAACATGAAGGAGATTATTGGCAGATCCATATAAAGGGGGGTAGTGAGCTATTGAAGACGTATGGTGACTACTACCACGACAAGGGTTATGAGAAGGCACTAGGTTTTATAGATGGTGTAGAATACGTATCTGGTAATAAGATTAAGACGAAAGTCAAACATGTCTCTGATTTAGAGGATTACGAGTGATTATAGGCTCAGACTTAGAATGGTGCAGGGATGGAGACAAATACAAGATTGATGTCCTTGGACTGGCTTGGGACGAAGGACGAAAAACTACCGCTATTGATAGAAACGAATCTAGTCTCAGGCAGTATCTTGATATACTTGCCAGAGCGGACAAGATCGTTGGGCAGAATTACATTGATGCAGACTGCAGGCAGTTGGCAAGTGAGGGTATAGATGTTTCATCTCTCGAACCTAAAGTATTCGATATCCGTTTGGCATTTCATGCAGTCAATGGTCATTTGGCCGGGACTGGCTCTTATGATTTACGCAGTATCGTCCTCCTGTTGAATGGTAGGCAGGGTGTAAGGTTCCCATTGGACTTCAAGCAATACGAGAGTGATCTGCACAGAACCTGTGCGATGGACTCTGCTGCCGCTCTATGGTGTTATCCTACCCTAGAGCGACTAGTCCGCAGCAATAAGCTGGAAGGGACAGTTGAGACACTGCACCGTGTTGCTCCCATCTTTGCAAGGATGCGGGAACAGGGGGTCAGACTGGATCGACAGGTCCTTGAAACTATATATAGAGAACGTAAGAAGCGAACTGAGGAAACCATTGAGAAGTATCATCTGTGGGAAGAGCGAGGAAAGAAGGTCATTAAGCGCGTCCCTATTTGGCGGTCGGATAAAATTCTGGACATATGTGAGCAAAACTTTGGATTTCGGCCTGCTGACCGTAAGCGTATTACTTGGCTCAAACTACAAAACGATACAAATCTCAGTTCAGAAGCACAGGAATTTATAAGTGCAATTGTGGATTTGGGTAAGGGTGCAAATGACGCCCATTGGTTAGGCAAGGCAGAAGAAGGGGAAACAGAAGAAGACGGTATCAACTTCGGGAAGGTGCGAGATGATGGATTTATCTTTCCTCGTTATGACATTTGTGGAAGTCCTGATAGGGCTATCACTAGTGGCCCTAACATTCAAAACTTTCCTCGACCCAAAGATGACCCACGACCGGTCAAGCTTCGTAGCGCCGTGGTTCCTTTATTTCCTGACCATATTATGCTGGGCGTTGATTTTTCTAGTGTAGAGAACATTACTAACGCAATTGAAGCAGGGGATTGGGACAGGGTAAGGGACGTTTTAGCAAAGAAGATTTCCCACGAGGGAACCGCTGCGCTAGTTAATAACGCATTCGGATTGAATTTGAGTCGGGCACAGGGTAAAAATATTAACCATGGATTCGATAAGGGCGAGTCACCATATAACCTCGCACGGACACTGTTCAAGACGGAACGACCATCGAGACAACAGGTTCTACAATGTCAGAACATCTTCTTGGAAATGCTGCGACAGTATCCTAAGTCCGCTAAGTTTAGAGACGAGCTATGGGAGAAGGCAATGGAAAACCCATTAGTGGTGACGAACAGCTTCGGCAGACGCCTCTTGTGCTTCAGCCGTGCGAAATACGGAGAAAGCGGGGAGCGCTTTGCCAAGCACGATCCCCAGAAGAAATATTGGTGTTCTTGCAGCGAGTGTGGTCCAAGGCGAGACCGGTGGAAGTATGCTATTGCTTTCCTTGGGCGGTCGGCTGCATTCGATGCTCTGCTCCTGAAGATGCACACGATTTGGGAACAGAAGCGGTTGGATGATTTCTCCTTACCTTACTTGGAAGTACATGATGAGCTGGATTATAGTGTGCCGCGTGAGAAGGTAGAGCACTACGCGAAGATTGCGAAGGCAACATTTGAAGAGCCTATTCCTCAGCTTAGTGGGGTAAGCCTTCCAGCAAGTGTTGTATGGGGGAATAACTGGAGCGAAGCCCATTGATTACTAACAGAGATCGCCAAGAACATTTTACTGGTTCAGCAAGTGAGCACTTCGCGGCCTCTATATTTTTAAGAAATGGCATCCAAGTGTTTTGGCCAGCTTTACAGCAGGGTGCTATAGACTTTGTAATCTTAGAAGATACTGGTTTCAAGCGAGTTCAAGTAAAAACTGCTACTTGGATAAAGTCTGGAAATTTCAAATATCTTCAGGTTAGAACTAGATTGACTAAATTTCATCAAGACTATAGCCCGAAAGAGTCATATGATCTATTAGTCATTGTAGCGCCAGATAAAAGAGTGTGGGCCATCCCCGCTGAAACAGTAACTAGTAGTAACTTGTGTTTGGATGGTAACTGTCCCAATAACAGTAAACGAAAAAAGTGGACAAAATTTATTATAAGTGATTAGAATGAGTCTAACATATACAAGCGCCTCAGGCGTGGATATAGAACGGATTGTCAAGCGTATAGAGAAGGCTGTTGAAGAAGAGCGAATGGAGCACGTGGTTATATCGTGTGCTGTGGTAGCCATTCTCCGCCGGTATCCGGATATTGATGAGGATTCCTTATTGGAATGCGTTAAAGGTGTCACAGAATGGATAAGCTGCTATACGCCAGAGATGTGTTCCCGCTAGCCCCACTCGAGGGAGGAAAGGAAGTTTATAACTAATGGTTATTTGTGTAGACTTTGACGGGACCTTGGTTAATTATAAGGAAGCATTGCCTGGAGCTAAGGAGGCTATTAACAATTTGCGAGAGCAGGGGCATAAGATTATAATATTTAGCTGTAATAATAAGAAGTGGATAGAGCAGATCCTGCGGGATAATGATATTCGTTATGACTATATCTGGGAAGGGGACAAACCCGTCTGCGACATATTTATTGATGACCGCAATGTAGCATTCGATGGGGATTGGGGCAAGGCTACAGCAGAAGTTGAGCGTAGGGTTACAGAGAAGAAGCGTAGGTTTGAACAGGCTGTTGATGGCGGGGAAGAGGTAGACGATTTCCTGTGGGGAGTATAAATGAGTTACAGACCCATATGCGACGTTTGGGTTCTTGCAAGGAGTAAAACAAAATACTATGGTGCGTATCCGGCTGGCTTTCTACACCGCGCTAGGGCTCTTCTTGGAGTTAGCGATACAGATGCTGTGTTGCATGTCTGCGGCGGTAAGGTTAAGGATTGCCCTTTTAGAGGATTCGGCGTTAACGATAAGACGCTAGACTTGGACCCAGAATGCAAGCCGGACTTTCTACAGGACGCCAGAGATGTGTTCCCGCTTAACCCTTCTAGACCATTTGATGGTTTGTGGGATGCAGTCCTTATTGACCGCCCATATACGGAAGAGGATGCGGCCCATTATGTGCCGGGTAGGGACACATTACCAGACCTTAATGACTTGTTGAAGCGTTCGTTGGACATAGTTCCAATGGGCGGTAAAGTGGGATGCTTGGACTACCTGTGGCCCCATCCGGGGAAAAAAGGTAAGGAAGTTGCCGTAGTCGCTGTAGGGACAGGCAGGAATAATAGGGCCAGATGGTTCACGGTATTTGAGAGAATATAATGACTAAGAAATCTGCAGAAAAATTATTACAGCAAACCATACATAAGGTGAATACCCCTATTGCAGACTCTAGACTAAAACTATTTGAGCTGCATCGCAGAGTTGACGAGTTAACTAAAATAGTATCCTACTTATTAAGTAAGACTAAATAATAAACTCGCTGTGGCGGAATAGACGTTACCTGTAAAGGCAGGGGAACACCGTTACTAGTAGACGCTAGATATGACTTGCAACAAGCGCGTAAGCGCTATGTAAAAACGTAATATAGAGGTGTTAAGTGGTAGGCTCTGAAAACGTTAATAGGAGCAACCGAACGGGATAAGGCTACCCAATACGGCCCTCATGCGGGGTGGAAAACCGGGAATCCCCGCCAGCGAGAATTCAGGAAAGAATATAATGTCACATGTGCTAAAATGGAAATGTCCAACTTGCGGTAAGTGGGTTAAGGAGGAAATAAGTATACGATGTCAAGCATGCCGAAGCAAAAGCCAGGGTTAAGTAAGCAGGACTATCAGACTCCGCCGGAGTTATTAGAAGCAGTCAAGAACCGGCTACGTATTCCTTATTTCGAGTGTGATCTTGCTGCGTCCAGTGATAATGCAGTGGCCCCATTATGTTACACAGAGTCTGATAATGCGCTATTGCCGGAGAACATTTGGAAATTCGGCGGTCACAAATGGTGCTGGTTGAATCCACCATACGCAAATATTCGACCATGGGTTAAAAAAGCGGCTGGTGAATCCTTTAATGGCGCGAATATAGTAATGCTTGTCCCCGCCAGTGTTGGGGCTAACTGGTGGCGGGAATGGGTAGAACCCTATGCGTATCAGGTTTTTCTAAATGGTAGGCTGACCTTTGTAGGGGAAACAAAACCATATCCTAAAGATTGCGCATTATTGTTGTATACGCCATGGGGATTTAGAGGTCACGAGGTTTGGGATTGGAAGGGTAGAGAGGAAGGAGAATAAGTGTTCGACGCGCTTGTGACACAGATAATGTCATCGTTCAACAACCAGTTCTTGTCCGGCGGGTTGACTCTCATGGCTATTGGGTCCGCAGGTTATTACGTAAGACGGGTCCCTGCCGTATTGTGGGCAATGTTTCTAAGATATTGGACCGTTGTGCTAGACGTCCAGAGCGGTGACAAGAGCTATGATTGGTTGCTAACGTGGTTAAGTAAGCAGTCATATGGGGATAAGTCTAGGCGTATATCTATTAAGCATATACGCAGTAAACAGGGTATATCGCAGGTAGTAATGGTCCCCGCTAAAGGCGACCATTGGTTCCTCCATAAGCGTAGGCCGTTGTGGGTTACACGTGTCAAGGATAGTGAGGGTCCAATAGCGGCTAATGCTGATATAGCGGAAGCGTTGGCCCCTAAGGAACGCATATCTATACGGACTGTTGGCAGATCAAGGGCAATATTGAATTCCATTATAAAAGAGGCTCAAGAACATTTTGAATCAATAGATAAGGGTCTAACCATGATCCACCGTTATTCATGGGGTAGTTGGTCTATCATAAGAAAGCCTAAGCGCCCACTGGAGTCAGTGATCCTACCTCCAAGTGCTATCGGACTAGTAGAAGACTTAGAGAACTTCGTAAAGATGGAGGATTGGTATAGACAAATGGGTATTCCTTACAAGAGAGGTTACTTATTTTATGGCCCACCAGGTACTGGTAAAAGCTCCACTGTGGAAGCGGTAGCGGGACATCTTAATATACCAATATACTTACTTAATCTGGCGACCTTTGATGATAGTAGGTTGGAAGCCGCCGTATCAAATATGAATAATACTGGTCCATGTATCCTTTTGATAGAGGACGTGGATACAGTGAGCCCTAAGCGGGAAGCAAATGGGGCTCCGCAAAAGGTCTCACTTGGGACGTTGCTAAATGTGATTGATGGCGTTCAGGCTGCAGATAGCGTTATATTAATCATGACTAGCAATAACCCTGATAATCTAGACCATGCATTAGTAAGACATGGAAGAATAGATAAATGGGTAGAATTCGGCAATGCTACAGATGACCAAATTAATATTATGATTAACAGATTCCTAGGACAACCAACCATTGACCAGTGCAGACAAATTGCACAGTGGCCAAAACCAATAAGCATGGCAGAAGCGCAAGAACGATTGAAATTGTTTGCATTGGAGGGAAAATAGTGCTAGTATATTTGGTATCTTCTCTTAAGAATAAGCAGGTAGTGGAAGTGGCTAATGCACTGGAAGCAAATGGCATAACACCGTTTACCGATTGGCAGTGTCCCGGACCTGATGCGGATGACTTCTTGCGGGACCATTACGCTGCGCGAGGCAAAACATTTCAGGACGCGATGGCTTCTGCTGCTGTAGAATGTATCTGGCAGTTTGACAAGATGTGGCTTGATAGATCAGATGTTTGTGTGATGGTTATGCCTTGTGGGAAGTCAGGGCACCTAGAGCTTGGATATGCAATAGGTAGGGGTAAACCTAGTTATATATTGTATGACTCTGTGCCGGAACGTATAGATGTAATGCACCGATACGCACATGGTTTGTTCTTTTCAGTGGAGGAATTAATTAAGGAGCTTAAGAATGAGAGATAAGATTTATTTGTTCGGTGGTGCGTTATTGTTTGGAGCTATTGGGTTCGGTATCGCATTTGGCGGATGGCATTTGTATCAGGATCATCAGAATCATCATGAGCTGATCAACATGGTTATTAGAGCGCAGCAAGCGCAACAGCCTAAACCTGTAGCGGCTCCAACTCCGGAGAGTAAGTAATTGCGTGGAAATTGCTATGTCACATCAGAAGCACTATTTCATTTGTTGGGAGGGAGTACATCCGGATGGAAGCCCTGCAGACTTAGAACTCCAATTGACACTCACTGGTTCCTTAGGCATGAATCAGGACTCATACTTGACGCGACTGCTAAGCAATTTCGGGGATGGCGTCCAGACTATTCTAAGGGCAGAGGGAGTGGATTTCTCACGAGAGAGCCAAGTAAGCGGGCCAGAGAATTAATGCAGAAGATGTTGTGGCAGGAGGACAAATGATTTTGGCAGGTGTAGATATTGAAACGACAGGATTGGACCCAGACAAGCATCATAGAATTATACAAATCGGTATTGCTACTGATACACATGCATTCTGGCGTGATATACAGCCTGAGGGTCCAATAATGATTGACCCGAGAGCATTAGCTGTTAATAAATTTACGCTTACTCGTATTGGAAAAGCCGATCATACCAGTGTGGTAGACCGTTCACTGGATAAGTTACTGTCATCTGCTGGGTTCAAGCGTGGTGATTTAACGCCAGTTGGATGGAATGTCGGTGGATTCGACATGCAATTCATAAATAAGGAGTTGCCGCTAACTGCTAAATATTTCCATTATAGGTGTGTAGATCTAACAGCATTGGCTATATTCTATGAAGTAAAAACTGGTAAGTCTTATAAGGACTTGAAGGAAGACTTAAAGAAAAAGGTGGTTTCAATATTTGGGTCTGACAACGAGCATGATGCGCTATGGGATGCACAAGCGGCTCTGGTTGCATTGCGGTTGTTCAAAGAGGTATTGTAAATGAAAATATATATCGCTGGACCTTGGGTCCATAGGCATGATATGCCAGCTATTGCTGCCAAGTTGGAGCGAGCTGGGCATACTATTACACATAGATGGTGGGAATTCGAGGGAGATGAGAATAATCTTACTAAGAAGTTCCTGTTTGAGTGCGCGTTAAAGGACGTACATGGGGTGCTTAGTGCAGATGTAGTAGTGGTTATTAACTCTGCAAAGTCTGAAGGTAAGGCAACTGAGCAGGGTATAGCCATTGCTGAAGAGAAGCCTATCATTGTTATTGGTAAGCAGGGTGAGCACTCCAAGAATATCTTTCATTATCTTGCACTTTACTCATTCGTAAATACGGTAGAAGATGCAATCAAGAAACTGGAGGTATTAGAATTTGATTATGGACGCCCTTAATAAGCATTATGAAGAAGTAGTAGCTCCGTGTTGGAATTATGCTAAGCGCTGCAATACATGGAATGACCATGTGAACAATGCGGCGTTGGGTCTAGCTGGCGAAGGCGGAGAAGTAGCAGACCAGGTAAAGAAGATGCTTTACCATACTGAGAAGCCACTAGAATTTCATAAGCAGAAGGTCACGCAGGAGCTTGGGGATGTTGTATTCTATATGCTTAAGCTTATGAATATTCTGGACATTAGTATGGATGACGTGCTTACGGCCAATAGAGAGAAGCTGCAATCAAGGCACCCTGAGTTGGGGCAAGTAGTGGAGCGGTTTGGTGAGGGGTATATACGATAAATGATAAGTAAAACAGAAGCTTTACAAATGGAATTACCTTTTCCTGGGGTTGTTGGCGGTATAAATCGAGCTACAGGATTTGTGACCCCTGATTTCAAAAATAACGCAGCCGACACCAAACCCTCTAATCCTAAGGACATTGTGGGAAGCAGCAAAGTCCCAATGGGGTTGGTTCCCGGTATCACCATGGCGTATCTTGCTGTGGGGCACTTAGAAGGGGATTTGAAGTACGGTAGGACGAACTGGCGTGAAGCTGGTGCGCGGGCCATGATATACGTGGATGCCTGTTTGCGACATCTGGAGAAGTTCAAGGAGGGTGAGTGGGCTGATCCTAAGACTACAGTGCCACATCTTGCTAACGCATTAGCCTGTATAAGCATCATCATAGATGCACACCATGCGGGGAAACTGGTTGATGATAGACCTAAATCTACACCTGCATCAGAAGTGATAGATCAAATGAGCGAGATTGTTGCCCACCTTAAGAAGCTGCATGGAGCCAATAAACCAGTGGACTACTTTATTGATGGTCCCAAACAGAGGGAGTAGAAATGAAAGTTATATATGTTGCAGGGCCATTCCGTTCCATGAATAGTAATGGAAAGAGTGATGCATGGGGCGTGCAGAAGAATGTAATGGAAGCTATGGGAGCCGTTAGGTGAGGACGAAGAGCGTTATCAGACAGTGTTCGATCCATTAAAAGCGTATTGCTAGTACAAAACAAGAGCCTCTAGATTTTTGGTCTAGAGGCTCCTTTTCTTTAAACCGTAAGTAATTTTACTTATGTTTTACGAGTAAGATTGTGCTACGACATTTGAATTTCTTGAGGTAATCGTCTAATCCCCATACTTCGTTGTCGGTATCTACAATAACCTTTCCTTCCTTAACTATTACCCAGTGGCCCGCCTTATCCATCTCTCCACCCTTCATACCCAAGATACCAGTTTGACCGTCTAAGTATCCTTCTTTGCGCCATACAAGTTTGAGTGGAACGCCGAAGGACGCAGCGGCAAGTTGCATATCTGCAATGATGGTGCCCCGCCTACGAAGTTTCACAGGGTCTACCAAATCTCTTACAACAAGCGCCACGTCCCCATAGGATTTATCAAGTAGCATGGCCAAAGTTGCGATCCCACAATCCCAATCGTGACGTTGTTTCGTAACCTTGATCCGCTTTGACATTGCTATAATATCCTATGCTTAGTGGTTGATCCCTGGTCTGACTTCAATGTGCGGAACCAACGCATACAGTTCTTGGCTTGGCACTGCCACTTGCGATAAGTGCGTGTCTCAGCGTAGTAGGTTCCCCGAGACTGAATCTTCTTGCTTCCACAATCCGGGCAGCCTACGTGTCCAAACAATTCCCGGTTCATGCAGTTCGGGATATAAGGACGTAGCCTGAGGAACACCTTCCGTAGCAGCAGCGTATCGTGCTTGTTATAATCAACCATAACCCGGATAGCGTCTTTATCACCAGCCAATGCCTTAAGCCATAACCCTCCTGGAGTCTCCTTCTTCTTACCAATCTTCAGGTAACGAGCCAGATAGTCTAGAGAGTTACTGTTGAACAAGAACTTCTGCCTTGCGACCTTGCACGTGTCAATACTATTGACAGGCGGTAGCGGTGGCAGGTTATGGTACAAGCAACGGGTAGCCACATACTTGTCATCAAACTGTGAGCCGTTATGTGCGACCAAAACATCGGCTTCCGAGAACAGTTCGTGTAGCTTTTCCACTACAAATCTGTCATCCGCCGGGTTTTTGGCAAAGCGCTTGGGGTCATCCAGAACGGATACCGCGTGGACCGCCTTCTCTCCTAGCCAGCACCAGCTTACCGAAATAATGTAACGTTCCCTCAAAATATTCGTATGGGGGATGTAGCCGTCCTGCTTAAGCTGGAAGGCCGCCACGACGTTGTAACTCGTTTCCAAATCGTAAATCAGGATGCGGGGCCTATCCGCCTTCTTCAAATCAGCCATCAAATCTCCTTAAAAATGTGCGGGAATTGAGCAACCAGCGTAACACAGAAACCCCTATTTGTCAAGGATTTATTGTGTTTTCTGAGGGTGTAAGGCATACAGGTAGGCATTAGTTGGGCACAGGGGACGACTAACGCTTCTTCAGCCACGCACCCCATCCACCCAATGTCACACCAAGATACCTTATCGTAGCTCTGGTTGGGCTCTTCCTGGCGTTGTTCATCCAGAACCGACCATCAGCTCGCCACTTAGAGATATCTCTAGCCTTTTCCCAACCTACGTCGTAAGCATGTTTAGGATCTTTCTTATAGTGATACGCAAGGTCGTGCTCTAAGCAGGCATCCTGATTCCATTCAGAGACAACACTGCAACCGTCTGCACCAATCTTCTTTGCTTCAGACCTTACCCATACCTTATAAGCTAATTCATTCATGGTTTTATCCATAAGGCACCTGCTCCATTCCCTCGCGGGGGTAATTCGTCTGTAATTACTAACCAACCGGGACGTGCATCTGGAGTCCCGTGCGCTAAGATGAAATCAACCACTTCGCAGCGCCAGTCCATTGGAGTTTCCACGATTTGGCCCTCACTGTTGCGGTAAATGGGGTTTACTGTGGGATTAAGATAAGAGAGAACATCTTCGCCTATGTCATTGGCGTTAAGTCTCTGCCCTACGAGACCCCAATTAGAATCTTCTTTGCGCAATTCATTGGCCAACCTGCGCACGAAGCGGTAATCTGGTCCAGCATTAGCTGCGTCCCACTCTGCAGGGAACTCATTGCGCAGACGCTCGACCACGGATAGCTTGTTAGGCATACGCGGCTCAAACGCTGGTGGCGGGTTTGTTCCTCCACCCCCTCCGCCATTGCCATCCTTCTCTACTAACTCCAAGATATAGTCCAGAAGATCTTTCTCGAATACTTTGGCTAGGCGAGATTGCCCTGCAATGTTCCGTATACGAGACTTCTTATCCGAAGCAGATGGAACCCAGTAGTTGAAGCGGTTAGGGCGTTCTGGGAAAGCGTAGAGGAACGCTCGACCCCAGTCTCGCAGAGCCTTAACCTTGGCCATACCGTTCCCACGCCGGTCAGCGAAGGGTAGGAAGTCTACCAAGCTGTAGTTCCTTACCCACTCTTCGTAGAGGGGCATACACTCCAGCGTCTGCTCCACGCTCCCAGACCCGTTAAAATCGTCAAAGCGAGGCGATATGCCGAAGGGCCTGCCATACCCCTTGACCCGCTCCAGAACTCCTTCCAGACGGACTTTAAACGCGTTTAAGGGCTCGTTTGGACGCCTGTACGCCTGTACATTGGGACGGACTTGCTCAGTAACCCATGCCGGACGCTGTGCTGGCCAGTCGTCACTATCCATGTAGGCGATAATGGCCCGCTCAGGACGTTCCTCGCACCGGCCAACAGCGTTATCAAGTTCCTCAGCATTCCGCCCCGAGCACCACCAAGCGACGCAAGTGTTAAGCTGGTCCTCTGACATCTGTGTAGGACCGTCCCCCTGTAGGATAAGAATGTTCCCATGCAATCTAGCAATATCATTTGCTAACCGATTAGGATCTGCGGGGTCTTCTACAAGTAAGATGGCGTTCCCTACATGGTCATCGGTATCCCCAAACTTACCATGCGAGAAATACGGTGCTACCCATCCATAATGACTGAACGCTTTAATCATTAAATCCTCTAAAACTGGTGGTGCAGGTGTTGTAGTTACTGGGTAAGGTGGAGTGTAAGATTCAACACTAGTTGCGGCAATAGCATCAGTGCATAACACTGCAACACGGTCTCCGCTAACAGCCAGTTTAGGAAATAGTGTGTTTCCCGTTATCGCGTCAAACCAATTCCCGTCTGGAGTAACTACCGTCATACCACCACGTGGACCCTGACCTGCAGTAAACCCAGATCGCTGCATCCATTCAGAGAGTGTCTGTCCAGCAAAAGTAGAGGATAACGTCTGATCCCCGTAAACTACCCTGCCGTCATCCGCAATAAATCGGATACCCTGAGACGTATTTTCAGCAACGTCTGAGGGAACACTCTGCTTATCTATAAAGGTTCCATCAGGGAGGTATCTCCCCACTTCACCAATATCACAGTTAGGACCGCGTAGTATGTAAACTACACCATTGCGCAGTGATGCCGGATAGTTTCCGGGGCCAGTAGGAAGGAACTGCTTAATGCCTTCCCCTACAATGCCCACACCACTTCCATTGCTAATCTTGCCTGTTGCCAAGATCTTAGTCCCAGTAGCGCTGTGCCCTGCGGCGAGAAATAATAGGTAACCCCATTCAGGGGCTTCTACACGCCATGCAACCGTGCCAGTATCCACATTGTAGCAAGTCACTACGCCGGATTCTGCAGTGACCACATGTAGTTGGCCATTAAGAAATACTACGTCTGCGTAAGCACCTGAGTAATTCATTTACTTCTTATCCGGTGGTAACTTTATATCGGTATAAATATCCCGTGGGTAAACTATATCTATGTCGTAAGCACCAAGTCGTTTGTCACCAGCCAATAATGAGGTATCTGGAGCGCCCCTTGAGTGCGAGAACTCATGCAATATGGTGCTAATAAGTTCGTGACGTGGAATAGGTTTTCCTTTGTTATTGCTCCTAATACTTATTTGACCAGGACGCCACTCACCCAATAGACCACCATGTTTATCCTGAACATCCGGAATGTTGAAGACATTGTATATGCTGGTCGCCGCCTTGGGCCAATGCATAGCTAGTAGAGAAACTAAGTCTTTAGTTTCTTCCGGCACATCTGGAGAAAACTTCATGTCGTAGAACCTACGACCGGGCTCCCATTCTCTGTCGTTAAACTTTGTTTCCATTGGCTCAAAGAACTTGGGTGGAGCCGCCTGCATGAACGTATCGTTCATGTGAGGTCCTAGTAATAGTCGCAACATCTCATTTGCAACTTTATTCTTATTCTGACTATCAGTATCTTGTCCTGCGGAACTATAAAATCTTCGCTGAATGTCAGGACGACTGAACTTGTCTGGTTTACTTTGCTCCTGTCCCATTACTTTTTCCCCGGCAGCTTAACATCTGAACCTTTACCATGAACCTTGTTAGGCACCAATGAAGTGTAATCTGTAGTTACGTGCTTCAAGTGTCTATCCTGGTCCCTGCGGTCAAACTCTTCCTTGCTGATTTTACCTGTAGCCAGTTCCTCTTTGTCGCGTCTTTCTGCGTCCCGATTTCGCATGAAGGTCTCTTCGCGCACTTGCCAGACTTGCCTACGCCATTCTTTTTCAGCAGGAAACTCTTTGGGAGTTGGCGCAGGCTCCCCTTTACCCATCTCGCGCTGCAGCAGAATTCTTTCCAAGTTATGCGGATCTTGTCCCACTTTCAGCTCCTTGCGCCTGTTTTATAGCCCGGTCTTCAGCCTGATACTGTTGGTTAATAGCCCTATCCTGCGCTTGCTGCTGGAGCCGCATCTGCCTGTCCTCCAACTGCTGCTGCAACTTCATCTGCCTATCGACCTGCTGCTGCTGACGCTTCTCTTCACGGTCTTCCATTTGCCACTGACGCTTGAGCATCCGGTCTTCCTGCTTCTCCTGCATCTTCATGGCATGCTCTTCCTGCTTCATTCGCAGTTGTGCCTCATCGCCATTCATAGCACGTTCGCGCAAAACACCCTCTAACGTCCGCTCGTTATTAACACCATCCACGATACGCTTCAGTTCTCCAAAAGGCAGAACCTTCCCACTGGAAGCCTTGTATATCCCTCGTAGATCTACTTGGCTCCCCTCTTGATCGGTATCTTCAATCTGGTTCGCCATGGCCCATGACTGGAACAGCGCCTCTTCCAATGGGGAAAGCTGCGTCATTTGCAACTTCTGGATCGCCGCATCCATATTGGTATCAGGTTTAGTATTACTTGAATTCATTTGGCATAGCCTTCCGCAACTGTTCTAATTGCCGCTCTTTGTCAAGTTGTTGTAATGTATTGAGGTAATCATCAATCTTTCTACGCCCAATCTTGATTAAACGATTCGCCTCTTCTGAGGATATCCCGCCCATGCGTAATGCCCGCTTAGGACCTTCTACCAAACTCCGCATCTCGCTTATAGTTAAGACCTTGGTCATGGGTGACGGTTTGGTGATATCAGGCTTCTTCCTTGTTAACGCCTCCTGAACACTTTCACCACTTACACGACCCATGGTGGCGAATGGCCTTTCTGGCCCGATAATCGTATTTTTAGGAGGATCAATATATTGGCTAATATACTTGCTATCATAATAGTCAGGGTCCCTAACAGCTTTTTTCCCTGCCCATGTAGCAAACCGCCGATACAATTGCTGTAACAATGGGTCCCTGCTTAATGTCACCTGTGTGGGCTTAAGGTAAGGCCCCTTATCTACGCGTATCTGGGTAGGCTTAGGCGGCCTGCTCTGGCTTGTAACACGGCTGGTTTGTAATGCCTCCCTTACAGCATCTTCCTCCGTCCAGTTATATGGTGTTCTAACATGAGGGACACGCTCTGAGCGCCCTTCTAATAATTTGGCCAACTCCAATGCAGCCCTCTTAGGAGCCACGCGCTTTCCCGCGTCAATGACGTTATCAAGCTGCCCCGCAACTTGCGGGATCTTACGCAAACTTCCAACCGACCCCATTGATAAAAGCTCCCCAATGGTCTGGGCGTCCATAGGCGGACGTTCCGTGGAAGGACTAAATAGGTCCGGACCACTGAGGAACCCGCTGATGAAATCCAACACTGGGGAATCCCCGCGCTTACTTGGCGGGGCGTTGGCTGGCAATTCTAAACCCTTAGGTTTCTTTACTAATTCTAACTCTTGTGGCATTACCGATCCTCTGGACAGGGAACTTCCATAACGTTACTTATTTCTTTGACGTGACCAGACGGTAGCATCACCCGGCAAACAGTCTCGTTCTGCCCACAGATAACACCCTCAACAACACGCGGTTCGTAAAGGTACATTGGTGTCATATAGGCCAACTTACCTTGAAATCCCTTAACTGCTATAGCCTCTGCGCCCCAACTAGGCGGGACATGGCACGTGACCCTTACACTACCACCGGGTAGCGTAACTTGTGGGTAGAAGGATAAAGCAAACGGGGCTTCCTTATACTTGGTATCAACAGAAACGGCAGCCAATTCAGCGATCCGTTCTTTAGAAGGCTGCCTTGGCTCAGGATTAACACCAATAACATCCCGTGGTGGATATAACAGAGCACAACCCGCGTTCAGACAAATGGTTAATACTATTGCAAGTTGTGCTCTTTTCATCGTTAAACTCCTGGGGCTTCTACTGGCGGTTCCTCGGCTGGTAATGGCGCTTCCTCTGGCATGGGCTCTTCACCCATGGGCATCTCTTCGGCTGGCATTTGCATGGGACTAAACATATTGCATAACCCCTGCTCGTCAATCTGCCCTGCAACTATCTGGCATGTTCCAGGTTCATCATTTGGAGCATAAAACTGACAGTTGGCGCACATAAACGGTCCCATTTCAGGACCTTTATAACCAGCAATCATGGGGTCAACGACACCCATCGGAGGGGCCATCTCCATGCCCATGCCTTGATCCATAGGCATATCTTCTGGAGCGCCCTCCATCATTGGCATAGGGGCGTCCATAGACATTTCCATAGCTGGTTCCTTCGCTGGAGCCTCTTTCTTCTCTGCCTTCTCCTTTGGCTCCTTATCCTTCTCTTTCCCCTTACTTCCACCTAGTCGCAGTGCCATGTAATTCTCCTTAGCTAAGTTGTATTGCGCACAATAAATAGACTATTGTAACACAATTTAGCCTAAATGTCCATTCAAATATCGTTCAATACGCTCTAAGCGCTGGTTTATAGGGTCTAACTTAGCTTCCAATAACTTCTCAAGGCTAGCATAATTGGCCTCCATAACCGCCACACGGCTCTGAAGATTGAATGCCCATCCAACAACTGCCAATAACCCTGTTCCAAGAACTCCCACAATTCCCTCTAACATGATAGTGACTCCGAAACGCGCATTAAAAGGCGCTCCAGAGCCGCTACAATGACCTAGGAGCGTATTTTCTTGCTACCTCTTTACTCTTCTATACCCAGCTCTCTCAATCGTTTCTTGAGCCGTTTATCCTGCTCATTAATCCGCTGGTTAATTCTGTCCTGCACCTTCTTTTCCTCTAACTCCATTAACTTTACCCGCCGTTGACCGGGACTGAGGCCCCTTAATCTGCGGTCGGTAACACCAGTTGTTGTCGCGTCATAAATATTACCTATATCACGGGCCACTGGAGGTATCGGCAACCCAGAAGGCGCTATAGTGTCTGGATGAAGTGGATTAAGTTTTTCGTAATTACCTTCGCTTAACTCATTAACAGTTCGCCATGCTTGCATAAATACGTCAGTGCTCGGGATAGCCAAGTCATTTCGTATAGCGTGCTGCACGGTAGCTCCAACAGGATTCTTACCCTGTGCCATGGCCCTACCAAAGACGTAACCAAGTGCCATAGTTGCCCCGTACTGGCCACCAAAGTTGTTGGTAATCTTTAGGAACTGCCTATCTACCCATGGGTTATATTCATTCTGCTGGCCGCTAAAATACCCAAATACTGTAGCCACGCCCGCTGAGCTACCACTCATTAATTGCTGCACTGCTACATGGCGTGTAGGCAGCGGCATTTGATGCCAGTGTTTTCTGAATAGGGGCCCTACTAACGGTATACGCATCAACCCCTGCTCAAGCTGGTTAGCATTTGTCTTGTAGAACGGCAGTAGCATGCTTGCTAAGACTGATGGTTGCCCGTATTGCCTAGTTCGTCTAAAGTTACCAATTGCGGCTGCAAATCTAGACAATGGCTCACTGGTAAGAGTAATGGCCCTAGCCTCTGGTTCCGAGAATCCAGCCTGCACAAGCAATCGCCTAGCCGCAACGTCCCCCTGTGTCAAAACTGTTGCTGGAAATGCTGTTGCCTGCCGGAACCACAATGGGCCTGTTTTCCCCATAACCCCCTCAGTACGTTCATTAGCGTTTAGCAGTAGGTGTTTTGCCTCACTCCACGATGTGCGGAACTCACGACTAAAATTAGCTGGAGTTAATGAACGTAGTGCGCGCCAACCACGTGGGTCTCCAGCCAAACCATGCTCGATAGCGGCCATAACTGCTGCTCCATACGGACCTATCCATGCGTTAATAGGTAAGCTAGGCATACCAGTCAGCAGCGATGCCCTATACAGATCCGGCAACATATAAATGCTAAGGTCCTTGGTAGCATTACGCATTTGCTCTGACACACGAGCAGCAGACCTCTGCCTTACTGCTGGAGGTAGATTTGGATTATCACTAAGATGATTGATTAATGCTCGGAATGCTGTTGGGGCACTCCACGCCCCGATACCGCCAAGCAATGCACCCGTAAGTGGGTCTTCCGGCGTAGCTGCGGCACCAGTCACAGCACCAGCAACAGCTAAACCAGACTGCATAAGCAATTCGTTTACAGCCGCACCTGTCTGCTTCCCGGCCTTGTAGCGGCTAACGATATCTGCTAGTCGCTTTCCCTGCTCTTCTGGTGGAAGTTTGGAAATAACATCAGAACTATCTGGGTCCTGCTTCAATGGGCGCTTGGTAATGTTTGCTAATCGATCAAGAGCCTGCTTAACTTGACCTTCTGTTACTTGGCCAGAGTCTAGCAATGCTATTGCTTTCTTGGCGACTTCTGCGCGGACTCGCCCAAGCTCTGCTCCGGCGGCCTTTAGTTCTTCCTTAGTTGCCTTACCTTCAGCTAATGCGTCCTTAAGGGACCCGTAGCGTGTGGCTGCATCTACTTCAGCCTGAATTGCTTCACTTAATGTTCGCTCCGGAACTGCTGTAGCTTGCGCTGGAGCTTCTTGCGCGAACCTGCCAAGGACCGGGCTAGACTTAACCTTATCCTGTAATGTTTTAGCACCCTTCTTCTGCGCAGCGCCTACAGTGTTAGGACCAAAGTCAACTTCCTTCGGCAACGGCTTGAAGGACTCTTCACCTACAACACCAAACTTTGCCTTAGATGCATCAAACTTGCTCTTAGCCATGTAGCTGGCCCAAGAGGTTTCGCCCTCTGGCAATACCCCTTCCTTTACACCACGTTTTGCAGCATACTTGCCTTCAGAAGCCCGTATCTCTTTTTTCCACTTGCTAATAAATGGAGTCAGCTTGTTTGGGTCGTCGGATACGAACAGCGTAGTATTGCCGTCCTTATCCGTCCGCATAATACCGTGTTTAGCGCTTGCCGGCAACGCATCCGCAGTCTCTGCGTAACGAACTGTTACACCCTTAGGCGTAAACTCTTCGCCAACTGCCTTAGGCCCAACCAGCTTATCATGCTCCACAATATCCGGAGACATACGAAGATTATCTGCGTCACCCTGACGCATAATGGTTGGCTTCTTTGCTGGTCCCCAATTGGTTTCTTCTGGAATTGTGTTGGGTTTGGTGGGGGCCTTTCCGACTAGACTCCTAAATGCGCTCTCAGCTTCCTTGGAACTGAACTGCGCAATTGCCTTATCAACCTGTTCTGGTTTAATAGTATAGGTTGGACTATTGGGTGACGCACCTATCTTGATGGCAATAGGCTTAAGTGCCGCACGCGGGTCTACCCTCTTCCCGCCTTCAACCATCTGGTAAGCGGGACCGGCCTCATCTACTTCATCCTTGTATTTACGCAGAACGTCTAAAATTCGGCCTACTACGTCCTTAGGCGTCTTTACGCCAGCAAGGTCTACAATGACTTCCTTACCATGTGCCTTCTCCACAACTTGCGCAGTTGTTGGAGCTTCCGGTGTTTTAGATTTAGAAACTGGCGCAGCCTTTAGAACAGGACTTGTCTTGTCAGGAAATCTAAACAATTCATTTATGGCGAATCCGATAGCGTCGTCCTGATCTTTTGTCTGAGTGCCTATAACCACGCGGTTACCAGCTCTTACAACTTCGATCTTATATGGCGCATCTGGTGCATCCCGCAACAATTTAACTGTAGTATTGGTCTCGTCACTGCGCGCAGTTCCAGTGCGTTGCAAAGCCGCATAAGCATCAGATCGCTTTTCGGTTACAGCGGGAGCCGCAGTATCACCCGCTTTTACCGCAGCGGGTTTTGCTGGTGGAACAATGGTCGTATTTATATGGTTGGGGTCAACATCAAAGTATCCGTTAGCCCCTTGCTCCTTGGCCATCCGACCCTTGGTAAACTTTACCCTAACACCAGATGGCCCATGAGTTAAGACCGTGCCCTCACTACCATACGCGTGAATCGTAGACCCAACTGGGTGCTTAGCTGCCCAATCATTAGGAGTTTCCCCAACTGAACCAACTTTTGGAGGTTGTGGCGCTTCTGCGGGCTTCGCGTTTCCAGCAGCGCCCTGCCTAAACTTCAATTCATCATTAATGATTGTTGTAAGACGCTTATCATTAGGCCACTTGGCCAGCGCGCTCTGCAGCTCTTCCGGTGTCCAGTTCTTAACCTCTTCTCGCGTAACTGCATCAATCTCCCGCTTCTTCATATCAACAGGAGTCTTACGAACAGGCGCTGCTGGAATCGGAGCGGGTGCTTCTGGTGCGACAGGAGCCGGAACAGGCTTCGCCGCCGCCCTTGCTGCCTGACGCCTCAATCTAGCATCAACAGAACTGTTTCCTGTGCTACGCGCTCCAACTACCGCTGGCGGAACCGCGCTTGCCTGCGCCCCACCCGCTGGACCCTTAGGCCCACGCTTTGGTCTTACAGGAGCCGGTGCAGGACCCGCTGGAGGCGGAGTTCCACCGCTCCCGCCCGGAGTCGTGTCATCTGGTGGGTTAACCTTGAACTTACCGTCCTTGGTCTTTACAACAGTACCACCAGTTTTCTTAGCGTAATGACGAGCCTTGATCCATGTTGGGAACACATTCTCTGCTGCTGCCGTAGGCTGCTCGGGAACAGGCGGAGCCTTAGGCGTGGGGGTTGGCTCTCCAGCTTTTGGCGCTGCTTCTGGAGTCTTTGGCGCTGCTGGGGTTTCTGGTGTAACAGGTTTTGGTGTTGGCGTCTCTTCCGCAACATTCTCTAAAACGATACGCCACTTGTATCTACCGGAACCTGTGCTTGCTGGATAACCACGTCTGCCAGTCATAGCAATGTGCTCAAGTGCCTTCTCGCGTGTGGTAAAGCCCATTGTCACTGCGATTTTCGGATCTAGCGGCTTGATCGGAGCATCTGCTGGCGCAGTTGGTTCCAAATCCTTTGGTCCTTTGCCCGCACCTTTGCCGCCCTCATCCGCAGCATCATCAGCTTTGGCTGTAAACGTCTTACGGAGAACATTAGCACCTGTAGGCGTAGTTTCCTTAACCGTCTCAGTAACAGACGGTGGGTTAGGCTCCAGGCCCTTTTTCGCTTCTTGTATCTCTGAAGCGGCTTTTTCCTGCGCGCGTTCCGCTGCACGATCCTTAATGGCTTTCTCTACAAAATCATCCCCAGCATTGAGGTTCTTGGAGTTTTGTTCGGCGGCTTGCTGAGACGTGCGCAGGCGCAATCCTCGATAAGAAGAGCGCTTACCGGTAGTGCCTGCTGTCTCTAAGTTGCGTAACGCTGTCTCAGTTGCTTCTGTCGTTTCACCAGTATCCCGAGTACGGCGATACAGTATTGTATCAAGATAATCGCCATCTATATCATTAGCCTTGCCACCAACATGCGCTCCACGCTGCCCACCGGTAACCTGCAGAACTTTCCCAGGTTCGCCCTTCGGATTAAGCACTGGCGGTTTGATAACCTCAGTACGCAGCTCCGCCTCACGCGCGATTCTAGCCTTATCGGCGTCAATCAGCCGTTTCCCAACAGGGGTCAATACCGACTTAGCTGCAGACTCCATAAATGCTGGGTCTACATTGTCATCAGGTGACACGCGCGCAGTACTACGGGCAGTTTCCTGTGGCGTAGCCGTAATACGTCTAACACCATCTGGGCCTACAGTCGCACGCTGCGGTTTTGGGGCCGGAGGCGTATCCAGCTTATTCTTTAAGGTCCTATGACCCATAGCTCCGCCTAATGCACCCAAACCAATATTGATCGCATCCCACTTAGCGTCATCCGCGTTATCCGGCAGCGGATCGCCAGTATCATACATACGCCGTGCCATGTGCCCACCCTCAGCGACTGCGGCACCGCGCAGCATATTAGTGATTATTGGCTTACCCAACTTGTAAACCTTGCCCAGTGGTATCGCGGCTAATCCAGACTCTAGTGCGACCCTACCCTTATCAATTGGGTCCGGTGACTCCATCTTCTGCGCCAAGCCCTCGGTAAACGCTCCGATACCCATAGCTGATGGGGTTGTTACCATAGACGGCACAGCACCAACAACACCACTAGCGATACCACCAAGTATCCTAGTAACTAGAGCTCCGCCACGACCCAAAGCGCCCCTATAACGACGTTCTGGCTGCGTCTCTTCGTCCTCGTCTTGTATTGGAACAGAAGTCCTGATACTTGTAGAACCCCTGCTTGCACGCAACATCCGCTCTATTTCTTCTGCTCTGCTTTTGCTATCCTGTGGCATTACTTATTGTCCTGCTTAGGTGGATTGAGTATAGTCTCCCAATCCGGAGGCAATGCGATATTGATTAAACGGTTGGTTAATGCAACCTCGTTATCAGTGAACCTTTGCTGCGCCATCCAGTTAGATGCTCTTGATAAGTCACCTGTTTGCACAAAGTCGATGGCAGCCTGTCTTACTTTACTGGGCACGCGGTCTGCGCTCTCAATTAAGGTGATAGCAGCCTGCTTAAACATATCTATATCGGTCTGTTCAGGTGGAGACATTCTACGGAAGCCCCACATACCTGTTTCGCGTGGTTGAACCATTGCGAATAGTCTGCGATGCGCAGTCTTTGTCTGCTCAGGGATCCTTATTGGATCATCAGTCATATCCCGGTTTCCACCCTTGACAGAGGTATCTGTATAGATACTATTGTCTGGGCGCTGGAACATTGGATTGCCCTCGTTGTTCCACCCAATTAAGTCATTTCTAGTAGCGCTTGCTGGCTGCTGTGGCGGTCTGCTACGCTGTATAATCGTTTGACCCGGCTTAACCATCGGCCCCTTATTAAACTTGCCAGAGGCTTCATCAAACACCATAGCCTCTTGACCCGGCATTGTATGCGGGATCAACTGAGTCATGGCGGATGTTGGATCACCACCAGATTCTACGATACTAGATAGCATTGCTCCCGGCCCACTACCAATTGAGCCTGCAACCTCAGGGTTCTGCAATAGTTTTGCAATAGCGGCTCCGCGCTCATTTCTTTCCCGCGTTTTTGCTCTATGCTCTGGAGAACCAATATACTGATAACTGGTCGGTTGCGCAGAAATCCTGGTCCCCGGAAGGGTGTTATCCACATTTGGCGCGTCTGGTGGAGGGGGCATAGCTTTCAGAACCCCTGCGCGTTGCAATAACGCTAAGTCCTCTGGCGACTTCTCCACGCCAAAGAATGGTGTATCTGGTTCCATACCACGCTCAAGAAACGCTAGTCTGTTGGCGTCCATCGACATACCGTGCTGTTCTTTCGCTCGGGATTCAGCCGCGTCGGCCAACGTCTGGTTATGCTGCATATTCTTGACCTGCGCGTCCTGGTACGCCTTACGGTCCAGCGACTCACGGTTAGCTCGCTCTTCTGCCGCCTGTGTAAGCCGGTCCAGCATCTGCTGCCGCTCCTCAGCCTTGCGCTCAGCAAGCACACGTGTCAACGTATCTACGAACGCGGCCCCCGGTGACTGGAAATCAAATCTTGGCATCTTATTTACCTTTTACCAAACAACATTCCGCCGATACCCAGCAATGGTCCTAGCCAGTTGGTTGCTTTCTCGACCTTGCCTGGCTTCATCTTGGAGTCGTAATTCCGCAACTGTGGCACTGTCTGCAACCGTTTCAACAACTGTGCTTCCAGCGTAGTCGCCATATCCTTGTCGCCCTGATTAATTGCCCTAGGACCAAAATCATAGGATGTGAATGGCTTGCCAGAAGCACTCATTACAGGTCCAGACTTCGGCGCTCCACCGCCCTTGATGTAATTAACGGCCTGCAGCATCTTCCAGATATGGGCCTCGTCGTCACGACGCTGCTGATCCTGCGCCATGCGCATCTTATCCGCTTCCATCTGAGCGTCAAGTGCAACACCACGATTGCTTGCCTGTGACTGTCCTATGGAACTAATCCCCTTACCAATATCAATTAAATTATTAGGTTTCATAAGATTAGATAAGAAGCCGCCGCCTTTTGCAGCCCCTGCTGCGGCACCACCAACTGTAGGCGCTTTCGCTCCAATAAGTGGAGCCGCGATATCCCTAGTCATGGGGGTTAAAGGCGCCGCGTTTATTCCACTGCCGCCAGCCGCTGCGCTACCGGCTGTTCCAGCCCCTATACCAGTTCCCATTAGCGCCCCGATCCCCAAACCGCCAGCAGCCATCAGTGCCGGTGCAGCATCCTTCCATGTAATACCGGGATTGAAAGCGTTAGTAAAAGACACCTTCCCATCCTTGACATTGTAAACTTTATTATTGATGGGTCTACCGGCGTCAAACTCGGACTGAGCCCATTGTAAGGAGGCCTCCGGAGTTCCGGTAGAGCCTCCCCCATAAAAGGGATCAGATGTCTGCGCTATTTGATCAGGACCAAAATCCTGGAACCTTGCTTGTCTTCGCATTACTGACCCCCACCGCCACGCTGTAGCCAATCCCAGAAGTTACGCTGCTGCTGAACATTAAAGCCCATTTGGTCAAGCCACTGATTATTATTCTGGCCTAATTGCGCCCATCGGAAATCGTTATCCCAACCACCGAACTTGTCCTGCTGATGTAGATTGGCCCAGAAGTGCCTATCAGCCTGACTTAACCCTGCCCCGAACTGAGAGTTTTGGGTATCTATCTGATAACGTCTTAAGGTATTGTCCATAACCGCAAGCTCTTTCATCAGAGCCTGACGCTGATCTTCCGTCAGCAGATTGCCCATACTATCTAATGCTTGCTGGATTTCAGCCCTTCGATTCTGGATTTCCTGCCCGATCAACTGCGATTCCATAGAACCAACACGTTGTCCCATGGATTCCGCAGTCATGCGAGCAGCTTGGTCCATAGATCCAGTGCTATACGGAGAATTACGTTCCGCCATATCGCCAAGGTAATTCCTACGCGCGCGCTCTTCCTGGGCGCTATAAGCATCGGCCTGAGCCCTAACGTTCTGATCCTCACGAGTCACGTTAGTCCCTTGCTTTGCGCGTTCTAGAAGCATCTGGTACAAGTCATCCTTCATGTTACCTGTTCCAGTTCCTGAACCACTGCCTGAACCGCTACCAGAACCTGACCCGCTCTGATTCAGATATGCTTGCGCTGCGGGGTGATCCTTCGGGACCCAGCCACCGTCTGGAAGTTTCACACCACCGCCCATAGCAGCAAACGGATCGACTTCTCCAGAACTAGATGTTCCAGAAGTAGCATGCGCGCTGTCTACGCTATCCTGGTTCTGCTGAGTGCTATATAAGTTCTGTCCATTAGCTTGGTTCTGCTGGGTACTGTACAATTTCTGCCCATTAGCAAGACTATTTACAGCATTACTGGCATAGGTGTTATCTGTAGCGTTGCCAGCGTTTGTCGTCGTCTCAGTTGCAGCATTATTTGCTACACCCTGCTGCTGCCTGGTGTGCGCTAAGCCGCCGTTTCCAATCATGCTACCTAGCAAGTTGCCATTGCGCATTTCACCTGTAGGATTAGCAGATGACCGGCCCTGCACACCCCAATACCAATCTGGGTTTTCTCCGCCCATATTGGCAACGACATCAATAGGGTCCGCGTAAGCGGCCTCACCCCACTCGTTTCCCCAACCGTTTACGCCATCGCGCCTGTCCGCTGGAGGGATGAGTTTGTCGCCTTCCGCTGTCCAACCAGTGTAGTACTGCTTTCCAGCCTCACCAAATTCTCCTGCTTGGATCGCAGCTAGAACCTCTTGGGGGTTATAATCATAATACTGCGCGGCAGACAAGAAGATGTCCTTCGGGGACTTCTGATTAGGATCAGATAACCGCCCTTGACCGATGGGCTCTCCCACACGGGAGCGTATAGAACGCTGACCAGAGCGATTAGAGCCAGGTTCCTCGGGCGGAGCAGTCATGCCCTCATCGCCGCCGCCTCCCCACGGGTTGCTACCAGCGGTACCAGTGATACCGCTACCATCATAGGACCCACGCCGATTACTAGTGCCCCCATTCTGGTCCTCGCCGCCGCCGCTCCAGATATCATCCCAGCGCCAATCGTCTGAGCCTCCACCCTGCGTCATGTTTAGACCATAACCGTTCTGCTCGGAATTACCTCCGCCATTGGCGAAATCCTGCATAATTTGCCCACGCCGTCTGTTTGCCATAATAAATCCTATTTGAACTCCTGTGCTCGTCTGAGCCAACCAACCAAATACTTAAGATCCTTGGGTCTACGTTTGGCTAGAGCAGCGTAGTAAATTTCTCTAGCATCTCTGAACGCTAAATTTAGCAATACGATACCGGGAACATCTATCCCAAACAATTTCCCACTGGGGTAGTTCTTTATGGCTTCCAATGTCTTAGGTCCTATAGACCCATCAACTGGAACACCTAAAACCTGTTGTAGAAGACGGGCAGCGCGATCTGGTCCAGATGGAACTCCAAAGTCTATAACTTGATGTTTTAACTTCTCATCTGGGATAAGATGAAACTTTTCATCTAGGATATAGACCTTCTCATATATCGTTCTGGCCTCATCGTAACTAACATCCCCGTCTGCCCAAGCCTCTGGGTGTGCGCGTTCACTAATACCATATTTGGTACGCCCACCGCTGTCATCCGGATCGTTAGTCTCCGTTGCCCCGCCCTCTCGTCGTATAATCTCGTCAACAATATCAGGCATTATGGGTCCGTAGCCAAGTCCTTAGTGGTCCCACTTGGGAATTGGGCTCTAAGATAATCAGTACCACCACTGGTCTCAGTATATATGGATACTACACCACTTATGACCGCTGGTTTTGTTCCATCATTAGTCAATGTGAGATAGTCAGCATTGCCGTGCCTAGCGATGTTCTGCATACCAGTCAGTCCGCCACCCACGATAATCGGGTCTGCCGTAGAGTTGGTAACCACGTTCTGCACATGATACTTTTGACCAGCCGCTGAACCCGTAATATCGAATACCGCTGCTGCCCCCGTGCAATCATCGAAGATATTCTGCAATATGGTCCTAGCAGCATGCCTGGAATAGATTGGAGACAGTGTGGATGCTCTACCGCCAAGCCTGGAGAAGTTCCGCAGAACGCATCCCTCAAACTTTGGTGTAAATACGTTGTCATACATCCAGCTAACCCAACCAGCCCCCCAATAATCTATATTGGATGCAACAATATAGTGGCCATATATGGTGATATGCGGCTGTGTCGTGCTTAATTCCGCTGGGACTAACAGCCGTATGCCATCAATTTCCAACCTGTCCCCAGATAACCAGATCAAATTGGTGCGGGTAGCATTAAGATACGTGCTTGGGCAGTTGACGATATCTACACGCAAATTGCGGATACGATTCCACGTTAATTGCGGGGCCGCATTACCTGAATAGACAGGCGGCGTCCCGCTCACTGCATCATTATACGTAGTGGTTCCTACAACCGTAGTCGCAATCAACTTGAATGGCCCCGTTGCCGCTCCAGCAGCATACAATTCCCAGTGAGTTTCGGGTCCGATAGCTGCTGGCTTAGTAACTACTACTGCAGCATTTGCGCCACCAGGAGTGTGCGCGAGCGCTGCTGACAAATCTGAGCGCCTAGTTCCAGCCGTATAGGCAACCTTATACCACCGCTGACCGGTTACCGTTCCAGCACCGCCGCCATCTGCTGCGGTTGGAGCCGCTGGGATAGTAATACCTGGTGTGCCTGTAACTTCTACTAATGCCCTTGCTGAACTAGAGCCAGTGTAAGACGCATCATCTAGAGTTATCCGCACGTCATCAATTGTTGACTGCGTGCCGATAACCTTCAACTCTCCATTAACGATCTCTATGTCCCCAATATATGATTCGTTATAATCGGTTGTGGTAGAGAAGTTGCTGAGCGCTGCCATTCCATGTGTGCTAGGCGCAGATACCAGCCGCATTTTACAGAATCTGCTAGACTTAATAGCCTTAACTGATGTGCTACTTGAAAACCCACTACTTGTTATATAAGGACAAGTGATATTTTCAATAGAAATATTTGAAAGCGTGTTGGTTGTAACAGTTGGCGCAAAATTGAAGAAATCAACAACATGGGAACAATAAATATTATTGATCCTTAGATGTGACACATCGTGTGTCTGGAATGCCTTATCAAACGCTTTGTCAGCGGTTGTTAACATCTTGACATTTTCTATTGTCCAACCGTACTCCGCCTTTATCGCGGTTACCATTGGGTAATCGCGCTGCGAACCATCAATGAAGCAGTCCCTAACATTCACAAAATGGCTAACGCTTCCTTTGATTGCACGTTTTGACACCCCACGGAAATTGCAGTTTACAATATCTATGGGTAGATCAGAAGCACCCAAAACCCAACCGTCTGCCACGTCACTGGTAATATCTCCAGTTACTGTGATACGGGTCCTATTCGTCCCACCATCATAACTACTTGAAGATACAGTCCACGATCCATCGTTTCCAGTGGTCATTCGTGTGCGGAATACCTGGTTGTTAGGAAACTTTGAAGTATAGTTCCCTGAAATCTCGAACCAGTTGCTGCTAGCACTTACTGCGACAACGTCCCACACCCATCCATAGAATCTTATACCATCTGCGTCGTCATAACTTGCTCGCTGATTTGTAGTTAATCCATTGGCTAAGATAGTGTAAATATCGCGGAAGTCACAACTAGAGATAACCCCAGATGTTGGTACGGTCTGGTGATCTGTTGGACTACCTAAATCGCTACGGATGCCAATAAATAAGGCACCACAAAACCCTAGTCCCTCGAGCTGCGCCACTCCAACGTTGTTATTGCGATTTGTTATCGTGTCAAATTCACAAGCATGAAACACAAAGTTACGAACTCCATAAGGACTTATAATAATGGCATACTGCATGTTGGAGTCGCCGTTCGTTTCGTTATTAACGTGGACCCCTGCAATATTGGTGAATCTGCAGTTGAAGAACTTTGGTTCCGTAGCATTATCATCAATATATAGTAATGTTGCCTTTACCTGCTTGGCATTGCCGCTAAAGATGAGCCCGAAGAACAATGTTCGGGACCCAGTGATATCCGCTAGCCTGCCAGTCACCGAAGAACTTGACTGAGGGAAATCATATAAAATTGTCGCCCCAAATCCAGCGTAGGTCACGCCGGACTTGTTGAACGTGAGCTTGGACGTTACACGATATGTTTTGGTCGCGTTGCCGAAATCCAGCGATTTACCAGAAGCTATAGCATTTATAAGCGCGAGCGTATCATCGGTTACACCATCTCCCACCGCCCCGTATTCAGCAACGTTAGTCAAGCCGCTTAGGACACTGGTCGGTATGCGCTCCCGCTCCAACACTCCAGACGTGATGCCAGAAGCATCCATGTCATGTGTGCCATCTTCGTTGTGCTCGACAAGCCAAAGAGCCTTCAGACGTGAGTTAAGTTGCTCAAATTCGTCTTCTGTTACTCTTGGTAACTCGCCTCTACCTACTAGTCCAAACATTAGGCGGTTGAACCCTTCCCAATCTTAAGTTGCAATCTGTGAAGTTCCCACGTGTCAGGTGGGGTAATAGTGTCATCCAGGTCACCTAGCGAAATCTGCATGGTATAAAGCTCAGCGAAATTTAAGTCATCTAATTGTTTGATAACGTGCGTTTCTGCGCTATTGTCCACGAAGAGTTCCACAGCGACCTGTTTTTCTTCCTTGCCAAAATCGCGTATGGCTTTAACGAATACCACGCCATTTGGTGAGCTGGCCGCTTTTGCAACTAGCGCGCCCGCTAAGACCTTATGCTGATTGAGTAATCCAGCCAACGCGAATGGCTTAGACGTTACTTTGGCCCTGTAAGTTGACGATGTGTCCCCAGATGTATGCGCGTCTGTTCCGCCGGTATCACAACGCTGTATGTAGTCTTTAATAGTACTACCACCTACTGTCCAGCGCTCCTTCCCAATAAACGGGACCAACGCAAATGACCTCTTGTCCATTGTATCAATATTGCTTGCGAACATACATGAACAATGCGCGGTGGCAATACGGTTGTCCTTGGCTACCGTGACCCATCCCCTGCGACCGCCCTCATCAGTATCACGCATTTCATTGACATGTAGAATGATCTTGGCGTTAGGATACTCAGAGCCATCTACGGCTACCCAATAATGTAGCTGACGTTTATCGTTATAGTAAACACCATGGCATGGAACTTTGGCATTCACATTTACCCGACGCCAGAATGTCTGGATGTCTCGACCACACCACTGCAGACCATTAGCACTAAGTCGTGTTGGGCCTACTGAGGGGTCTAAGAAGTAAAGTGATGGCTGCCCAACCTGGTTTATAGCTTCTACTAAGCTGCCGATAATAGCACCGCGCGCCTTGGTGATAGGCAACGCTTCATATGCTTTACTACGTTGTCCCGTACGTACCAAGCGGTAAATGTGGCTACGCTTGAACACGTAGATGTAACCGTTGACCGCGCGGCTGATGCCAGTTATTTCTCCGCCCTCATAACCATCTAGATCCAGATAGGGGTCGGTATCTGACTCTAACCGTTCATCGTTGCCAGCGCCGGTTCCTGCAAATACTGGCGTCCATCTGACCCGTGACGCTTCTGCAGCCGTGGTCCAACTACCTGCTATAATTAACCGGTCTTGGTCCGCAGTCAAAAACTTTCCTGATGGGATAAGAGAGTAATCGCCAATATCTTCGGATAAAACGTTGGCGGAAGCGTATCCTGTTGCCGCTGCAGTTGAGTCATCATAAGTGGTTGTACCGACAACCACTCGCGCAATGCGGTAGAAATCTGCGTTATTAAGGGATGCTTCTACTTCCCAATGTGTCTCATTCTCATTAATGGTCGCTGGTTTTGTGATCCGTGCGGCGGACCCGGACCCAGATGGAGCAAACGTAGTCGTAGCTGAAGGCTCAGAACGCAGGGTTACTGTGCTGCCACTCAGCGTTACGTAACGAACCCTGTAATACCTAGTTGTAGCAAATGTTCCAGACCCAGTATTAGCAACTGACGGGGCTGCGGCTGGCTGTGCCAGTCCAGTTTTGCGTAACGATGTGCCATCAAAGACATGTGTCCTATCAACAGAACTCTTGTAAGCAATAAACAATTTGCCGTGCAGAGTCTGCGCTGATAGACGATGCCCTTGAGCCTCAGTTACTGTGATAGCATTATCCGGAACTATGGTTTCCCATGCGGTCTTGGTCCTGCGCGCTAATACACTATCATTAGTCGATAATGACTGCGACAGAACCCACAACTCCGCTTCGCCCTCATCATTTACTGGAAGATGCCGATACATCCATGTAACAACCTGTATTGCACTATTACCAGTAATGTCAGATGGAAGCGTGATCGCTGTACAACCTTTTCTGCGTTCTCCTAACGTAGAGTTCACAAACTCTATATTTTCCGCTAATACGCAGGCATCTGGCTCCAACGCTATATATGGCGATGTGTCGTCCAGACCCCCACGTAGGGAGATAAGGTCGAAATTCTCCGGCTGCGCCATTACGCTCCTACGATGCTCCAAATATCACGCGGTCCAGTGGGAACATAAGAAATCTTGCCAGTTCCATCCGTCAGCTTCCAACGAGCCGTGTATGGCCCATTCGCTGAGACGAACACATTGGCGTCCGTTGGGGCGAGCTTCACTTTCCCCGTGGTTGAATCCACGATACTAACTGTTCCTGGAGAAGCTACAGTAGCACCAGTCCTATCCGAGAGTAAAAGCGTTACCGTAGTCCCCAATAAGTTTATTGGGGACCCGGCGTCTAACAACTGAAAGTTCAAATCTGCGGTAGTCCCAGCTACGATTACGTATGTTGCCATGCTTATTCTTCGTCCAAAATGACTCTAGTGGTTTTCTTTGTTGTTAGATCTTTACTAGAATAGCTAAATCCGCTTATACCGCGTGTTGTCTTTGTCGTCGTTAAGAACTTGGTCCAAGCATTCCGTATATTGAGCGCCTCAACGAATACGCTGGATATCGTGGCTAACGCTATAGCTACGGCAGAAACTGTGCGGTTTACCTGGCGTTGCACTGTGGCGACAGCTACTGCAGTAGCCGCCACACTGGCATTGATGAGTACCTGAGTGCTCACGGTCGCTAGCGCGATTGCTGTGGCAGATACAGTTTTTGTGGTAAATCCAGATCCGACCGCTGGCCCCTGACCATAATAGAACTGCCCAATGTAATTAGAACCTAACATTAGATCTCACGTAAAGCGCGAACAATGAAGTTTACAACAAGAACCGGCGGGTTGCCTGCTGCGGTTACGCCCGAGCCAACTGCTGGCGCGGTGGCTCCAGTTGCGCCGCCAGTGACAGCGGGGGCAGTCCCTGCTGAAGCGCCCGCGTTGACAAGAGGCGCAGTGCTTCCGGTCAAGCCGCTGTCTACGGCAGGGCTACTACCACTTGATGTGCCGGATACCGTGTGGGTATGCGAGCCGCCACTACCAGTAGTGAAATCGTGAGTGTGCGCGCCGCCTGAGCTGGTATTAGCATCAACCGAGTCCACAATGTTGCTACCAGAGCCGCTCTGGACTGGTGACGATGTAGAACCTACAGTGTGCGAATGGTTACCAGCGCTGTCTGTTGTGCCCGTATGGGTATGCGATCCACCGCTGTCTGCACCATAGCTTCCTGCACCGTGATCGTGGGATGCTACAGTCAGGGTGCCTGCCCCGTGCGTATGTGACGCTACCTGTAGTGTACCTGGGCCATGTGTATGGCTTTCTACGGATAACGTTCCTGCGCCATGAGTGTGTGAAGCTACTGCCAAAGTTCCAGGCCCATGTGTATGGTCCCATGAACCAGTTGTAGCTCCTAGCGCGTTAAGCGGGGAAGACGTGCCAAGTCCAATTGGAATGCGGGCTCGCATGTCCGGTATATTGAACGTTGTTGCACCATCTCCAGCACCAAATGTAGTTCCCCACAACGAGAATAGCGCAGAATAGGTTGCGCGGCTTATAGCCTGGCCCTGCATTAATAACCAACCGGTTGGAGCGGACCCTGTTAACCACATTAACACTGACCCGATTGGAGTAGTCAATTGTGAGGCAGTATCGAATGCGGCCTCAATGTCCGTTAATGTTTTCTTTGTAACGTTTAACGCGATCTGGTCATTAACAAGGATAGTGCGGGCAGCAGTTCCTTCCTGTGTACGTGTAATTGTAAATGTGTCAGTAGCCACTGCTGTAACACGAACAATTTCCGCATTAGCCGTGGTTGGCTGCACGCCGGTTGGCCAAACGACAGCGTTAAACGGCGGTGTAGGAAACTTAGCTCCATCGCCCGCAGACACAACAAGCGACGTGCCAGAAGCCGCAGGGCTCGGGGCAGTCGCTACAACGCTATATGCGAAATTATTCTTGCCGTCCCAGTTTAGTGCCATATTTCTACTCTTGCCGTGTTTTTATTCCCCGCTACTAAATGCAGCATATAATGGCACTGCTTACACAATGTCTGCCCATTCTCTACGGTATAACGCAGTGTTGGATGTGAAGCGTAAGGTTTGATGTGATGCGCTTGCACATATTTATCATGTCCGCAACCAACACAGGTGAAATTGTCTCTATTGAACACAGCTATACGCCACTTTTTGTAATTGTTGTTGGCCATGTCCTCTACTCTAGCGGTTTTATAGAGTCCGCCCTTCCATAACGGATGTTTATCTTTAGATTGCACACCAATATGCGCTTTGCTCAAATTTTCTTTATGATGCGTAGATAATTTTCTACCACGCAACTTTTCCCAAGGCTTAGTCTTAAGCGCTCTACACTTATGTGAGCAGTAACGCTTATTCTGGGATGGATAACAGAAAAACTCGGCGTCACAATACACGCAATTACGCGCCGCGTAAAGCTTATTTTTCCTAATTCTGTCGCCTACTTTTAATCCTTTGTTCCAAGGTATGCGACCAAATGGCGGACCTAATTTAGCCATTTTATGTTATCTGGCACTTGCAAGTGAGCTGAAGGCTGTCATTTGTAGCCAACGCTACAACCGCGAATGTCGCGGATAAGAACATGGTGCCACCACTGGAGGCATTAAACAATCCAGCTTCATCAACGTCACGTGGCGCTGTAGCAGTGATAATGCCTACGACCTGATATGTGTCATTGGTTTCTGTTGTGGTAACCCGGGACTCCGTGCCTTCTACTCTTGATTCCGCAGCTGTACTTAAACCTGTATCAGTTTTAGCGGCGGTGCGACCCGCGCCAGTTGCGCCTACGCCGATGCCGACCCAGCGTGGGGAGGCTACAGTGGGCGTATTTTTGATGCGGTCTGCTATAATTGCAGAGCCCCCGTGTGTGATCTTTGTATCTGTCCCGAAAGGCATTACCTATTCCTCATTCTGCGAATGCGTAGACCTTTTATGAAACTTTCTACGGTGTAAAGTGCGTTGGCCAACCAATCCTTACTGCGGAAGTGAACTGTGCCGTAATCGATAACGGGGCCGGAGGGTTGATATCCGCCGCATACTCCGTGCTTGGACCACGGTTCGCCGCATACGCATGGTGGGCGGACTACCGCATTGATCTCTACCACGCTGCCGACTTTACCTGTTTGCCCCATGCTAACTCCCAGACGTGTCCCACCAACCGTCCGCCTTCGCCCTCTTCCCTGCATATATTTCCAAGTATGCGCTCTTGGCTAGAAACATGCGTAGGTCGGATAAACGGCGTTCGTAATCCTGCTCGCAATCACGTGCGTAATCAAGCTTTTCCATCTTCTTGTATTCATCAGCCATGACGCCGTGGATAAGCACGTCGTGGAAGGACTCCGGGAACGCGGGGCTGTCATTGTTGCTCAACGAAGTTGTGTCTGCAACGCTGGCGGCGTATAAAGTGAAAGCTGTTGTCGGTGAACAGTCAATCATTAATGTGATGCCAGTCTGCGTTATGGAGAATACTGCATACTTGGTTGGTGGCTCAGTTCTAACGCTAAGCTCTAGCATCTCGTCATGAGTAATCTCGTCCAACATTATGTGCTTGGTTCCAACCTTACGGTAAACCGACTCCAGCTTCTCTACGCCGGAGAAGGTAATATAGCGGTTTCCGATGGTAGCAACTTTGGAGACTTCTTCCCGACGAGATGGAGCCAATCCAATAGCGGAAGTTACTCGCTTGTAGCGGGTATTAATGTTACGAGCAATGCGAGCTTTAGCTTCAGCGCTACTGAGGTTCAGAGCATCCGCGATATGTAACGTCATTTCATTGAGTGTCATTACTTAAATCTCATCTCGGTTGCCTTACCCTTTTTGACAACCTTCTTGGCAACGTCTGCGGCATGTTTATCGTGCTTCTTGTTGGCGTGGCACAAGGCGCACCGGACTGCTCTGGCGTGGGAATAACCACTGTCTTTTAGCATGCGGATATTCGCGTCCACAACGTCTGGGCTCTTGCCCTGCAATAACTTTTTCTTGGCCATCTTATTTCTTACCTGTTGTGCTGACTGACGGCTCTAAGAACCGGTTTATGGAAGCTACCATTTCGTCCAACTTGCCTTTGTCCGGCCAGCCTATCATGTCCCGCTTGCTCCGTAGGAAGTCGGCTTCAAACCTTTGTGGGACCAATTCGCTGCTGCCCTCGTCATGCGTCTGCTCGTGTATCAGTAGGGAAGCTAATAACAATTGTGCAAGTTTGTTATTCGGATTCTTTGCCGCATTCTTGTAAACGTTAGATTCCCTGTTGACGTATATCGTGGGGTCTGTACTTTGTGGTGCTCGGAATCCTTGGAGTTTCGGGGACGGCTTAGCGTCTATAGTCTTGCTGTAGATGGCTTGCGCTTCCATGGGGTCTACAAGTTTAACTGGATTCAGATCTTGCCCTGCGATGTCTAGTGCGCGTTGCACGGCCGGGTCCTCGTGCTTGCGAGTCCTCTGGACCGCTTCCCGCTGCAACAAGACTTGTTCGAGGGGCTGAGGATCTGGCATGTTACTTTATTACCCGTTCTCCAGTTTTAGTGTTAACGCCGTTAACAATAAGCCTAGGATGTCCTTCCCGCTTGAATTCTGATGGCCAGTGACCATCCTTATCGGGCATTGCGCCGGACCTATGTGCAGCTCTGTAATCGTAGAAGTGGAGTGGGTTATCAGGATCTGGATCTAATCCTTGCTGTTTAGCTACAGCAGCGTACCACTTCTTGAACTCTGCCTCCCGTTGCTGGTTGGCTTCTCTGTTAAGTAACACTTGTTCAAGCTTATGTGGATCTGGCATACAGTTAGGCCCTAAATGGGCAACGGTATTAAAAAATAAAAGGGCTTAGTTCTGAAAACCAAGCCCCTTAACGTAGGTGCGATACGCCAAATTGTCTAACGTATCTTAATCGAACAGGTCCATGTCCTCGGACCTACGATACTTACCGGGATTCTCCTTCTCGTCAATGACTCGACGTAGGACTTCAGTGAAACTGCGTAACCCGAACTTGTTGACAAGTTTTAGGCGCTGCGCATTTGTACGAACTGGCCAGTCAATGTCCAATGCTCGGTCCTTACGTAAGATGACCTGAACAGTTCCTTCGCAGTAAACCCCAGGCTTAATCTTATTTAGTAACTCGATTTCCTCATTGGATACTGTTTCCTCTGAAATTAGAATCCCATGCTGATACATTGGACGCTTAAATTTCAGTTTTGGAGAGCCGTCCCTAGGCGTCCATGGAGAATTGCGTTTACGGCTAGCAACTGTCTTCTTCTCTGGTGGCTTGGTCCGCTCGATCGCGCTTACGAACGCATCTGCCAGAGCCTGTTGTGCCTCAGTCGGTGTTGCGGCGGCAGAAAGGGTTGTTGCCCCATCCTGATCTGTTCCCGACTCCTTAACTGCTAAGCGGCCTTCTCTAGCTGCCTGCAATAACGCTAATTCCTCTTCTGTTACCCGGATAGTCTTACTCTTTGTTCTTG